GGCTTGTAAACGTAAGGTTAAGCGACCAAAGTGTAGCTGCTGGCAAAAGGGACATTGGTATATAAAAGATATGGACACTTGTTTAGGGACAAGAGAACAAGACCCTTGTGACTGTAAGGGAGATACAAATAAATGCAATTATTATCCTGAGAAAAAAAATAGATAAATACATACATTTTGTGCTTGACAAAGTACAAAATGTATGTTATAATATAGAAGTACCAAGAGAAATTATTTTTTATTTCTCACAAAGTACAAAATGAATTGAAAGGAAAGATTTACAATGGCAGAAAAGAAGAACAACGCACCACACGACCTTCAGCAGACAAAGGGACAGTTCCAGTTTAGAGGTATTGTAACAGGAACAGATAAGGACAACTTCTATGTTGACAAGAATACACAAACTGGCAAGCCGTTTAGAGCAATCTCCTTTGGTGTCGAATACGACAAGGATAAGAAGGATTATATCTCTCTTAATGGTATGGAGAGAGAAAATGTATTCTTCTCCAAGAGAGAAACTGTCGATGGCAAGACAAAAGTAACTACTGAAAAGGTTGCTTGGAAGGACAGATTCGATTTTAAGAAGGAGGGATTCGGTCTTATCGGTGTAGGTCTGGGACTTGAAAAGACAACAGACTCGAATGGTAAGGAAGTAAACAAAAAGGTAACTCTTGTAGAGTTCGATGCTTGCGACCACATTAAGAATCACCTCGAAGATGGACAGAGTGTATTTGTAAAGGGCAATATTGATTATAGTACATATGATAATAAGCACTATACCAAGTTTGTTCCCACTCAGATTTCTCTTTGTTCTAAGGACATTGATTTTGAGGACGAGAAGTTTGAGCCTAATCACCAGTTCACACAGCAGATAGTGTATATGGGTATCAACAAGGACAAGGAGTGCAAGGACAAGGATAGATTCATTATCTCAGCTAAGATTATTGGTTATAGCTCAATTGAAGATGTAGAGTTTGTAACCTACAATTCTAAGCTTGCTAATACATTAAAGAAAGTTCTTAAACCTTATAATGCTATTACAGTCTTTGGTGACATTGATGTAAATGCTTCTGTTGAAACAGTCGAGGAGGAGGACGATGGTTGGGGTACTCCCAATAAGATGGACAAGATTAGCAGTCCTTTTGTAAGAGAAATGGTTATTACAGGCGCAGACAAGGAAAGCGTTGATACGGAACTTTATTCTGAGGAGTCTGTTGAGAGTGCTATTGCAAAGCTGGCTAACAAGGACAAGGCTAATAAGGAATTTGGTAGCAGCTCTGATGACGATTGGGGTAGCGTTGGTAGCAGTTCAAACGATGACGAGGATGACGAATGGGATTGATTTCCCATTCGTTCATACGATAAAATATTAATGTAACACAAAGGAGAGTAATTAATTATGACAGGTAGAAAAGCAAGTAAGACACAGAGTAAGTTGGCAATTCTTGAATATGGCGCACCGTTCAGTGGCAAAACAACTCTTGCATTGCAGTTGGCATATTTCAAAAACCCCGATGGAAGTCCTTTTAAGGTTATGTTCATTGACGGTGAAGGAGGCGGTGCGGACGATTATCTTTCTGACCTCGAAGCCAACGGAGTAGACCTTAATAATATTTATATGGTATACACACAGTCTCTTAGCGAAGTACAGGAGTGTATTCGCAAGGCGAAGAATGGTGAAGAATTTTACGAGCTTGACGAGAACGGCAACGAGACTGACGAGGTTGTACTGGATGGTGACGGAAAGCCCTTCAAGCCAGATGCGTTGGTAATTGACGGAGCTACTGTACTTAACCTTTCAACAAAGCAGTCACTTGTTGAGTTCTCGAAAAAGAGAAGTAGCGTTCGTGCAAAGAATAAGGGACTTGTTGGCGAGGAGCGTCTGGTGGCTATTGATGGCGCATTTTTGGAACTGAAAGACTGGAATGTACTGGCGTTTAAGGGACAGAATCTTGTGTTAGACCTTATGGGTTCAGGACTTCATTTTGTCATCACAGCAAGAGAAACAGATGAAAAGGTATCAGTAAAACAGGCTGATGGTTCTGTAACAAGTGTTGTCACAGGCGAAAAAATCCCAGAGGGATTTAAGGGACTGGAATACAATGTTAAGACAGTAATTCGTACATTCAGAGATGAAGATGGTCAGGTATGCGCTCATATCAAGAAAGATAGGACTCACGTTCACGAGGACAATACAGTTATTACCGACCCTACACTTCTCGATTGGCAGTCAGTTGTTGACAAGACAGCTAAGAATAATTCATTCATAGTCAAGAACTCTCTTGTAGAGTCTGTAGATAAGGAACAGGAGCTTTACGCTCGTGAAGTTCTTGGCTCTGCTGGTAAGCCTATCGAAAAGACTGAGACTACTTCTGATTCCAATAATTCAACAGACGAACTCACTTCAATCAAGGAACAGATTTCCGCAATTCAGAAGTCCCTTAACCCCGTACAGAAGTCAAAGGCAAAGGCAGCCCTTACAGATGCAGGACTCCCTACGGCTATTAAGTCAGTAACAGATATTGAGGTTCTGAAAAAGTGCCTCGAAACAATTTCAAATATTAAGTAATAAGGTGTGAATAAATATGGCAAGGATTAGCAAGGAAGAAAAGGCAATGCGTGATAAACTTATTGAGTTTATATATTCCGAGTATGGAATAACCACTTTACCCAAATACTTCTTTGTGAACCTTGCCAAAATTTATAACGGGACATACTCTAAGAATCTTAAAGAGCCTATTCCTGTTGAAGATTTAAGTGATATGTGGCATAAAAAAATGGACTTCCTAAACAAAACGTATGAATACAATATGCAACATGGTAAGGAAATGTATGGAACTCAAAGAATCGCATATGACCTTGCTATTCTTATTAATAAGTATGATTCATACAAGCGTTGGAAAGCCAAGCAAAATGCTATACACGAACAAGAAAAATCATATATTCAACAACAGGCTAAAATTAGAGTTGTTAAGCCCAAAGTTCAAGTCCCAGAAGATGATAATATAAGTGATATTATAGATGAGATATAAAGGACGGTGATAAAAATAGAAGCCGTAAACAATGTAACAAATGAAATACTTTTTGTAGGAGCTGTTTATAAGAATCCAGAACTACTGGTAGATTATATACAACTCGTCAAGAGTAAGTATGATTTCTATGATGAAGCTACAAGGTTCTTTTATGACAGTGCTGAGATAATTTATCAAACACGTTCACAAGAGTTTAAGAACACTACCATTACCACTTATATGTCAGAAGATAAGGAACGACTTACCCTGTTTAAGAAGTATGGTGGTAATAAAACCCTTGAAGAATGGAAGAAGTTAGCACAGTTAGAGAACCAGAAAAACTATTATGATATTCTAAAAAAGTATTCTCTGCTTAGAGAGTATCAGCGCAAGGGCTTTGATGTATCAGGCATTATAGCTCATAAAAAATTTGAAACATTCAATGCGAATGATATATATAGATTAGTTCGTGGTAAGGCAGATAAGATACATACTGTTATCCTCGGTAGTTCTGAGACTGAGGTTCTAAATAAAGGTACTAAACAAACATTACTTGACCATATGGCAAGACCAAGCATGGGACTGCAAATGCCATTTGCTATACTCAATGATGTGTTTAGAGGAATGAAAACCAAAACTCTTATGGTTGGTGGAATGGTATCAAATGCAGGAAAGACACGTTTTATGGTAAAGCTCATAGCATATATCGCTTTAGTAATGAGGCAAAAGGTATATGTTATGATTAACGAAATGACAGTCGAGGAGATGCGAGACTGCCTTATTTGTAGTGTAATTAACAATCCTGAGTTTCAAGAATTGCACGGATTCAAAATTAACAAGAACGAATCCGAACTTGATATGGGACTCTATAAGGATAAGAATGGCGATTTCATTTATAAGAAAGTAAACGAAGAAGGAGAACCGTTAGAGTCCGATGAAGATTTTATTAGGCGTGTAGAAAAAGATAGCGAAGAATTTAATCAGATAATGCAGATAGCTGATTGGATTGATTCTGAAATGCAAACCTCAATATTTGTTGACGATGTGTCGGATGCTTACGATGATAAGACACTTGAATTTAAAATTCGTAAAGCCAAGATGACCCTTGGTTGTAATTACTGGATGTATGATACATTCAAATCAGATACAGATGATACTGGCGACTGGGCTGCAATGCTTGTCTCTGCTACGAAGTTAGCAACGGTAGCTAAAGAAACTGAAACATTCGGTTATTTGTCGATACAGTTGTTGGATGAAATTTCGAGTGTTGACCCTGATAGAGTATCTTCAACTCATATCGCAAACTGTAAGGCTATCAAACGTGTAATGTATACAATGATGCTTTTTAAAGAAATCCTTCCGAGTGAATTTAAAAAGTATGGTTATCTGCAAGTTGATGAAAATTGGGGAGAAGCACAGATAAAACCCTTAATTGAAGGACATAGGTACTATGCTTGTAATGTAGACAAGAACAGATTTGGCAGGAAACCAAAAGTGATATTTGAGCTTGACCTCGATAAGAATACTTGGTTCGAGTTGGGCGAGTTAGTACGAAAATAAATGAAACGAGGTAGAGAGTAAATGGATATACCAGCAATGAAAGAATATATATTAGAAAACAATTACGCTCCTGTTATTCTTGAAAAGTTGGGCTGTCATCATATTAAAGATAAAGGGGACTATATAAGCTGTGCCAACAAAGATGGCGATAACCCTAACGCAATCACTCTTTACCTTAATACCAACCTAACGGTTGTTAATTATACACGCACTTTAAATATAAATAAAAAATCACACGATATATTTGACCTTGCAGAATTTTATTTGAATATAAATTTCTTTGAAGCTGTCAAGCAATTGTGCGATTGGTGCGATTTAGATTACTACAAGGACTGGAATGAGGACTTACCTGAGAGCTTGCGTATAACTAAGTTGCTTATGGAGCTTGATAATACGACAAGCATAGATGATGACAATACTCCATTGAAGCCCATTCCAGACCACATTCTTTCTTATTATTATCCGTATGTAAATGATATGTTCAAGAATGATGGCATATCATATGAGATACAAAGACTATTTGAAATAGGGTATGATGACCAAACAAACAGAATAACAATACCGATTAGAGATGAACTTAATAATTTGGTCGGGGTCAAAGGGCGGTTATTCAAAAAAGAGCTAAAGGAAGATGATTTAAAATATCTTTACATTGAACCTTGTAATAGAAGTAAGATTCTATATGGTTTAAATGTTGCATTACCACATATACAGCAAAAGGGATTTGTATATGTGACGGAGAGTGAGAAGGGAGTCCTCCAATTATGGTCTATGGGTATATATAATTGTGTTGCTACTGGTGGTAAAAAGGTATCACAGTATCAGATAGATATGCTTAGTAGGCTGTGTGTTGATATTATATTCTGTTTTGATAAGGATGTAGAGCAAACAGAACTTGAAGAACTGGCTGACCGCTTTATTGAAAGCGTTAATATATATGCGATTATCGACAAGAATAATATACTTGAAGAAAAAGAAAGTCCGTCAGATAATCCAGACAAATTTGTAGAATTAGAAAGAAATAATAAATATAAGATTAGGTGAGGTTTTGATATGGAATATAAACTTATAGGTACAAATGATTATAGTAACCCCTTACAGACTTTTCTTGGTAATAGGGGAATTGAAGATATAAATAGATATATTAATGTAAGTGAAGATGTGGTTATCCCTTATCAGAATCTCACTGACATAGATAAAGCAGTTAACCTTTATCGTAAACATATTGAAAACAATTCAAATATAACAATAGTAGTGGATGCAGATGTTGACGGATATACAAGTGCAGCTATGGTATATTCATATACTAAAAATCTGAATCCAGAGTGCAAGCTGACATACCTTATACACACAGGCAAACAACACGGATTGACCGAAGATATTGTTGTGCCAGAAGATACACAGCTTCTTATTATCCCAGATGCAGGAACTAATGATACAGAACAGTGCAAGACTCTTAAAGAAAAAGGCATTGATATAATTATATTAGACCATCACGACAGGGAGATTGATAATCCTTATGCTATTATAGTTAATAATCAGTGTAGCGACAACTATGAAAACAAGGAATTGTGCGGTGCAGGAATCGTTTACAAGTTCCTTCAAGCTGTGGACGAGGAGTTGTGGAACGAAGATGCTGACAACTACCTCGACCTTGTGGCTCTTGCAAATATCTCAGACAACATGGATGTTCGTTCTTGCGAAACTAAATACTTAATTTCTAAAGGACTGGATTTTATTAATAATGCTTTCTTCGAGAAGTTGATAGAAGTTCAATCGTATTCGTTACCAGAAGTTGATATGATAGGCGTTCAATTTTATGTAACACCATTGATAAACGCACTTGTTCGTATGGGTTCGCAGGAAGAAAAGGACATTATGTTTAGAGCGTTTATTGGTGATGAATCAGAAACATTTAAATACAAGAAGCGTGGAGAAAAAGAATTTACACAAGAGAATATTTATGAACACGCTGTACGTTTATGCACAAACGCTAAAAGAAGGCAAAAGACCTTGGTTGATAAACAGCTCCCTAAGATTATTGAACATATAGAAAATAAAGAACAGGATAAGCACGAAGTAATTATTACCAATGTTACCGATTATGTTGAGAATACTATGACTGGCGTGTTAGCTATTAAGGTTGCTGAGTATTTTCATAAGCCCTGTTTACTTTTAAGAGAACGAGGAGAAAATAAGTTCGGTGGCTCAGTTCGAGTTCCTGATGGTAGTCCTATTGATAAGTTCAAAGACCTGTTGAATACTGTGGGCTATTTTAAGGCACAGGGACATCAAGGAGCTTGTGGTGTAGAGGTACACAAAGCTAATGTAAATGATGGTCTTAAACTCCTTGATAGTTATATTCGCACTAACAATCTTGTAGGAATAGCTGACAAGCCAGTTGATTTTGAGATAGAGTATGACGATTTAGATATGTCACTGTTTACGAGTATAGCTTCATTGAAGTCATATTATGCTACTGGTTTGAAAGAGTGTAATATTGTCGTGAACAATATTCCTATTAATGCTGACGATATTGTAATTAAAGGTAAGGATTCAAATACTTGGAGTGTTATGATTTGTGACGAAACTATTGAGCTGATTAAGTTTAGATGCCCTGAGAACGATGAGCTTTTAAATGGTCTTGGAATGTATAGGATAAACATTATCGGTAAATTTGGATATAGCTTCTTTAAGGGTATCAAAACAGCACAGATTATAGTTGAAGATTATGAGGTGGTTTGGGAAGATGATTGATACATATAGTAGTTTACATAATCATTCTATGTATTCCTTGCTTGATGGTTATTCTACCCCAGAAGAATACTTAGAAAGAGCAAAAGAAATTGGACTCAAAGCATTTGCTATCACAGAACACGGTAACGAGTATTCGTGGTGTTATTTTGACAAGCTCAAAGAAAAATATCCAGATATAAAAATGATATATGGAGTAGAAATGTATGAGTGTTTTGACCGTAGTGTATGCGATAAAACAACAAAATATTTTCACTTGGTTGTCTTGGCTAAAAATGAAAAGGGCAGAAAGGCATTAAATCATCTTGTTACTTTATCAAATCTTGAAGGTTTTTATTATAAGCCCCGTATACAGTTAAGTGACTTTGAGGGTTATGGCAATGATTTAGTGGTATCATCAGCTTGTCTTGCTTCTAAGCTTGCCAGAGAAGAAGATTATCAAAAGTGCATTGAATATGTCAAAGAATATAAAAAAATATTTCCACACTTCTTTTTAGAAATGCAAGCACATAGTAGTCCAGAACAGGCTGAGTATAATAAAAAGATACTTAGGCTTGCCAATGGTACAAGCACACCATTTGTTATTACAACAGATAGTCACGCCGCAAAACAAGAAGATTTGTATTATCAAGGTCAACTTGTAAGTATTGCAAGAGATAGTGAAACTGCTTCTGAAATTTATGAAGGGTGTTATTTACAGTCTGTTGAAGAAATCCATTCTGTTATGGATTCTCAGATTGGATATGAAAATGTTGAACTTGGATTATACAATACAAATCTTGTAGCTGATATTATAGATGATGTTTCAATGCCGTTTCAGTCTCCACAGTTACCTACTTTCCCACTTCCAAAGGAGTTCGACAATAACTATGACTATTTAGTTCATCTCACAGAACGTGGTTGGCAAAAGAGAGGAATCTATTTGCTTACAAAAGATAAGCAAAAGATTTATCGTGAACGCTTAGAGTACGAAAAGAACATTATTCATACAATGGGATTTGATGGTTATTTTCTTATCGTGTGGGATTTTATTAATTGGGCTAAAACTCACGATGTCAAAGTAGGTGCTGGTCGTGGTTCTGGTGCTGGTAGTCTCGTGTGCTTTCTTATGGGTATTACTGACCTTGACCCTATTAAATATAAACTTATCTTTGAAAGATTTTTGAATCCAGAAAGAATAAGTATGCCAGACCTTGATATTGACTTGTCTGATAGAGGCAAGGTAGTTGATTTCCTTGTAGATAAATATGGCTCTGATAGGGTGTGTCAGGTTATTAATTTTTCATACATCACTCCTGTCGTTGCCATTAAAGACATAGGAAAGACATTGGGATTCCCTTACAAAGAAATGGACAAGCTCAGTAAAAAGTTTATATATCCAACATTCCAAGAGTGTCTTGATAATAATAGTACATTAATAATTGAACATCCTGAGTATGAAAAACTATTTGATATTGCCAGTCATTTAAGTGGTAGAGTAAAAACAGTATCAATTCACGCTGGAGGAGTAGGTATTGTTGACACCACAATGGATGATTATATGGCAATGAAACTTGGCAAAAACGGTGAACACGTTATACAAGTCGATAAGAGAATCATTGAAGAAATTGGTATCATAAAGTTTGATTTACTTGGCGTAGCCACATTAAACCTTCTTACCGAGGTACAGCAAGATACTGGACTAAGCGATTATGATATTGATATAAACAATCCTGCTTTTGAGCAAGATATATCTCCTTATGAGATTCTTTGCAAGGCACTTACTGATGGTGTATTCCAAGTAGAAAGTGCTGGTATGAAAGACTTGTTGTTGAGGTTACAGCCATCAAGCATGGAGGACTTATCAGCGGTTCTTGCTTTGTATCGTCCTGATAGCATGGGTGCGCTCGAAGAATTTATTGAGTGTAAACACGATAACTCAAAGGTACATTATATTCACCCAGATATGAAACCTATTCTTGAAAGTACATATGGATGTATGATTTACCAAGAACAGCTTCTCGATATAGTAAGAACATTTGGTGGCAGAACTTATGGCGGTGCTGACCTATTCCGTAAGGCGATTGGTAAAAAAAATATAGAGCTTGTAAAACAAGAATCTGCAAAGCTTTATCAAGAGATAATAGACAATGGTTATAGTAAGGAAATAGCAGAAACAATAAGTCATGAATTGTCAACAAAGGGTGGCTATCTCTTTAACAAAAGCCATAGTTTTTCGTATGCGGTTCTTTGTTTCCAAACTGCTTTTTTAAAACAAAATTATCCATTGCAGTTTTTTAAAGCCTTATTGAATCTTAATATGGATAAGTCAGGTATGATAAACAAATACATTCTTGATGGTCGTGAATTTAATATAGAGGTTGAACGACCTAATATAAACCATTCCGTTAAAAACTTTTCTATTTATGATAATAAGGTTTTATATGGATTGTCAGCTATCAGTGGTATAGGCGAAAAGCTCTCAGATAGTATTATTCAAGAACGAGATACCAATGGTAAGTTTACAGGACTTAATAATCTTATTGATAGAGTTCCTATTACAGTCGCTCAAATAGTTACCCTTATTAAATCGGGAGCGATACCTACACGCAATAAAAAACAATGCTTGATTAACTATTTAAAGAACAACTTCCCCAATGAAACATTTACTTACAATCCTGTAAAAACCTATAAGACAAAACAAGAAATGTTAGATGTGTGGGGAATAGATGTTGATAAATATAAAGTGGGTAAAAAGGTTGATAAAGAAGCTGTATTAGTCGAGTACAATAAACGCAAAGAAAAGAAAGAACGCTCAGAGTTTTACGAAAAGCGTGAAAGGCAATATCAGGAATACATTTCAAGTTGCACAGAGAAATATTTGCAAAATGAAGATTTCTGGGAATTTGAGGCTTTACAAATATTCTTGTCAAACAATCCGTTTAAAGATGCTTACACATATTTAAGACCATTTGATTCTATCGAAGAAGGTGAATCTTGTGTATTAGTAGGCATAATAGCAAAGGTACAAAAGAAGAAAACAAAAAGCGGTAATCAAATGGCTTTCGTCAACATCTATTCTTCTAACGGATTAATCGAATCTGTTGTGTGGAGTTCACAGCTCAAAGAGTTCGAGGACTTAATAAAAAAAGGAACACAAATAGCTATGAAATGCAAAAAAGAAAATGAGTCACAAGTGGTTTGCGAAAGCATAAAAGATTATAAGGCGTGGCTTAAATATGCTGAAAGGAAACTAAAGAAATGAGTGAAGAATATACGTTTGAATTAACTCCTGATTACGAAATGTTTTATAGTGACAGTTCATCTTTTGGAGTTTACAAGTTCAATACAAAATCAGAGTTGCCCCATTTAACGGGCAATCCTGATTTGTTTGACCGCACTATAACATATTCTGGTGTACTGTCTGGACGTATGCAGAAACTTTATCTTGGAGATACATATAATGTGGTGGCAAAACCAGTGTATAATAAAAAGTATAGTAATTGGCAGTATGAGCCTATTAGCATACAGGCTGCTGTTCCAAAATCAGAAGAACAGCAGAGAGCGTTTTTAAGGTCTATCCTTACAGAAAAGCAGACAGATACACTTATGGCTTCATACCCCAATATCGTTGAAGATATTATGGACGGTAAGGACGATATAGATTTTTCTAAACTTAATGGCATAGGCGAGACTACTTATGGTATTATCAAGAAGAAAATCATTGACAATTATGTTATTTCAGATATACTTGCTATGCTTCAACCTTTGGGCGTAACAATCAGAACAATTAAATCGCTTGAAAAATGGGAGGCTAATCCTGTACTGTTAAAGAAACAGCTTATACAGAATCCATATATTCTTACAAAGATTAGAGGATTTGGTTTTAAAAAAGTTGATACGCTTGCACTTAAAATAAACCCTGAGAGTAAATGCTCAAAAGAAAGATTAGAAGCGTATATTGTTTATTACCTTCAAGAAGTAGGCGAGAGTTATGGTCACACTTGGGTAACAATAGACACGCTTAAAAGCAATGTAAGAGATAATGTAATTGAGTGCATTGATTTATTTGATAAGTATATTGATGATGACCAAGTAAAAGAAAATCCTTTGCTTGAAATAGGTGAGGGCAATAAGATAGGTCTTAAAAGATACTATAATGTTGAAGAATATATCTTTAATAAAGTAACAGATATGAAAGATATTGAGCCTATTGCTATTACAGAAGATAATATTAATGATGGTCTAAAAGAAGCAGAAGATAAACAGGGGTTTGAACTTACAGAAGAACAGAGAGATGCTGTAATAAATAGCTTTAAAAATAATATTACTATTATTTCAGGCAAGGCAGGAACAGGAAAGACATCGGTAGTTCGCTCTATCTTGACAATTTATTCAAAGGCTAATTATCAGATAGGTTGTTGTGCTTTGTCTGCCAAAGCTGCTATGGTCATTAGGGAATCAACAGGATTCCCAGCAACAACAATTCATCGTATGCTTGGTTGTCAGGGAGCAAATAAGTTTAAATACAATAAAGATAATCCGTTACCATTTAATGTATTGTTTATAGACGAAGGTTCTATGATTAGTGCAGATATATTCTATCTTATATTCCAAGCTATTAAGCCACAGACCAAACTGATAATATGTGGCGATAATGGTCAGCTCCCTCCAATTGGATATGGCAATATATTTAATGATTTGCTTGATATGCGAGAATATCTCAATAGCTATGAGTTGACTAAGGTTATGAGACAAGCTGCCGACTCTGGTATTACAAGTGATGCTAATGTAATTCGTGCTGGGAGCAACCCAATTGATAAACCTGAGTTAAAGATAGTAACAGGCAAACTTAAAGATATGACATATATGTTCCGTGACGATAGAGAGGTTCTTAACAAGCTGGCTATTAAAGCTTATATGGGAGCTATAAAGACTTACGGAGTTGATGATACATTAATTGGTGTGCCACGCAAGAAGGACTGTATAAACAGCACAGGACGTATCAATGAAGCCATACAAGAATTGTTACTACCCGATGAAACTCGTATGATTACATACGGTACTCGCAGATATAAGCTCGGAGCTAAAGTCATTCAGAAGGTAAACAACTACGAAAAGAATGTATTTAATGGTGATGTAGGTTATATTACAGACATATCAACCATAATGAGAGATGGTCAGAAATTGAATACGTTTACTGTTGAATATAAGTCTGGTGAAGATACAAAGACCATTGAATATGAACAGGGAGAGATAGACCAGATTGACCTTGCATATGCCATGACAATACACTCGTTACAAGGTTCTGGTTATAAGGCTGTTATTATTGTAATTGATAATACGCACTTCGCTTTACTTGATAATTGCTTGCTTTATACTGCTATCACGAGAGCCAAGAAGAAATGTTTACTTCTTGCAGAGCCTTATGCTTTTAAGAAATGTATATCTGAAAACAAGACCGCAAAACGTCAAACATGGTTTGAAAATTTTATTCCATTTTAATCAAAAAGGGTATTGACAACGTACAAAATGTATGGTATAATAAGGGCATAGAAAAGATATAGCACAGGTTTGGTTCTGTGTCATATCTCATACCTTTTACAAAGTACAAAATGAATTGGGAGGAGATAATGTTAAATTTAAATCAGATATACAATATTGACTGCATTGAGGGAATGAAGCTCGTAGCTGATAAGTCAATAGATATGATATTTGTTGATTTGCCTTATCAGAAAACACATAATTCTTGGGATGTTATGATACCCTTTGAACCCATGTGGGAGCAGTTTGAACGTATTATCAAAGATAATGGAGCTATTCTTCTTTTTGGACAGGATAAGTTCACGGCGAAATTGATGCTTTCAAACGAGAAGTTACACCGATATAATATCGTATGGGACAAGGTTCTACCAAGCGGTTTTCTTAATGCTAAGAAACAGCCTTTAAGGTCACATGAGGATATATGTGTGTTCTATAAAAAGCCATGTACATATAATCCTCAGATGGTTAAAGGAGAGAAATGCCATAGCAAGGGTAAGGCTGTTGGCAAGTCTAATAACGAAATTCTCAACAACGGTAATTATGGTGACTTCAAGGTCGTTGAGACTGAGGGCGATATGAAATATCCTAAATCAATATGGACGTTCTCAAAGCCACATCCGTCAGTTGCTATTCACCCGACACAGAAACCAGTTGACCTTTGCCGATATGCTATTCGTACTTACACTAACGAAGGAGACACGGTTCTCGACTGCTGTTGCGGTAGTGGTTCAATACCGTTAGCTGCTTATCTTGAGGGTAGGAACTATATTGGCATGGACAATGGAGTATGTGAAAAGAAGAATAGTGAGTATTTTGGTAAGCCGTGGGCTGAAGTAGCGACAGAAAGAATAAAAAAGGAAGGTGATTTGATTGTTTGAAATTAACAACAAGGTAAGAGTTATTAAGCAAAGAAAAACAAAAAACTATGAAGGTACTTGCGGCAAAGAAGGATTTGTTGTCTACATTGACTATCAGATGAATAAATATGGCGTTGAATTTCCTGATATTGAAAATCCTGCAAGTCATTATGGACGATATTATTTTGAGGAAGGTGAACTTGAATTGGTTGAGAATAAAATCCCTACGCTTGAAGAAATCATACAGAGAGGACTGACTTGCGTAATTCATACACCAATCAAAAAAGATGCTGAACGTGTTGTGAGTAAAATACCTTCATCAAACTCATATACAACAAGTAATGAATGGTTGGGGTATTGGGATATATATAGACAAGATACTTGTTATTATATTGTTGATGGAAGGATTGACAGTTACAGCGACAAGAATCATTTTGAAACTTGCAACAGTAGGACTGGCGTTCCATATTTAATATATGAGTTCTTAGACCTATTTGCCACAAAAAAAGTATTAAATAAAAAGGAGAGTACAAAAAATATGACAGTTACAATTACAGAAGGAGCAAGAGCAAGAAAGCCCCACGAAAAGGGTAAGCCCAAGACAATCGAGACAATATCTACTACAGTAAGAACAGAGTGTGGTCAGGCAACAACTACTTGCGACAAGTCAAGTTATTATGACATTTATACGGGCGCACTTGTAGCCGTTGCAAAGATTACAGCAACTAAAAGTGAAGAAGCATCGCTTCTGTTTAAGACTGCTATTGATATGTGGGGAACAGAGATGTGTACCTCAATACTTAAAGCTCTTGCCAATCGTGCTTTTGTTAATGACAAATTTGATTGGGCTTACAAGAAGTGGCGCAAGGCTGTTGCTTACGAAGAAAGACAGAAAGATATTAAAGCTCGTACTTGCTCTGTGTGTGGTAAGGTGTTTAAGACTATTGAAGAAGCAAGAGCGCACGAAAAGTGGCACGAGGATTGCAAAACCCATAAGACTGAGCGTAGAGAAGCAAAGCGCAGACTTGCAGAAGCAGAGCGTGAAGGAAGAATTTCCGACATTATGACTGAGCTTTTAGAGGAAAAAAACAAGAAACCTACTGCCCCTGTAACGACCACAGAACAGAATTAAATAGGAGGAAATAGAAATATGGGTAATATTATAAAGTTTTTTGCTGCATTAAGCAAGCACTCTGATAATAAACTTTGGTGTTTTATAGTCATAATTTTAACGATATTAGCAATATGGCTTGGTATTCATATTGAAATGTGGCTTTATGAAGAAATCATTATAAAAGCAATGGGAGCGAACTTAAATCCGTTGTCATTCTGGGAAATGGTTGGCTTTGATATTCTTTGTAGTATGCTTACAGGCTCATCAAGTAGCAATAAGGAGGATTAATAATGAGAAAGATTATTTCAATTGTAATGATAGCAGTATTATTTTCGGCTTTAAGTGTTGGTTGTGAGTATGATGATAGCAGTATCAGACAGGACACGGAAAGAACAATTTCTGCGGCTAATAACTTACAGAGCAATCAGCCTACACCAACAGATATTGATTACTCTCTTGAAAGATATAATCTTATCAAGAGGGCATATTGGGTAAATGGTAATAGAGAAAAAGCAAATGCCCTTCCTTGCGAAATTGAAAAACCTTTAGGATATATAGTTCTTTTTGATAAGGGAGTTGTATTTGGCAAGTTTATTGTAGATGGTAAGGTGTCCAGTCTCAATAGTTATCTTACGCCTGATAGCGAATATTACGAAATGGATATGGGTCGCTCAAGCATTGTAGATAATACTTGGCTTGCTGATGTAGATGGCTCTTATGGTTCTAATGATAATGGCATATTCTTTTTTACCACTGATGGTAAATATGTAGAATGGTCAGGTGATTATCTTTATTCCGATATTCCATTTGAAATCGATGAACCCGTTGTAACTTTTAAGGAGGTTGAATAATGAAATCATTTGGTATGATATTATCCATTATTATAAGTATCATTTTTCTTGGTTTTATTATATTTGTTTCATGTACTCCTGCTGGGGTAAGACTTGTGAATGGGTACGAACATTCTCTTAGGTCAGCGGACGATGATACTAATTATGAGACACGCAAGAAAGTCGAAGATACCTGTCGTTCAATGATAGCTTCTTATAACACAGATAAACTTACATATGAACAGTACAGGGATTCTGACAGCTCAGAAAAACAGGGGTGGGCTGAACAGGCTAAAATGAGAGCAAATAAAACTGCTTCAACTTATAATAATTATATTCTAAAAAATAATTATGTATGGAAGAACGATGTTCCAAATGATATATATGGTACACTTCCTTATTTGGAATGAGGTGCTATTATGAGTTCAATATTATTAAATGAAAAAGATTGTTCGATTTCAATTGAAGTAGATGCTATGAACTATGCAAATATTTTATTAAAAACAGACACGAAAACACAAATAGACTTTTTAGAGCGTTTCTTTTCTATGTTATCATTTGACAAGGTGCTTGAAATATCCAAAGAGATAGGTAAAAATGATAGAGGTTATCATGGGTTAAAGAACCTTTTTGAATATGCAAACAAAAAGCATATAGAGGTTGCCAAAGAACGATTAGAGTACGAACAAAGCGAACAAGCAAAACGTGACAGAGAATATAACGATTGGCTATTTGAACATTCGCCAGATGGTAGACCTTGGTAGGAGGAAATAAGAAATGCAAGACAAGTTTAAAGTACAAAAGACAATTGATATAGATTTTGAGATTAGTGTTAAAGATTTGGCTGAAGCTTTCGCACTTGGAACTGATTTTAAGCAATTTACATTTCTGAATTTTGTTGCAGAAGAATTTAAAAGTTGGGATGAAAAAGTTCCAATGTGTAGTAATACACAACTCCTTAATATAGCAAGTCAGATTGTGAAATATTCGCACGACACAACTATTGATGAATGGCTGCAAACTTTACTTGACTTTATTAGAGAGGAAAGGAGAAAACGTCCGTATGCTGAAAGAATTTGAAAATAAGCCAGTGAACGGTAACTACATACTTCTTGATACAGTAGGAGACATAAACAATCCTGTGTTATTAACTCCCAAAGAAAATTGGACTGCCAAAGATATAACAAATATTAGTTGCACTGTTTATAATGCAAAGACTGATAGAATGTCTACTAAGTCTGCTTATCTCAATTTAAAGGCTAAAAGACTCTATCTTAAATCTAAAGATGGTAGGTTGTATCTTGACGAGTTTAAGTGAGGTGAGCAAATGACAACTATTAAAGATTATTTCAATCACGAAATCCACAAGGGAGATGTCCTTTTATATAATCAAAAAGCCTCAAAGGGTTATTATTCCTCGTTCACTGAGGGCATTGCAGTAAACATAATAGGTAATGGCAAGATAGAAGTCTGTGGGGTTGATGACTTAGATAAATACAAAAATGAAAATCGTGGTCAATGGGCTTCATATTACACAGACCGCAAGTATGGTCGTAATACAGTAAATCTTGCAGCTTTAGGAATAAGAGAAAGGGTTGACATAGTTTAATTCAATCTGAGTTTTATGTAAGGAGATGATGGGATGGTTGACATACCATTTTACCAAGCGTTTAAATTAACAAAGTCAACTAATACCTTTCATCTATCAAGAAAGGTTGGCGAAGGAGAACTATCCGTACTTCTTAAACACGCAGACGGAGATATTATCAAGGTTTTAAAGGTTGAGAGTTTTTCTGGTAATGAAATTATCTTAACAGAAACGATTGCCCCCGAAACCATAGAACATAGGTATTGGCGAGAGTGTATCGGAGATTATCTTGAACCAATCGGCAAGTTAGTAAGAGAAGATATTTTTGTAGAGGTGTTTTACAAGGTATGACCGACAAAGCCAAGAAAGCCTTTAATAACGCTCTTGCAAATGCAAGAATGGAAGGACTTGATTTTACAGACGAGCAGATTGATATGCTGACAAAACTAATTGAAAGAGTTAATAGGGGCGAGATTACTTGGAGTGAAGCTATTAACTCTATAACAGAAAGGCATAGGAGGAAATAAATTAAATGAGAGATGCGTATAGACTTTATAAGTTCTATGAGGAGCTAAGAGAAATACACATGAAATATTTTCCCGATTGGCGTTTTGGTCAGATGATAAGCAACGTATTAGTTGATTGGCGTTTTAAAACAGGGAGAGATATTTTCTTTATAGAAGAAGATGAGATGATACAAATTTTTAGGGATTATGTAAAATCTATGGAGGATAACCGATGAAAGACTTCTTTGGCAAAGAAATCCAAATAGGAGATAGGTGCATAAGATACAATGGCAGCATTGGAGGTTTAGAAGAAGTCATTGTACTTGGAGAAGATAATAAAGGTTTAAAAATACTAAACTATCTTAACAAAGAAGTATATACAACAAGGACGGAACACAAGTTATTTAACCTATCCGCTTTTGAAAGACAAATACACTCAGAGACTTTTATCAATTCCGTAAAGGCTCTTGATGTGAAACCTAATGACGTAGTAATTGCTTCATTAATTAAAGGGCAAGTGTCTATGAATGAGTGCGCAAGCATCTTTGAACAAATGAAGAAAATGTTTCCTGATAATAAAGTTTCACTTGTTATGGGGCTGGATGTAAGTATTGAGAATGGAAGTGAAATAAATGTTTAACACCAAAGATAAAACAGAGAATGATTACTGGGATGGAGTGTTTGAATCTGTATGGGGAACGTACAGGGACGAAGAAAACGAACTATATCGTAATGTTTATAAGGATGAAATAGATGGGTTTATTAACAATCTAAGAAATGACTTAGATATTCTTTTAGCTGTCTATGGAAGTTATGACGTTGATGATATTGAAAGGCTATTTGCAATTCATTTCTATGGTACATTTCACGATTTAGAGAACACTGAGAATCTTGAAAATTTGGCTATAAGATTTGACGAGATATACAGTGGGGACTTGGGTGATAAACCTAAGAATCCATACGATGAAGCACAAGAATTGTTGCATATGAGAGCCTATAACGAAAGGTTTGGTGAGATTAATGATTGATAAGAAATCTTGGAGTGAGTTTAGGAATAGCGGAATGTTATGGTTTGTGAATATGATACTGCATACATTTGGCTGGGCTTTAGTTGTGAATATTGATGACGATGATAATGTAACAAGTTGTTTTCCTGCAAGAGTAAAGTGCAGAGGCTTCAGTGTCGATTCTAATACCAAGGGATATATTGCTGTAAGCGAATAACTTAAAAATAATATTAATGACATATTAGAAGAAGCTAAGAATTGAAATTTAATTTTAGAAGGATGTGGTTTGTTGTTAATTACGGCAAAAGAATTAGAAGAAAAGGTTGATAGTTTTATATTATTACACCCAGAGACTTCCCACATATATGTTGTAATAAGATGGGGTTATACTGAGAAAGAAATGTTAAACAGTTCTTATCAAATTGAACTTCTAATATACGATAGCTGTTACACCTCTAAGCCAGTTTGGGAAACAGACTGGTGGGAAGGTGAAGAATATATTGACTTCTACGGTATTTACACCGATGAAGATATAATAAAATCAATAATAAAAGTAGAAGGGAACAAGGATAATGAAATATTACAGAGAAAAGAACATAAATCGTGATGGAATTGAAACATTTGAATACGATTATCAAAAGGGTGAAGTACCTATAAATAAACCAATATGGGGATTCGCTTATACGATTAAGAATGATACAGCACATCATAAATATTTTAGCAAACCAGTGTTAGGAGAGCTTAAAGAAACTAATCGCAGCTATTCCGATTGGGCTGTATTCTTTCCGTATAAAAAGAATGGTGAGATTTGCAAATCAAAAGGCGTTAATCTTAATGCAAGATACTACGCTGACACTTACGAAGAAGCTGTTGAAATGTATAACGAACTTGTCCAGCAGAGAATTGATAGACTGCATAAAGCCATTCATGAAGCCAAGGGTGATTTTATTGAAGTAGGAGGTATATAATGACAATTAAAGATTTTAAAATCGGAGATGAAGTAATCTATCTTGATTTTAATGGCAGAAGTAATGTCGAACAGGCAACTATTAAAACTGGCTATGTAAAGTATGTTGGTCGAAAGGTTGTTAGAGTAGGTAAATTCAAGGACGATGAATATGGCTATGACTTTGTTATAAGCGATTCTGGGCTGTGTCTTGAAGTTAATTACAACTGTTCTTGTTCTTCAAGATATGACTTGGTATTTCGTAGTAAAGAGGACTATGAAGTGTATACTAAGTATCGTAAATTAAAAACTTGGGCTTATGGATTTGATTTTGATAGGCTACCATATGATAAGCTTTCATTAATATATGATATTGTAACACAGAAGGAAAAGAAAAATGTTTAAAGATATATGTGCTGGTGTTGGACTTGTCGTACTTGTGATACTTGTAACTGCGCTTGGCGTGTGGTTAATTAGAGAAATAGTAAATTGGCTGATAGATAAACTCTTTAGGTGTAAACATAAATGGGAGTTTTCCGATTGTGGCAGTTATGGTTGTATGTCAGATTACATTGAGCTACAGTGCAAGAAATGCGGAGAGATAAAACATATCGAATGTGATATAGACACAACAAAATGGGACATTGAATATATAGGAGGAACTGATTAAAGAAATGGAACTTAATACAATAATTAATGACAACTGTATGAATGTAATGCCGACTATGGCAGACAATAGCGTTAATCTTACATTAACCGATATTCCCTATGGAGAGGTAAATAGGGCAGACAACGGTCTGAGAACTCTCTCGAAGGGGGGGGCAGACGTAATGACATTTGATATAGATTCTTTTCTCGAAGAACTATATCGAGTTACGAGCGGTACTATTATTATATTCTGTGGCAAACAGCAAATGAGTAATATACACAAATTTTTCCAAGACAAACAGGACAAACACAAGGGTACAGTAAGGCAACTTATATGGCGCAAGACTAATCCGAGTCCAATGAACGGTCAAAATATTTATCTTTCTGGTATTGAAAATGCTGTTTGGTTTAAGAAGCGTGGTGGTACTTTTAATGCACACTGTAAAAATACAGTATTCGATTATCCTTGTGGTAGAAGCAAGATTCATCCTACTGAAAAGAATCACGACTTACTTAAAGAACTTATACTTGACAATAGTAATGAGGGCGATATTGTATTTGACCCTTGCTGTGGTAGCGGTTCTCATTGTCTGGTAGCTAAAGAAAATAATAGACAGTACATAGGAATTGAGTTAAATGCAGAATGGTATAAAATTGCCAAAGAAAGAGCAAATAATTAAAAAACATAGGAGTACATAAATGGGTAAGTGCTTTGAATTTGATTGCAAACTATTTGGTAGAATGTCAGAGTGTCAAAAACTATCTGACCCCTATAACACTTTTACTTGTGGCGAGTGCAAATATTATCAAGTAAGTAAATGTCTTATATGTAAGACACCCTTAAAACATACAATATTCCCTTTTATCCCATTAACAATAAATGAATGTATAAAACTGCATGAAAATAAAAAAGGAGAACCTGTATAAAATATACTTTTTGCACTTGACAAAGTACAAAAAGTATGGTATAATATAAATATGGAGTTAAACGATATTTTTTTAGCTCCACAAAGTACAAAATGTATATAAGAAAGGAAAGGTGATTGATATGAATTTTAATATTCATAAGTACCGAAGCTCACTCGCAAGAGGAGCAAGTGCATTAGCATTAACACTTTTATTATTCTGCGGAACAGGCTGCCACAATAATAAAAGCACAGACTCAAAAGCAAATCAGCCCACAACAGAGGTAACTACAGAATGTACAACGACTACAATTACTTCTACTGTCTCCTCTACGACAACTACTACGACAACGACAACTACTACGGTAATGACAACTTCGAGGACAGAGACAGCAGAAGTGACAACGAACCAGACGATTGTTGTTGTGACTGAAACTGAGCCAGTATATATATCAGAGCCAGTCACAGAACCAACCTATACAGAGCCAGTATACGAACAGACCAGTAGCTTGCCTATATCAGACTATGAAAAAATACTACTTAGAAATGTTGTTGCAAGCGAGTATGGTAGCGATTATCATGGTTATGGTGGCGCACCCGTAACACCATATGAAAGGGCTTGTGTAGTGGCGGTAGTAATGAACAGGGTTAACAGTCCCAATTTCCCCAATACAATTGAAGGGGTTCTCACTCAGCCCAGACAATTCAGTGGATATTACGCTTGCAACTATGAATGGGAAACCGTAACAGATAATGTAAGAGCTGGTGTTGATTATTATTTTGAACACCCAGACGAATTTGGTAATTGGCTCTCTTTTGAGGGAGATGGAAGATACAATTATTTCAGTTAAATAGTATTCCCCAACAATTCCGTTGGGGAGAGAAAGGAATGACAATGAGCAACACCCAATACAGTTATAAGGCTCGTGCGTTAGCGGAGCTTTCAAATAATATCATAAATATGAATAGCAAAAATGCAATGCAGACTACGAAAACCAGACAGATGACAAAAGAGGAAATGGAACAGATATTTGGTGATAATCCAGATTATATTAAAACTATTAGTTCGACTGAAGATAAACATGAATGGTTATTAGCAAATTGGTTTTTATTAGATAACAAAGATAAGGTCTATGACTTTATCAATTGTATTTCTAAATGCAAGAAAGATGTTTTTATTGTAGATGGTGGAAAGGATTTGGTGGCACAGTATTTCAAAACTGTCCATTTTAAAGAACCAATTTTTGTTAAATATGATAACATTGATAAGGACACTATTATGTCCTATCTTGGTGAATATATAACTGGCGCACCTGTAAAGGAAATGGCAAACGAATATAAGGAGTTTGGTAATGAAGGTTGAATTAGTAAGATATACAGATAATCCCCATGAAGCCATAGAACTTGCTGCAAGTAATTGTTATGATAGTACGCCAAACGGTAAGATAATGAACGCCTGTTACCAAAGTGGTCATCATTCGGTTTTAGAATTTGCACAATTTCATTTTCATATTGAAGGTATATCAAGAGCCTGTTCGCATCAGCTTGTAAGACATAGAACATCGTCTTTTGCACAAAAATCTCAAAGATATGTTTCGTGTTATGGAAAGGGATTTCCAGAACTACCCACAGGTGATATTAAATCGCATAAAGGTCAGAGGTTCTTTGATAACCAAGAACAATTTCTTGCCAACTTGTATTGTCAAGAGGGATATTCAACAAATGATTTGTCCAAGATTTATGGTGGAGATTCAAGTACCATTTTTCATATTATTAACAAATATACACAAACCAGAACTATATCAGAAACAAAAGGTATTAATAAAAATTATTTTGAAGTAATTGATAATACAACTAAAGCGTATATACTTGGTATGTTGTATAGTGACGGATGTTTATCAATTAAAAAAAATGGTTTGAAACAAATAATATTAGACCAGCTTGCCAATGAGGAACTTCTTTTGTTAAATATTATACGAGAAATTAAACCTAATGGCAATGTTACGAAATCAGGACACAACTCAATGGTAAGAATATCAATTCAAGATAATGATTTATGTACCGACCTTGAAGATTATGGTATTGTTCCGCACAAGGGTATTTGTGTTAATTTTAATCAAATTAATGAACAAGTTCCCTCCATGTACATTAAAGATGTTATTAGGGGAATCTTTGAGGGAGATGGTCATATCTCGGTTAAATATAACACTAACGGAGAAATCAATGATGCCAGATTTAGTATAGCTGGAACATTAGATACTTGTGAATCTATTCAAAAATATTTAATAGAAAATTTGAAATTATCACAAACAAAAATATCACATATTACAAACAAGTGCTATCAGCTTACATATGGAGGCAGACAACAAGTTATTAAAATTATTGAATGGTTATATGATAATGTTAATTTTAATTTTATTCACACTCGCAAGGCAGAAACGATTTTTAAACTTTGTCCTATAATAAAACAGAAATATATTAAAGAAATACGCAAAATAGTAGAACAAAAGTATTCAGCTATCATTCCTTATTCTATTGCTAAAAATATCAAAGCAACTAATAAATATATTTTAGCCCTTGAAAACATTAAGTCTTGTTATCAAGATTTACAGAGACTTTTTGCAATAGATGGCATATTGGGAGAAAAAGCAAATGAAGATATTCGATTTATACTTCCAAATGCGTGTTGCACTTCAATTGATGTATCTATGGATTTTCGTAATCTTTGTCATTTTATGAATGAAAGATTATGTACAAGGGCGCAATGGGAGATAAGAGAGGTCGCAAATCAAATGAGAAAGTGCGTTATCGAAGTTTTTCCAGAAGCTCAAAAAATGCTTGTTCCGAAATGTGAAACTCATAATATTCCATATTGTCCAGAGTATAAAGGTTGCGGCAAGCATAAACCACTCAAAGAAATTGTAAAGGAGGAATACAGATAGATGAGGAAACCATTAATCTGTTTACTTGGTACTTCGGGTTCTGGTAAATCAACCATTGCGAACAAGCTTGAACGCAAATATGGTTATATCTCATTGAAGTCATATACAACAAGAGCGATGAGAAATGACCCTAATGATGCACTAACTCATACCTTTATATCCCCCGATAGAGTATCAGAATTTAAAAATGACATTATAGTAGATACAACATTTAATGGTGCGTATTACTTTGCAACTCAAAAACAGCTTGATACATCAGATACTTATATCGTTGACAAAAAGGGATTAATAGAACTTAAAAAGAAGTATCATAATAGAGAAATTATTTCAATATATCTTGACGTTTCTCCTGAGATTGTTGCCAAGCGTATGGAGCAACGTGGAGATAGCGATGAAGTTATAATGAAAAGACTCCAACATGATGCAGAAGCATTTGAGGGAACGAAAGAACTTTGCGATTTCATATGTCCAAACAACAATCAAGACCAGCAGTATGATATTGTAGAGTTTATCCACAAGTTAATCGAATACAAGGCGGTGTGACAATTATTAAGGTTTATGTTAGTCCTGTTTTGAATAGCAAAACAGTAGAATTATTAGGATTTCTTGATGATAAAGAAGTAACATACGAAGTAGAACAGGTTTCTTCTGGCTGGGCTTTCGTACATAAAGTTAAATCCTTGCCAGTAGTCGAGATAGATGGAGAAATAATTCCAATGAAGAAGATAATGAAACGGTTGAAGAAGGGGTGATTGATATGACCATGACCTTATTTACAATAGATTGCCCTAATTGTAAGAGGCTTGAAGCAAAGCTTATTTCATTTGGCTTTCAGTTTTCAATTTGTAAAGATAAAAATATAATGGCAGAACGAGGAATGACCCATTTACCCATACTTGTTGTAGATGGAAATGAAATGGGTTTTAAAGAAGCAATAAAATGGATTAACGACCAAAGAAAGGGGACGATATAAATGTACGCAGAAAAATATGAAAAATATCGTAACAAGATTGATTTTATAAACAGTTATAGAACGGCAAAGAACGCAGCGACAGGTTCTAAGTATGATAGCAACGCAAATGTAGAACACAAAAATATATGTACCTGTGCAGGAGAGCTTGTAAAGGGTGATAAGATAGGTGTTAACCGTTTGCTTATGATAGATAAGATAACAGAGATGTGGGGTAAAGAACTCGCTGATGAATATATAAGACAGCTTGAATCTCATGAAATTTACAAACATGATGAAACCAACATATCACCGTACTGCGTTGCTATAACAATGTACCCTTTTCTTCTTAATGGTTTAAGAGAGCTTGGCGGTGTTTCAAAAGCTCCCAAACATATTGAATCCTTTTGTGGTGAGTTTATTAATCTTGTTTATGCCATAGCCGCTCAATTTGCTGGTGCGGTAGCAACCCCCGAAGTTCTTCTTTATATGGACTATTTTATAAGAAAAGATTACGGAGATGATTACATAAATCATCTTGACGAATATGTTACCCCACCCTTTGCGAAGAATCCCAAGACACTCAGACAGTTAATTGAAGGGTATTTCCAGCAGATAGTTCACAGCATTAACCAGCCAGCGGCAGCAAGAGATTATCAGTCCTGTTTTTGGAACGTATCTTATTTTGATAAGCCTTATTTTGAAGGTATGTTTGGAGAGTTCCTTTTTCCTGATGAAACAGAACCCACATGGGAAACATTTAATTGGTTACAGAAACACTTTATGATTTGGGTTAATACCGAAAGATTACACTATGACCTTTCTTTCCCTGTTGAAACTGTTAATCTTCTTAATGATGGGAGAGAAGATTTTGTTGACGAAGATTGGGGCGATTTTCAAGCAGAAATGTACTCGAAGGGTGCTTGGTTCTTCACATATTCGAGTAATACAGTTGATAGTCTTAGTTCATGTTGTCGCCTGAGAAATGAGGTAAATGAAAACACATTTAGTTTTACTCTCGGTGCAGGAGGTGTATCAACAGGCTCTAAGGGAGTAATGACTATTAACATAAATAGGCTCGTGCAGAACGCTGTGCGTGATGGCAAAGACATCTCCGAAGCTGTCAGAGAACAGGTCAAAAAAGTTCACAAATACCTTGCAGCTTATAACGAAATAGTGTGGGATAACTTCAAGGCGAATATGCTTACTGTTTACAAGGCTGGATTTATCGACCTCGACAAACAGTATCTCACCATTGGAATCAACGGATTTGTTGAAGGTGCAGAGTTTCTTGGTATTGAAATCTCTCCTAATGATGCTTATTTTGAATACGGTGAAAAGGTATTAAAGCCTATCTATGAAGAAAACAAAAAGGCAAAAACAGAACATTTAATGTTTAACACAGAGTTCGTTCCTGCTGAGAATCTGGGCGTAAAGAACGCCAAATGGGATAAGGAAGATGGATATGTAGTTCCAAGAGATTGCTACAACAGTTACTTCTATATAGTAGAAGATGAAGCAACTGACATTCTTTCAAAGTTTGAACTTCACGGAAAGAAGCTTACAAGGTATCTTGACGGTGGTAGCGCACAGCATAATAATCTTTCAGAACATCTTACAAAGGAACAGTATAAAGCCCTAAACAAAAAGGCTATTAAGGAAGGTTGTTCATATTGGACGTATAATGTCAAGAACACAGTATGCAATAAATGTGATTATCGTTCTAAACATACACTTGATATTTGTCCTCGCTGCGGAAGTCGTGACCTTGACTATATAACAAGAATCATAGGCTACACAAAGAGAATATCTTCTTTTGCAGAACCGAGACAAAAGGAAGAAGGTAGAAGATTCTATGGGAAGTATGCAAAAGCTTAAATACCTTGGTCACTCCATAGTTTTTCAAGAAGTGCCAAATGAAATAAGTCTTGCTATAAATGTTAGTGGTTGCCCTTACAAATGTAAGGGTTGCCACAGCTCTTATTTATGGGAATACAAAGGTAGATATGTCAGTGATGATATTGAAGCATTAATAAACGAACATGATGGCATTACTTGTGTATGTTTTATGGGTGGCGACCAGAACCCACAGGAGCTTAATAAGATAATAGATTATATCCATTCAAGGGGATTAAAAGTTTGTTTATATACTGGAACAGACAGTATTCCCAAAGATATATTCCACTTAGATTATCTTAAAATAGGTCATTACTCAGAAAAACTTGGAGGGCTTGACAAATCAACAACAAATCAAAAATTTTATGTTGTACATGATGACAAAGAATACTTTGATATGACTATTATGTTTAGAAAGGAAATGTAAAATGCCGTTAAAGATAATAAAAAATCCTGACGAAAATATTTATAATGAAGTTACAGAAGCGGTAATGTCAAATGAGCGTTACTGCCCGTGTCGCCTTGAAAGAACTCCTGATACTCTTTGTCCTTGTAAAGAATTTAGAGAGCAAACTGAAATAGGAGAGTGCCATTGCGGACGCTTCTGTAAAATAGAGGAGAACTAATATGTGCCGAGAGTGTAGACACAATCCTTGTGTTCCAGCTTGTCCAAATTACAACCCACCAGTTATATATGAATGTGATGGTTGTGGTGAAGCAATCTATGCTGGTGATAATGTTTATATTACAAGAGAGCATAAACATTACTGTCACTACTGTTGCTATCAAACAACTGCACAACCACCAGAGCCAGATGAGGATTTGATATACGAAAGCTGGCGTGATAGAAAGTGGGAGCAAGAACACGATGATTGATGAAACAATTTGCAGTATATTTCCAATAGATAAAAATTATTATTTATGGTTAACACACACTTGCGAAAACGGTCAAGTATGGTATATCACTTCTGATATATTAAGAACCGAGTACCAGTTATGGAAAAGAAATAAAAAAACATCAAGGAAAGCTGATAACCCAATAGAATTATATAAATACATTAAATAATGGAGGAATAATAAAATGGATATTAATACAGAGAAAGAACAGTGGAACAAGGAACTTGAAGCAACCAACAAGGAGCTTGAAAATCTTTTGACACACAAAAAGGAAGTTGAAAGCAAGATTAGGGAAATTGAAAAAGCTGAAAGGCAGAAGTTCATTGAAGAACGTGATAGAGAAGCTATTGCGATTATCAATGCTGCTAAAGCATTTAATGAGAAATATGGTATGGAAGTGATAATTCCATATAACGAGGAACTTGTCGCCAAGAGCGAAGATAAAAAGACCAATACTAATAAGGAGGATAACTACAACAATTCTATATTCCCTTGGTGGATATTTTAAAAGGAGCAATTAAATGAAATTGGGATTTGATTTAGACGGAGTTATAGTTGATAGTCCGCAGCAAGTCGTTAAATATATTAATGACAAACTTGGATTGGGTTTGACCATGAATGACTTTAAAACATATAGCATGGAGGATGCCTTGCCAGAGCAGTACAAATGGATTGTTGAAATGGCTTTTAGGGATTCTGCTATGTGGAAGAAAGTTACTTTAATTATAGGGGCTTATCCTATAATAAAACAGTTATACAAAGAAGGGCATGACATATATTTCGTCACAAGTAGTTTACCTCAGAACCTCAAGAAAAAAATCAACCACTTAGCTCGTAACCTTGATTTCTTTCCGAAGGATTATGTATGGCGGCATACAATCAACACTCAGAACAAACAATTAATAAATTTAGATATTCTTGTTGACGATGGATTGTTCAATCTTATTGGAGAAAGAAGTTATTATTCTCTCTGTATGGATATGCCATACAATCAGACAGAAGAAGAAATCCAGAGATTCACAAGAGTTCATAATTGGGCTGAAATATATTCGACCATACAATATCTTTGTTACAAACAAAAGGAGAACATATAACAAAATGGACATAGTATATCAGGGCAAAATATATCACCCAAGTTTACTTCCTAAGACAGCAGACCCCGAAGGGTCTATAAGATATACAGACGTAAATATATATCATGAACAAATTGAGTGCAAACACGATGAAGTACACTGGTTTGACGATATAAAAAATAATAATGTTTTTATCATACAAGACCAAAGCCCAGAATATAAAGGTTATGAAGTCCATATGTTCAAAGGAACTGTATTAAAAGAAAAAAATGGACAATATAGCTGGTGGAGAAATATTATAAAAGAGGAGAATAATCAATTATGATAAACGTGAATATTAAAAAGTTAAATGATAATGCTATTATCCCGACACGAGGAAGTGAATATGCGGCTGGATATGACCTGTATGCTTGTATCAATGAGCCTGTTGTAATTTATCCGCACGAAACGGTAAAAATAGGAACGGGAATCGCAATAGAAATTCCAGATGGTTATTTTGGTGCTATCTTCGCAAGAAGCGGACTTGCTACAAAAAAGGGATTAAGACCTTCAAATTGTGTAGGGGTTTGCGACTCAGATTATAGGGGAGAGTATATAGTTGCACTTCACAACGATGCAAATGAACTGATGGTTGTAGACCCTAACGAGAGAATAGCACAGCTTGTGGTGATGCCTTATCTACCTGTTAAGTTTACCGAAGTTGATGAACTGTCAGATACAGAACGTGGCTCTGGTGGTTTTGGTTCAACAGGACGTTCATAAATGCTTTTTAAAGCCCATGTACGTTAACCAATATAGTTTGACCAGAAAGATTATAGAACGCCGTATACGTTAATCTGAGCAGAATAGAAGCAAAAAAATAGGGGAGTATACTTATAATAGTATACTCCCCATAGAGGTGATTAAATGCCAAAAGTTTATTTGACAGAAACTCAAAAAGAAAATGATTTGATAAAATATAATTTGCTAATGCTCCAAGGTAGATTATCCTGTGAACAAATGGGTAAAATTATTGGAGTTAGTAAATCTACTTATATAAATAGGTTAAAGAGTCCAACACAAATGACTATAGAAGAAGCAAGTAGAATATGTAAACACTTTCATATTTCAATATCTACATTCTTGACAGAAAAATTGACATATAAATAATTCCGTGGCAAGTTTCGTGGCAAGTCTTAGTTCTAAACACTGTCTAAATGGTCAAAATATTGACCGACCAGACAATATTGTATACCGTAAATAGGCAGCAAAAAGCCCTATAAATCGCAAATGACGATAAATAGGGCGTTGTAATATGGCGCGGATTGAGAGATTTGAACAATCATACTTTTAATTATAAATGGCTATTCTAAGCCATTCTCAAACTTTATGTGTCAACTTTTGTGTCAAGTATCTTTATTATCATATATATCTTTGTAGGTTGCTGACATAGTTTCAGCAACTTCTTTTTCTTTACTTTCATATAAATGTTGGTAGATTTCTTTTACCATGTTAGGAGAAGATTGACCTAAACGCTTCATGGCATACTTATCAGGGACTCCTTGGGCTAACATCATAGAAGCATTACCATGTCTTTGCTCGTGCATTGTAAAGCGTGGCAAGCCGTTCTTGTCACATAACTGATTGAATTTCCTAAGCACCGAAGTGGATAGCATAGGAGATATAAATTCACTTGTATGTTCGGCTCTGTCCAGCCTTTCTTTTAATATTCCATCAACTTCAATTTGTCTCGTACTGGCTTCTGATTTTGTAGAATTTTTGTAAACAAATTTGCTGTTCTTATTAGGCACAATAGCAGCATGGATATTAAGAGTATATCCATCATAATCACTCCATTTAAGTGCAGCTATTTCAGACTGTCTTAGTCCAAGGGTAACAGCTATGGTCACAGGCAATTCAACAGATGTCCCTTCTACCATGTGAAGAATAATTGAGATTTGTTCTTTTGTTGGTATCTTCTTCTCAGATTTCGGTATTCTTGGTAATAAAACACTATTAAAATCCAATTGTACTTTTGCTTGTCTCAAAGAAGCAACTATAAGTCCGTATTGAGATTTAATAGATTTCGGTTTGTATCTTGTAGTATTATTGTTTACCCATAATTGTAAATCACGCTCTGTTAAATCATTTGTATTTATGTTCGCTATTTCATCAACGCAATTATTTAATATAATTAAATATCCTCTTATTGAAGAAGGAGATAAAATGTTTTCTTTACTTTCTATATAGCTTTTGACACATTGGTAAACAGTTTCGCCAATACCTCTTTTTTGTTTAGCCTTACCATTCAACCATTCAGAAGCAAGAAACTCAGCCTCCTTTTTTGTGCAAGCTGTAAACGACTTACACTTTTTTGTTTTATTATCATAAGCACGACAACGCCAATTTCCAGAAGGAAGTTTTGTAGCTTTCAAAACAATTCCACCTTTCTATTGCGCCATATTACACATTTATTATAGCACAATTATTTCCATATAGTCAATAAAAAATAGGGTAGTAAGTTTATTTTTTCTTACTACCCATAAAATATTACATACCAAAAAAGCTTTTAATTTTTTGCCATAATGTTTTCTTTTCATTTGTAAACATTAACGGTGTTGATTTTGTTTTTTTCTTTCTCCAATATCTTTTCTTCTTCTCCGTATATTTCTGTCCCATTGCTTTTCACCTCATCTCCATTTGGTAATACAACTGTATTATGACCTTGATTATCTTGTTCTATTGATATTTCAGTTTCTTCTACATATTCAAATTCATTAATAAATCTTTGAGTTTTAATAAGTAGACAAGTTGTTATCAATAGGCAAATAATTGATACAGTAAATGCAATAACAAGTCCAATTGTCGCCTTAGTCATATATTTATCAAATCTTTGCTGTGCTAAAACATAATTATCTTTCCATTTTTTACTCTCACACGCCTTGCAATCAGACATAATTATCACCTCTTTACTGCTTTAAAATCAAATTCATAATAGCCATAACAATAGCCCCTCCAGCAGTACCCAAAGTTGCATATACACCCTTTATAAGTATTGACATTTGAGAAGTTAATTTAGTTAATGATATTTTTAATTCAGCCAGTTCTGTGGCGGTATCAGCGTGACGTTCATTACAATCATCTTTGCGTACAAATATTTCATTAGCTATTTCTGAACGCATATATATATCATCAAGTTTAGCTAAATCTTCTGGACTAAGCATAATACCCCTCACTTTCCTATTAATACATTCCAGTCGCCACCGCCCAAATAACCAACGCCTAAACCATTATCTTCCTGCCACTTGTGTATGGCACTCATAGTTTTATTGCCAGCTATTCCGTCAGCTTCGCCAGAATTATATCCAAGCTGATTAAGTCTATCCTGTACCCATTTAATAAGATTTCCTTTATCACCATTTTCAACCGTATACTTTCTTACGGCAGTCAGTGTCTTGTTTCCAGCGATACCATCCACAACAAGATTCGCTCCACCATTATTTAATGTCTGTTGCAAGGATGCTATATCTACGCCAACATTAGTGTTTGAGGACGATACCGTGTTCTCTCCTGCAAATACAGTACCTCTCTGAAATGTTTTAATCCAATCGTTTTTAAGAACCTTGCCATAAGTATATTCATTGCCAAACCAATGTTCATTGTCGTAAGGTTCTGTATCTCTTGTATCAACATGGCACGAAATAGGCAACATTAAACCTATGCCACCAAAACCAAGTCTTTCAGCTACTTCTGCAATATCCCAAGAGGTATACCAAGAACCATCTTTCTTCTGCACTTTTATATCAGCAGCTATACCTCTGCGGTGAGCATCAGTTTTACTTCCCCAAGGATTGTTCTCACAACGATAGCCTGAGTTGACATATATAGCTTTCGCATCCATAATAGTAAACATCTTTTCAAGCCTGTCTATAAGAAGTTTAGACATAGCGTGTGAACGTCCACAACACTCACAATAAAATTCAAATGAGCTGAAATGAGTTGATAAATCTCCCATACTTATTCTCCTTTCTCATTATTTTTCTCATTATTCTTTTTAGCGTTCTGATAACCAAAAAAGAAAGTTAATCCAGTCATACATACAGTGATATAATCCTTTACATCTACCTTACCCATAAGAAAGGCAATGGATAGACATACAGAAAACATAAGGGTTATCAGACTTTTTACTTCAATTAATTTTGCAAGTCTATCTTTAATTTTCATAATACCACCTCGGTAAAATATAAAAGAGGGTAGAATAAACTACCCTCTTGTTGTTTGATATTGTTGTGGTTGGTTTTATCTTCCCGTGTAGTCACGGAGTTTGTAGTATGCGACTTTTTGATAACGTATATCTCCATTTATAATTGTAAATTTTATTACATCATTTTTCTTGAATTGAAAAAACATATCAGAATTAGAATAAGTACTCCTACCAGCATCTTTTCCAATTATAACTCCATTAACTGTAATAGTAACCTCTGTATCACTACTATTAGATATCATACCAACACCATCATAAGGCATTGTTTTATCTGTATCATTTGCAAAGTCGCTTGTTTCCCACTCACTCAACACATTCTGATTTCTGATATACTCCGCTACATCAAATGGTACAGATACCTGTTTAGCTTTGATGATGTAGTTGACACCCAACTGTTTGCCGTGAGTGGTTGTGCCTGTACGAGCATCTGAAACACTTGTAGATTGTATTGCATTAGTATTATAATTTGCGGAAGTTTGAGAACCACCGAATATAATTTTAGAGTTAATTGGGACACCACTGGGCGGATTACCACCCTCTTGTTGAAAAGTGTGTCCGTGTTTCTGTAACTGGTCATCTTTGAACTGACCAAGCTGATAGGTGTCATGATTTGCTATAGCCGAATAAGTGTTATTTTGGGAATATCCAACAAGTACACATTCTCTCGCATCAGGTACTCTAAACTTACCTGCTTGAATCGTATTGTTTCGGTCAAAATTTGTTCCGATAACTGCGTACAACTCAGGATAATCTTCTACTTTTAGTAATTGTCCTTGACACAAAAGCCAACCTGATGGAGCAGTAGTACCGCCATATGCTTGAATTGAACCAATCGGAGCATCTGCATAAAGAAGCCCCCCCGAAATTCTTTCAAGCTCTCCTGTTGTGGAGTTATATCTATTTACACTCATAATCTCACCCTCCTTTCATCAATCCGTAATCTTAGTGTATTCTACTATCATAATTACTTTGTCAATATTGTAATTACTGAGCCTGTCCATTCTGACTATCGCAGTTCCATTTGATATATATAATCTACTATCACGGTATCTATAAAATTCTACCTCTTGGTTTGTACCAGTATTTGAATTTGTTATAGTTGTGATATTGACAAGTTGTGCAAAGTTGTCAATTGCTCCTATTGTTAATTCACCCGTACCAGAAGAACTTCCTGTTACTACAAGCACCTTTCTGTATATGGGCTTACCGTCAATCCATACCTTGTTGGTTTTGGTTTCGGAAGTAGAATAGTAGTCGAGATTTGCACCAGTGTCATCATCTGTGATATTGACAATGGTATACTTAGCCTTTTCGTCAACAGCGAGAGCCTCCCACTCTGCTTGTGTACCTGTGAAAGTTCTTTGGCTTACAGCAAGTGTAGCCGCACCATTACTATCTTTTACAAGAAATACATTATCTAATTTACTGCCACCACCTATGTCAACCCAATTACCCTCTGCAACATTTCTATTTTTTGAAGTATCAGCTTCGGGATGGAAATACTGAGTGCTACTTAAACCTACAACAAAAAAGCTGAACTCTTGATAATAGGTAATAGAGCCAACAAGTGATATATCACCTTCGCCAGTTGTAGGATTAGCTTGGTATACATTTACACCATTAGCCAATGTTTCTTCTTGTGTATAAAATATATATGGTTGTGTTTTTGCTGAATCTCTATAAAATGTCCAATAATAATAAGTGAAAGATGTTTCATTTTTTTTATACAAATGTCCCTTTTCAAAACTTCCACTATCTTCACCAGTGTAACATACAATACTACCAGTTTCATAAGCGTTTATATCAGGAACAGTTTCGCTATATACTACTGGATTCTCAACCATCTTTATCTCAGACCAAGAATACGCAGAAGAATCGAGAATACATTTATAGAAACGTCCATTCGTATAAGTACCAGTTTCACCTACATACTGATAAATATTTCCTAATTCGTCAGCACTTGCAAGAGGAAGTTCTTCTTTCTGAATACTCTGTCCGTCAAATGTTTTTTCACTCAGTCTTGTTCCGTCTGCAAACCACACATCTTCTGCATAAGCAACAGGGAACGTACCTAAATGTTCTGCATCGACATAGTTATTAGGTCTTGCTGTATCTGCTAATTTAACTGCCATTTATTTCTCACCTCTCTTTATTAACTTACAACAGCAGTCAGTGTTCCTAAACTTGGCTGATGAAGTCTTACTATCTTATAAGTTGTTGTATATCCACTTGCATTTGTAAATGAACGTGAAGCAACAACGGTGTCAAGGTCTGTATCAAATCCATTTACCTTTACGCTTATTGACATTCCAGTAGGAATAGCCCAATAACAATACTGTCCTGTGCCAGCGGTAAAGTTATATGAACCCTTTGCGTTTGTGGCTAACTTGTTTCCGCTAAGTCCAAGAATCCACGCATCTGTATAGTTATCTGGTTCTGCACTTACACCCCAATATACCTTGTTCATAAACTGGAATGAAATAGATTTAGTTGCTGTCTTTTCACCATCACCACAAGTAAGAGTAAATGTCTTATTAGCAGAAATGTCATTAGCATAAGTAGCTGTTCTTACTGTTTCATCAGCAAGTGTGCAATCTGTAAGTGTCTGACTTGTCATATCCTTATTATAAGTCCAGTTGAATACAACACCACCTGTAATGACCGCACCATTTTCATACTGTAATGTAGAAGGTGTAGATGTGAAAGAAGGAATCTGAGGGTCAACATAATACAGCTTTGCAAAGATAGCATCAAGTGCAAGGTCTACGTTGGTATAAGTAGGGAAGTCCGCATTTGTATAGCTTACATTCTCTGCACTACCACCAAGAGTAGATAAGGGAGCAAGTGTTATATCTCCGTTTTCGTCTGTAATAACTGCTTTATTCGCATTGGTTGAACCCTGTGATGTACTTACCTTACCATTTATTTCTGTTTCAATAAGTGTCTGTAATGCTTTCATAGCGGCAAGGTCAGGCACTTTGTTTGTAGCAACTTCTTCACCAGTATATGTGCTTACTACATCAGTAGTCTTTGAAACATATTCTGAGAAATTTGTCGTACCTGCACTAACAATAGTTGTCCATGTACCATCAATAAGAATAGACTGCATAAGTTTGTCGCTATCTTCATAATAGAACCATATAGAGTCAGCATCAATTGTATGACTTGTGCCGCCCTTGACATAAGTAATCTTATCTGTTGTACTGTCATAAGTAGGCATAGCATCACACTTAATTGCTTCATCTACATTAAGCAAAGCTATCTGTTCATCAGTATAAGTATTTGCATCAGAAACTCCCTGTGCTACTTTACTATCAACAGAACCAGTAACAGTTGAATCGCTATTGAGAGTTGCTATATCTTCTTTATTCTGTTGTACCTGTGCTTTCTCTGTATCATCGTAGTCATTAGTTGAAAGACCTTTACCAGTTTCCTTTTCAACGTACAGTTCTAAAAAAGCATTGATTTCTGACTTAGTGTAATAATTCAGAAGGTCAGCAGAACCACCGCTTAATACTCTCCACTTGCCTGTTTCGTCATCAACTGTGTTTGCCTTATTAAAGAGATAAGGTAATCCAGTTTCAACACACGTTGCTATAAAAAGACTTGGTAAGTAATTTTCATTATATTCTTTCATATCAGCGAGAGTTTCAAACATATCTCTCTTGACATTAGGAGAAGATTTTCTAATGTCAAAGTTATCTAACATACTAACAGCCATTTATAAATCCCTCCTTACTTAAATGTTATCTGATTATCTTCTGCTGCTGTTGGTTCGATTAATGTATAACAATAATAATCTATACCATCAACTAATACTTCGCTTCTCTGGAATGAATCCCAATAGTTGATATTATTGACTTCATCCTTGATACTTGTTAATGCACCAAATGACTTAGGATAAGCATAGAACACCTTACCCCAATTGGTAGTAATTCCACTATAAGTATAAGCCTTTGTATCTTTCAGTGTATTTGAACCACTCTTAATTGTAGTTTCGTCAGGGTCACTTACACTTGCATCACAAATGCCATAATAAGATTTACCAACAAACTTAATTGTCACAGAGGAATTAGTTGACTGCTGTCCATCAGTTGTTGTTGCTTTAAATGTAACGTCTGACCTGATAGGTGTAACAGGTGTGTACTGATATTGGAAGTTACCACCATCAGCAACACCAGTTGTGACCTCATTAAGTAAAGTATCACCTACATAGAATGATACCTTTGTAACAGGCTTACTCTTTTTAGTTACAGCACCTTTAAGAAGAATAGTAGATATACTATCATTCACAATATCATACAACTTTGTGGCTGGTGTTGTACTGAGTGATATAGTAGGTGGCTGATACTTTATAAGTATATCTTTTATAATATTTTCAAGATTAGTTCCAGTAGGATATGTCTTACCACTTGTTACACTACCTATATTCTCTGTTGCTGTAATTGCACTTGTAGTCTTAGCAACTACTGAGATAGCACCAGCATCAAGCGTTGAACCATCTGAAAATGTAAATATTAAATGATTATTAGTATTTATAGAAGCGTTTGTAATAGAAATGCCCTGTTCGCCATCTTTAACAAGCATTTGTGCTGTTTGTACAGTACCAGTATCACCAGTCCAACGGAAGGTCACAATATGTCCATCATCTACGTCCGTAATAGACTGAATTGTACAAGGCTTTCCCCTGACCGCACCAAGTCCTTCAGCGGTCTTACGAACATAAGCTTGACATAATGCGTATGTTACAACATCCATTCAATCACTTCCTTTCTTACTGTTCAATCCAAGTCTGAGATTCTGCATTATAAAAAAACACAGTGCCAGTATCTATCTCTAAAAAGGCACTACCGTTAATTATTTCAGTATCTTTATAAAATCCAATTGGTTTAATATCGCTTGATAATCCACGCAATTCAAGTACAGGAGCATTTGTATGCTCTCCTATTTTTGCCATTGTAATTGCCATAATAATTCTCCTTTCTTTAATCTGGATAAAAGTTTATTGTACACCCATCAGGGAATGATGTTGGGTAATATTCGCAATCTTGTGCTATCATTACACTTGTAAGAGAAGTATTCCTAAATGCAAATCGCCCAATCTTTTTAACTGAGCGAGGAATTGATATAATTGATAAAGAATTATCATTACAAAATGCACCAATAGGATTAACAGACGGGATATTAACATTTGTCAGAATACCATTTATAATCTCCCATGAAGAATGTTCATAGATAGTTACCTTTTCTATAGTGACATCTGCTGTTAAGTCTTGTCCAGTTCTGTTAATAACTCCGATGTTGACAGTAAAAGAACTTGTGGAGTCAGGTGCATTAATGATTACAGTGTTACCCGTACCACTTAGACTCCAATCACCACCATCTCCATTTCTAAAAAATCTAACATGGGGAGTTACTCCCTCGGGAAGTTCAGCATCTACAACAACTTTGTATTTCTTGAAAGAGCTTGCAGAGAAGTAGTATTCACCATACTGCCATTCCCATACAGGCATATTACGAGTGTAACAACCATTTGGTAAGTTCACAAGATTTATGTTATACTTACCATTATTAGTATTGTAGGTGAGAAATTGTTCATTGCTTGATGTATCATAATATGCAGTTGAACTTATGCTTGCAAGCCAATCATTCCAAGAATATGCTGATAGGGTATCACCAAGAGTAAACCCATGTTGTGCAAGAAAAGTGGGATTATTTTTTTCTTGCATTGTACAAGCAATAAATGTACCACTCGTTGTACAATTTTCAAATAAATCCGTTTCAACAAGAAGATTAGAACCACTAAACTGAGCGTTCCAAGTATCTTGGGATTTTACATTTAAGTCTACTAAGCTCTGATAACTTCCCTGAGAAGATACTTCTAACCCCTTTGAGGAAGAAGTACTACTCTTAAAGGTCACAGAACCCGAAAGGTGTGAATTATTAAGTGTAGCAGAGAGAATGTACCCAATACACTCACCATAAACTTGAATATTGCAATCTTCAAAAATAGGCTTGTATCGTTCTCCCACAGATATCACACCACTTGTATCATGTGATAGAATGAATATATCACTTTTCTTAAAGCTTAAAGTATATAACGAGCTATAAAAATATAATAATCGACCCTGTTCTACAAATTCACCACTAAATGAAAAGTTTTCTATGGTTGGCATTGGTCTGTATGAGGGGTGAGAACTATCACCTGTAAATACATTTCTGCCATTAACATACCAGTTCTCAAACTTAATATTTCTAAAACTATTTGCATAATACATTTTAAACAGTTCAGCGTTTTGCAAGTTTTTATTGCTTAAATATACATTTTTAATTGAATGGTTTTGTCCATCAAAGTCACAGGCAAGTATAACTCCTGAGTCTGTAATGGTTTCACCTCTCATATCGATGTCTGCACCTAATACAGCATATTTATTTTCTTGAGGAAGAACAGTCATAAGTTCATTCCATGTTGATATAACATAAGGGTTTGCCTTTGTTCCATCTCCTGTCATATACTCACCACCTTATTCAATTTCTGTAATTCCTTCGGGGATATATACTCCTAAAACATTAGAAGTATTAAAAGTTGTTGCTCTTATAATTGTTGTATCTTTGCCTCCCATTAGCGTAGGAACAGAAGGAGTGATAGTTTCTCCCTTGTAAAAAATCGAATTTGATTTATTATCAATTGTTTCGTATACATAATCTTCATCAGAAGTGGGGTCAAAAATTGGCAATTCTTCTATGTAAAAACCATATATGTAGCTACAAATATTTATATAGTTCCCCGTTCCATTCGCAAATATTTTTAATTCATGTTCTCCGCTTTCACAGAAAAAGGGGAGAGTAAAACAAACTAAATTGTATTTGTCTTGCAAAATAGTTTCTCTTGGGACATGAGATATTTTATTTTCATCAATATAAACATCCAAAGAACAATCTCCCTCGATTGTTCCAAAAACATTGGCATTAAATACAATTAACAGATTAACGCTTTGGGTTGCTTTAAATTTTATAATCGTTATTCTTGTATTGTCTCTTATTATTTCTCCCAACGTATTTAACCCATTCACCACAATAGGAGAAGCCCCAGAGTCTTTATAGTTTACTGCACCGATATATGCAGACTGATTTGTTACTATCGCTCCTTTGTAATATAACTGTACGTTTTCTCCTACGTTTATAGCAGAGCCACTAAAATTAGGAACGGTATATTTAGTTCCATTTGATAAAACTTCTACGGTATAGTACCCATTTTGTAAATCCTCTATTACTCGACATGGGAGAGATGTGATACAATTTGATTTCTTTAAAAATTCACTAATTCTTTTGTCGATTAATTCATTCAATGCCTCCAAAATGTATCACCCCCTCATGCCATCATATGTCATATCGTTTGGTAGCCAATTAATATTTGTACAGTTTATGTTCATTTTTTCAGAACTTAAAGGAATGGTAATCGAATTTACAACAAATATTCCATTATCAATATTACAATATCTATCTGATACCCCTATTGTTTTGTTAACATCTAAATGTGGGATAATCATTGAACTAAATGCTAACTGAACTTTTAACATAGAGTTTAACTTTAAATAGCGATTAGCCACAGACCTACAGTCTCGAATCATTTGTGCTTCTGATACATCGTAGTATTCAATTTCTTGGCTTGTCCTGCGCAACCCCACACTAATGTTTATTGGCGAAAGCGGATTGGTATTGTACGCCGTATAGCTTACATTTGGTGTATCTATCTTTGAAGTATTTGTATACACGCACACAACATTTTCTCCCTCATCGAAAGAATAAGAATAATTAACTTCTTCATAAGTAGAAGATAAATCTGTAAATTCCCATTGCAATGGGGTATATATATATCCACTATTGTCAATACATGGCTCAAAACAGAAGTTACCTTCTGTATTATAATATACCTCTGCATTATACAAATCAGAAAGTTTAGTAAATATATCTCCAATAAAAGCATTTGCATCAATAGAAATATCTGACTGAATTACTTGTGAATTATATTTAGTATGAATATGCGGTGGAGCAGAATCAATCATTGAGGTATTGGTCATATTCATTTTACCTCTAATGATAATATCATTATTTCCCATGTTACGAGCTAATGTATCTTTTATCACGTTTGATAAAGAAGCTCCACGTTTAATGAGATACTGCACATCTGCCATGTTAATTTTCAAAGTACCATCAAGAGCTGCCCCTTTGTCAATTGCTTCAATAACGACTGTGCCGTTCTGTACATCTGCTGTTTTGGTATAAAAAATTCCTTGTGACCACCAATACACATTTCCTTTAACAACCAGCCCTATCCATAATTTAAACTTGCGTTTATACCAGAAGTCTGAGTTTTTACTCGGTAAATATTTACCATCTACATTGGCAAGAGATAAGCTACAAGAACGGCGAGTAATGCGTTCATAATTAATATTAATTTGACCGCCTACATTTTCCAAATTCTTTTCTATTTCTCCTATTACAGTTTCCCACTCGGATAACAATTCGAGTTTTATCTTATATGAACATCTATACTGTTTAAGCGCATTGAGATATTCTTTTGTATAGGTGTTAAAATATTCCATTTTATCACCTCTCTTGCATACGGGCTGGCTCAGAAATTCCTGTTATAATTTCGTTAATATTGCAACATTCAGCCCAATTAAATTCTACTGTCGTAAAGAGCTGTGGTACGTTTTCTTGATAAATAGTGCTGGGATTTTCAGTAATATTAACTACCCAAACATCACCCTTTTGTGAACGTAAAACAAATTGGCAATCTTGTGTAATAAATTTTCTCCAAGCACGAACCATTTCAATTGTGTCATTGTAGGTGTTGTCTGGACACGATATACTTCCAATGCCAGCAGATACAGTTCCAGTCATAAAGTCCGTTTGTGTAGAAGTAAGTGAACTATATTTACCAAAACCACTATGAAGTGTTTTATCTGTATTTTGTACTACGGTAGTATCATCAATGTCTGTGATAAATTTCCATGTATCTCCAATAAGGAAGAAGGGGAGTCCATTAACATCTTTTCCACTATCGTGAATAGCGGTGATAGTATATCCGTATTCTGAAGTGATAATTTTATCCGAAAGAACAGCTCTGTTAATTTCAGTTGATTCAATTGTTCCAGAATAATATGGCACAAACATATACACATATTCTCCATGAGTGCTGGCTGTATAATCCACAAAAGCTCCCGAACCCCAAAAGTCGCCTATTAGTGTTTTGTGCGGAAAGCTACCATACTGGCTAATATTTTTTCCTTCAATTCTATAAACTCTAATACCATTACTTATAAGGTTTCCGTCAAAATCTATTCGTACTGCATTGTTCCATTTTTCTACCTTTGGTGGGTTTATACGAGTAAACTTGACCGTAGTTTCCCTTTCTGGAGCAATAAAATCTTCTGAATAAGCCGTTATATCTGTACCGTCCTGACCAATTGCATTAACTACAAATCGGTATATGCGTGTATTATCATTTCCCCCAAATAGCGGACAAAACTTAGAATACCCCTTTTCATTATCTAAATTGCTTATATCCGAAACATAATAATATTTGTCTTTGTATTTGTCATATTGTTGACCTTGACGTATAACATCTCCTAAATTAACGTCATCAGTTGTTAGCGCAAAACGCTGTTCGTCATTAGCTACCGCTTTCGCAACATCAACATAATAGTCGTAATCGTCTACAAATGTATATTCTATCTTTTGCGAATATCTTTTTCCCGTCTTGGCAACATCATAATATACACCACCATCAGTCTTTTTCTGCATGGTTAGTGTATAATACTTCAAGAAATGATATTGTGCCTGACTATAAACAGCAGAAAACTTTACACCATATGCGTTCCACTCTGCGTTCATCGCAACGATTTGCGGTCTTGTTGCGAGTTTAAAATAGTATTGTGGTGTAACGATATAATTACAATATATTTGATAAGGAGTTCCTATGGGGTAATCATTTGCAAGACCACTCTCAAGAATAATTTCTCCTGTCGCATAGTTGTAACTTATTATTTTTTGAGACTCCCCACCTATTTTTAGTGACATTATATTTAGATAATATGTAATACCACTGTTTACAACCGTTATAGGTTTTTTTATTTCTGCAAAGTCCCATTCATAAATACTATTTATTTGATTTTCTATAATAAAAGATGTAGAACCAGAAGTGTAAGCTTCTTGAACCTCTCCTCTTAAAACAAAACGGTCTGTTGCTACACCACCAGAATTTGTCAATCCTCCTATTATCATAAATTGCATTATATATGAACCAACAGGATTAAGATTACTTAATAGTCCTACCCCATAAACAGTATCATTATTATATGCCAAGGGATTATATTGCATTAATTCGGTGTCATAACTATATATTACCGAATCTGCCTTGGCTAATTGTCCTGTTTCATAATCAAAAAATCTAACTGCATAAGCTTTTAAATTATCACCTTTAAAGGTAAAACTCACACGAGTTTCATTTTCTTCACTATTTCTATCCAGAGTTATATTATTATCTGGATATACGTTGATAGGCAGTTGAACCATTATGCCACCTCCTTAAAATATTGTCCCCTGTATATTTCTATACAGGGGACTTGTAATTATTGTTTGCCAGTATAACTCTCTGTTAATTTGTTTCTAAAATACTGGTCAAGCTCTTTATCGAGATTTCGTGTAAGCTCTCTTGGGTTGTTAGCATATACATTGATAGCCCCAATAGAAACACCTGATTTGTTATTGTTGTTATTTAACTTAAATCCAGCAAGCTTATTCGCTTCTAACATTGTGTCCGCAATAAGATTTGGAGTATTATGTATTAAAGAGTATAACTTTGCAGAATCCCTTGCATTGAGTATTAGTTCAGGAGCATTTTTTCTGCCATGCAGCATTGCAACTCCTGTCTCATCTACAACGCCACCAGAAGAATAACCACGAATTTTCCCCTCTCTCATTGCCTTGACAGCATCAGTCAAAGACATCTCACCGCCAAGCACACGCTCTACCATTTCCTGACTCGTAATGACTTCCATACTCTTAATAGCCATATCGTCAAGAATATCACGAGCTTCACGCAAATTATCTAAGCCAGAAACAAAGAAATTAATATCATAATCTCCACCACTCAAATTATCGAGGGCAGAAGAAAGACTGTCAATGACTGATTGTTTTCTACCTATATCATCAACTAATCCAGAAATCTTGTTTTTAAAAGTTTCAAAATTACTTGTACGTTGTTCAAGCGTAGAGTTCTCATCAATCTTAACAGTATCAAGATATTGAACGTATTCTCCGTTCTTAGCTTTAAGAGCTGAAACGGCATCTTCAACTTGCTTCTTGTAATTCTTCCAAGAATTAATCTGTTCTTGTTTTGATTTGATTTCAGCATCTTTAGCCTTGATTGCTTCTTCTTTGAGCTTAATCTCAGTATTCGTTAATGTCTTTAAAGCAGCGTTATGATTTTTATATTCTGCTTTAAATTTTTTCATAATGTCTACGTCATGATTAGCAATTTGCTCACGCCAATCAGCACCGAGTATTTGTTCCGCAAGCAATTCTTCTTCTGCGGTTTGAATTTCCTCTGAAATTACTTTCCAAATTTCAGCATATTCTTCTTCGAGTTCAATCTGATTGTCTATCTTTGCTAATTCATTGTCACGTTCTTTTTCAAGCTCCTTAATCGCCCGTGCGTTTTCAAAGCTATCGAGGTCACTTTGAGCATTTTGAACATCTTCTTTAACGCTTTCGTAACGATAGCCTCGTGTTTCGTCATAAACATATCGTTTGTTATTACGAGCATTTTCAAGATTCGCAAGTTTCTGTGCATATTCAAGAGCATCTTCACGTTCTTCGTTTTCCGTTTTAAGAGCCTCAATACGTTTATTATATGTATCTTCAATAGCCTTGCGTTCATCTTCAAGTGCTTTCTTTTGTTTTTCTATTGTATTTTGAACAACACTATTAACAGTGTCATACTGTTTAATAATATCTTCTAATGCACTCTTTTGTTCGTTGAGACTGTCAAGCTCATCCTGTAAAGATTGCTTTTCGGATTCAAGCGTAGATAATTCTTCTTCGTGCTTGGATATTACATTATCAATAACATATTCCTGTGCCTTTAAACGATTGTCAATTTCCTTATTTATTGAATCAATATCCTTATTTAACTGGTTGATTTCATCATTAAGTCTTTTCTGTTGAGCCGCAAGTGCCTCGGTAATGTTTACTGTATTACCAAGTTTTTGTTCCCACTGTGTAATATAAATATTATTTCGTTTAATTTGCTCTCCATACTCTTGTAAGTTTTCTTTGCCCTTCCTGATTGTTTCAAGTGCAGCTTGATACTCGGCACGATAGGCAGAGTTCGATAATCCTCTTGCTCCCAACAAAGCAACTTCGGCTTGTGCCTCATCCAGAGTTACTTGCAGTTGTTCTTTCTTGGTCTTTAATGTTTGATTTTCTGTTTCTAATGAAGCGATTTGCTGATTAATATATTGGTCTTTCAGTTCCATCAATTGTTCTTGATTCAAGACATACTGACCATTAACCATTTTAATGTCCGTAATAATTTTATCAGTATCTAATTCCATTATTTTCCAGAAATCAGCATTTGATAATCCTTCGCCATTAGCAAGGGTTTGGAGCGCAGAAGTCATTGTATCAACAGTTTTACCGAAACCACTTTCAATTTCATTCGTGCTCTCAAACCATTTAGCTCTGGTTTCCTCAACAGATGTATACAAGGTATCAAGTTTGTTTAGATTTTCCTTTGAAACTTCACCAATCACCTCAATGTCTGGAGCTTCAAACTTTCTAATTTCAGACATATAGTATTCTGTATTTGCAAGTTCTGTGTTTAAGTGATTATATCTCTTGGTAAGTTTTTCGAGAGTATTCTTATCAACCTCATCAAGTTGAGAATAAATTTCAATTAATTGTTCAACTTGATTCTTTGCATCTTTGATTTCACCAGATAAATATAGCTTATTAGAAAATAAACCATCTTCAAACTGTAACCCAGCTACATTATCATATATATTCTGTATACTTTCATCTACACCTTCAATGACATATAAAGATTTTGCTAAATCATCATGTTTAGGTAAGTAAAAATCACCGTATATATCAAAATCTTGAGGGTTGTTGGGATTATAACCATAGGGGGTAACATTGTAACTTGATATTATTTCAGCTTCTTTTATCTTATCGGCATTTTCAATTCGCCATTGTTCATATTGTGCCTTAGATAATTCGTCAATCTTTTGAAGCTGCTCATCATATTTTCCATTAACAAGGTCTAATCCCTTGGCTTCTTCTCCAAATTTATCAATTAAATCCGTTTGTATTTGAGATAATTTATCCTTTGCATCAACAGTGGTATCAATAGATAAAGCTACTTGTTTATATTGAGTTACAAGTTCCTCAATACTTTCTGCTTCTTGTATAAAAGATTCTGTACTATCTCTTAACGCATTGGATGTATCAATTGAGTTTTGTCTTACCTCATCTAATTCTTCTTCGGTAATAAAAAGTTTGTCTACCAGCTTTCCAATACCTTGTACTAATAAACTTACAGCAAGAGACAAACCAAAACTTAATGCAGCATTAAGGGCAGTTACTTTGATTTCAGTCGCTACTGCTTGTGCGCCTGTCGATTTCAACGCCCCTGTAATTTTAGCCAAGCCCTTTGTGTCAGAAGATTTTATATCATTTTGAATTTCTTTAAAGGTTTTGCCAAATAATGTAATTTGTTTATTTGCATTATTTGTTTCGTCAACAATAGAACCAAATACACCTACGCCTTTAGTCATACTAAGAGTCGCGCCCAATCCTGCCATTAAAGTTGGGAATGAGCCAAACACTTTAACTATCTTAGTAAGGATTTCTAAGAATTTTTGCGCTCCACCAAGAAGATTTTTAGTAAACTCACTATTAACAACAGTTTGTGCAAACTCTTGGTATGCAGCTTTCAGAGTATCAAGAGAATACTGAATAGACTTTGCATATTCGTCTTGTTCTCTCATAGCAGAACCAGTTGAATTAACTGATTTGTCTAAAACCTCATCAAGTCTCTCGTAATTATTAAGAGCAGCGGCAACAATATTTGATTGACGTTTTCCTGCGATTGCCTCAAGAAGTGATGCTTGGTCAATATCGCTAATGTCATTCCATACTTTACCAAGTTCCTCGATAATCTGATAAGTTGACTTAAATGTATTTTCGTCAATCATTATATCTACGCCAGAGATGCCTTTAATAAGCTCACGAAGTTTAGCTGTAGATTCTACCATTCCTTCGGTATCTTCTCCAGCTTCTTCAAGCTCTGTTTTAGCACCACGAATACGAAGTGCCACCGTCCTCCAACCTTGTGCAACCATCTCGGGATTCTGAACTATTTCATTCGCAACTGTTGTAAGTGCAATAGTTTCATCAAGAGTATTATTAGCTGCACTCATAGCAGAAGCTACTCTTTGTAAAGCCAATCCAAGCCCACCAGAATCAATAGCAAAGTTGTTTGATACATTATTAATTCTATCAATGATTCTCTCGGCTTCAGAAGCTTCTATATTAAACGCTTTCATGACACTAATAATGCTTTCAGAAGCACTATCTATGTCAATGCCATCACCTACGTTTTTGTAAAGCGTAGCAACCCTACCAAGCTCCTCGGCATCTGGCAAATTAAAACCAGCTCTGCTAAATGTGCTTGTGGCATTAATAACATCACTTACACTTGCACCTAATGTTTTAGCAGTTATAGCAGCAGATTTCTGAAAATCTTCAAACTCTTTATCGCTGGCTTCTGTAACTTTTCTCAGTTCTACCATTGCATTATCAAGAGTTATAACTTCATTAACTAATGATTTTACAATGCGAATAGCTCCTTGCAAGGAAATCCATTGCATAAGAACCTGACTGAGCTGAACACGCATATTTCTAAAGAAACTATTTGTTGTTAAATTAGCGGCATCTGCTTCTTTCTTAAACGTAGCTATTTCTTCATTAAGGTGTTTAAAATCGTCTGCACTTAAATTGCCACTCCTAAGTCTACTCTGTAACTGTTTTAATTTTTCAGCAAAAGTAGTTATACCGTCTGAGGTGAGTTTAGTTGACTGCGCTACCTTCTTATTTTTATTAGACCAATCTTCAAGAGAAGCAGAAACTCTTGCTATGCGATTATCAAGAGTAATTTTCGCAGAAGCATTTTTTGCAGTACGCTCTGACTCTTTAAGAGCTTGTGCCGATTGTCTTTGAAGTTCAACCTCTTTTTGTTGTAAGGCAATGCCATCAAGTTTTGCCTTTGCTAAATTCTGTGCATCAATCAAAAGATTATCATATTCTTGTATCTGCTGAGAGATTTCTTTTGTCAGTAAACCTTCGTTCTGTAATCTTTCAATTGTTGAAGCAACAACCTGTCTGTAACGTGTTACATAACTTTCGGCAACACCCTTTTCTTCATTTGTAGCAGAAGGGGATAAAGTAACCTTAGAATATTGCTGAATTTTCTGATAAGCCGCATTTATTTCTCTTAAAGCCTCTAACTGTTTTTTTGTGGAAGAAGAAGCATCCTGAGACTCTAAGTTTTTAGCCAGCTTTATGTCACTTGTAATTTGACTAATCAAGATACTAAGTTCTTGATACTGTCTTATCCACTTTTCGTTGTAACCATCTTGTGATTGTGTACGCTGCAAATCAATTAATTTTTGCTGCGCTTCGGCTAACGAATTAAAAGTAGTTTCAGATTGATTAAGCCCATTTAATCCTTCATAGGCGACCTGTAGATTCTTTAATTCATTAGAGAAGTTTCTCGCATTATTAATAGCATTGGTAAATTGATTGAGAGAACTATCTCCACCTCTAAGTAACGAGCCTAAATTCTTTACTGCACCATTAAGTGCAACAAATTCAGCCCGTAATTCCTCTACATTTCCCTTACCATTCTTTAGTTCTGCAAGCTTTTGTTCAAAGGACTCAAACGAGATTATATCATTATTCAATGTTGCTTTTATGTTGGGTGCGAAATCTTCACCAACATTTGCTTTAAGAGAAGCCAGTTTTGATGTATACTGGTCTACAAATTTCGTAAGCTGTTCTGCTTGCTTCAAAACGCCACTGTCATTGTAAGTACCAGAAACATATTCAAAAGCATTTCCAGTTTCATTTATTTCAAAACGTAAAGTTCTTAATTCTCCACGAGCGTTCTTAATTGTCGCAACAAGACCGTCTAACGCTTTGCCACTACCGTTTTCGCTATCAGAGCCTTCTTTTCCGCTGTACAGTCCCTTTACACTGACTTCTCCTAAAGGAGCTAATCTCTTTTCAAGTAAAGTTATGTTCTTATTAGCGTCAGTATATCCATTGGTTGTTAATGCGCTGAAACTTTTGGTAAATGTATCATTCAAATTTCTCAAAGAGTTAGAAACTTTGTCTACTTCTTTGGTAGTTTTTTGAGAAGCATTTTGAATATTACTCATAACATTTGTTGTTGTGTTACGAGTGTCAAAATCTATATTACCAATATTCAGCTTTAAGTTAGAAGATATTGTATTTAATTGAGACTGTATACGCTGTGTTGTTTTTTTTAAATCAATATTACAGGTAATTTGTAATGCCCTATTTGCATTAAGTTGCTCACTAACTGATTTTAAATCGTTCTGTATGGTACTGACCGTTTCTCTCTTTTGTAAGCCAGCAGTTATTACAATCTTACTATTATTTGCCATTTAAGCACTACCCCCTTTCTTTTGAAAATCCAAATGAACATCTTGTCCATTCCATGTAGCTATAACATCATCTGAGGATATATACACACCGTATGGATTTTGACGATTAAATTGTGCAATTGCTTTTTCTATGAAATGATAACCCTCATAATAAGTGAAGCGATTAATCCTATGCCCTATTCGTTTTTCCAGTTTTGGTGCATACCAACCAGAGTTAATTAAAATGGGAACATAAGACTGGTGAGTATGATTGAAATTAGGATGATTAGCCATAGAGTCCATAAAAGAAACACGAAGCTCTATTCTGTTTCCTTTTACTCTTGCTTGTAAAAAATTTTCAGCGTATAATGAATCCATAAAATCAAATGTACGTTCATACTCGATTGGTTTATACGACAGATAATATTCTCTGATATAATTATCTAAAATCTGATAAAGATATTGAACAGCCCCTTCGAGATTTTCTTTTAAGGTTTTTCCGTTTTCCATTTTTATTTCTGTTTGCAATATTTTTTCAAGTTGTTTCTCTATACTATCTGCCACATTTACCACCTTACTTCTTTCTTTTTTTACCTATTACCGCATTAACAAAAGCTTTTTTATCTACTTTGTTAATTCCACTAAGAACTTCTTTCGCCAAAACAAGACTCTCGGTATTATCTGTGGTTATTATTGTTGATATATCTTCACAAAGCTTATCAAAAGAAGTTTTCTTAGTATTGATGCGATAATTAATCTGGTCAATAACAGCAGTCTCAATATCACTCCAGATTTCAAGATTAGTTACCTTACGTTCAATCTCAATAAACCACTGTCCCTGAGACAGCCCATAAATTTCGTTCACGCTATAATCAGAAATATCTAAATCGGTAAAGTATGTTATCATAGCATAATGTGTAATAACGGGCTTTCTCCATGACTCATACTCTCCCTTTTCATTAAAACAACTATCTACGATAAGAGAAACAATTTCTGCAAAATCATCAGTAGTTAATGTTGTAAATATATTGATAATTTCTCCCTTTATCTTTATAGGCTTACTTTTTTCTTCCTGACACTTTGCAATAATAGTATTAATCTTTGCCATATTCAATTCTCCTTTTCTATTTCCGTTGCGTATCGTCCAAGAGCTATGCTATCAGACAAATCGTCAACTGTTATATCAAGACCATAATAGTCATTTACTTTCTTCATAATATCTTTTTTACGTTCTGGACGTTTTATTGTTCTGTCATATGTGCCCCAAGTATTTATCCACTTACTTTCTTCAATTATTTTATATGGGATATTTAAGGTATGGCACAAATGAGCAATAAAACCCTGTAATCTACCCAGCGACTTATAGCCCTTTGGGTTTCCATTTTCAAAAATCTCCTCAAAATAAACTACATCAGGGGCAATTTTACGCAATTCCTTTTCAATAATATCTGTAATGAGCGTTGTTCTTAATAGCGTTATTTCATATTTCCACTCAGGCATATCAATAAAAAGTGTACGCTTAGTCTTGTCGTAGACATAAGAAACTTCATCGATACGTTTCTTCTTTTTGGGTTTGATTAAGTAGTAATTAACAAGCTCTCCATTTTCAAATACAGACAACCCTGTTGCGGTTGTACTTTGGTCTAAAGCAATAATTGTCATTTATTCCTCCCTTATAAAAAAAATAGGGGTAAGCCAAATTGTATGACTTACCCCTTTCATTATTCTATTTCTTCGTTATTTGTATCTTCTTTTGGTTTGGGCTTTGAAACTCTTTTAGGAGTGCCTTTTGAAATAATTTTCTTAATATCTCTTGACACAGCTTCAAGGTACGGCATTTCACTATCAATTGAAATACCGAGACTTGCAAAGGCTTCAGCCGTTTCTTTAGCATTTGTAACTCCTTCACGATACTCTCTGAGAAGATGTACAATTTGATAATGCTCTGGAGAACAAGTTATTGCCCTCCAACTTCCAATTTCCCCACAAGAACGACAATAGTGATAGCCCTTACCACAAATCTGACAATAAGCGTTTATTTCAGCCATTTAAATCTCACCATCAAGGAGTCTCAGGGAGTGTGGGGAATACCACTCTAAAGAGCTGTTTGTTCTCGTCACAATAATCCTGCTGAGCGGAGAACGAGAAGGGGAATGTATCTGTCTTGCCAAAGCTTGCAGTTACAGAAGCAGAGAGCTGCGCCTTGGGGAAGATGGTATAACCAGCAAGAGCTGCGCCACAAGCTGTTTCAAAAAGTCCCTCTACAACAATCTCAATGTCCTTGGGGAACTTATCAGCAGAGTTAATGATTGCAACACAGTCCTCGGAATTGAAGTCATATTCCACAAAGAGCTTATCGCCTTCCTTTATGTCTCCGTCTGCAAAAGTAAGTGTCTTTGTACCAGAGGTATAAGTAAATACTCCGTCAGACGCAGCCTGACCAAGTTTGAAAATTTTCTTAGGATAATCGTCTTTGCCAAGAATACAAACTGAAATCTTATACTCAGGAACAGACTCAGTTCCAACATTAGCAGCGGCATACTTGAGGGTATACTCAGTTAAAGTATCTCCTGCCTTATATGTCTTTACAGGGTCAGAAATAGGAACTATAATTCCATTACCAGTAGTGCCGAATGTCTTACCCTCGCCATTAAGTTGCTGAGAATAAAGGTCAAGATTCCAGAAGGTTTCGTCACCAGTAAACTGACCTGTCTTTGCGTTCATCCAACGCTTAATAGGAGTACCCTCTGCATCGTTCTTTACAACTTCCTGTGCATCGCACTGTAATGAACCATTTGATACCTTTCCAGTGATAAAAAGAATCTCGGCAGTTGTACGGTCACGACCAACAATACGCTGAATTATATCAGGAATAACACCTGTTACATTTGTAGCCATGTAATCACTTTCCTTTCTTTTTTTTAACTGACTTCTCTTAGCCAATTAAATTCATTTTTGTTTATTTTACTCATATCCAGATTGCCAGAATAAGCTCCAATGCAAAGATGGTTTGAGTTTTCTATTATATTAATGCTTGACACGGAATCATAAAAAGCATATATTTTCATGTCCCACACCTCGTCAAGCCTGTATTTAAAATATGGATGATTGGTTATTCTTGAAATAGCTGTTTTTAAAATTGACTTAGGTTTTCTTCTCTTTGCAAGCTCTAAGTCATTATGAGCATATTCAATCATTTTTTGTTTCGTATAATCATTTGCCACTTTTGTAAATTTAGGAGGAGACAACATATTAATTTTCCGTATGTACTCGACAATATCAGAATATGTTTGTTCATCAATAACAATATCATAGTAATGCAATTCTAACTTATCATTACAATTCACCAACCTAAATTTACTGAAATCAATTTCACCAAAAAGTAGTTTTGTACTCTGATAGTCTAATGATTGATATAATACGCAGAATAATTGATAACTGGTTATTTTTGTAAAATCAATTTTCATATCATCTAATTGAGCGATAACATCAAATGGTGTACAAGTAAATGTTGAAATCATCGCATAATATTTATCCTCACCCAATTTTTCTATTTCACCAAGAGTGGGTTGACGTATCAAAATTTTGTCATTTATTTGATAGTCACGACCTCGAAGCATACTTAATGTTTCAACTACCATTACTATCACACATTTCTTTATTGAAATCTAAAACTTCAAATATTATTTCACGTTGGCGATAGGTGTCATTAAGACTTCTTGGCATATTAGATACTCTTTGCAAAGTCCCTATTCCAGCAATATGCTTTCCGTTGAATTTCTTGTTAATTAGCTGAGAAATATAATCTATACGAACAGCAGATTGCCCAGCAGTTTCCATACGCATGACACTTTGATGAGCGACAACATAAATATAAACTATACACTTGTCATATACTATATCATTCTTGAATGTATTAAATCGGTCTTGAACAGCTTCAACTCCGATTTCAACAAATATATATGTTTTGGCATCTTCCTGTGTTGGAATGATATAGTAATAGGGGAATAGTCGCACATACGTCAAATCTTCTTTGTCCTCATTTTCATTAATATCCAACGAATTTACTATTGCTTCGTCTTGCTGAAGCTGTTCGATTATCTTATTTTTAAAAGTGGTAATAATCTTATCATTAGCCATGTTAGATACCACCCTTCACTGTAATTAATAGTTCACTTGATTGTGTACCATCGTTTGCAATCAACTTAAAACTACTTCCCACTATATCTGTGTTATTTGATTGCACATGAATTGAGCATGAATATTCATCGACTATGGTAAGTTCTATGTAGTCTTTCCATTTGTCAACTACAAGCAAACTAAAATTAGCACTGCTATCAGTTTTAAATGTTTTAGTTCTGCCTATTCTAATTTCTGGTTTTCCAGAATATGAAATAACAATAGGGACAGTAGGCTCTGGAATAGAATTTGGGTCTATATAGTCACACAGCATTAAATCAATTCTATCAGTCTGAGGATTAAATTCATGTTCCGTAAATGTAATTCTCATAATACGCATTTCATTATATGAATATGGTACTTTTGACATTGATGTAATAATGTAAGTGTCAGGATGTTTTTTTGAAATATCAATAAACATTCTCTTATCTCGCTGTAATTCCGCAGTTATTTCATCAAGCGACAACCAACTCATCAACTGAATATAACCAGTTTGAATAATATTATTTGCCGTTTCGACACCAGTATTATATTGAGTTGCATCTGCGGTATAAGAAGGATAATAATAAATTACTCCTGTCTCACTGTCTTGCCATTTTAAAGTATAATTACATTCATGAACAACAGCTTTTGTATATATAGTGTCGCTGTCTGGCATAGCCATAATAATATATATCTGCCAGTTCTGTTTTGTATCTTTTATTTTGATATACTTATAATCAGCTACAAAATCACTTATTCGTGTAAGAACTTGTCTTTTCCAGCCTTGAGTATAAGCATCAAAGGTCTTGTTCTGGACAACTGCTTTTGTTGGGTATTCCGTTTCAAACAATCCAGTTTCACCATTGTATTGACCTTTACAAAAGATAACATCTTCTCCTAAAGGTGTTTCAGTTAAATCTTCATCAAAAGCGTCAATAACCCAATCATTCCATTCTTCATCTTCTAAACCGTTATTTATTGTTGGTTGCGGATTAATAAGATACCAACCTTGCGAATCCATACTAATCACCCCAATCAATCAAAAGCATGAGTTTTCTGTTTATGGAGGAACTCTTGGACTCGTTGCTGCTGGAATACCAAATCTTTATAAGTTACATTCTTAGAAGCATCGCTACCAGTTAATTGAATATCCTTACCTCGAAATCCATTTATCTTTTCTGCTCTTGACAACTCTCTTGTAAGATACTCTTGGTACATAAGAAGTCCTAACGTATACACAACATTACTTTTGAGCTTTGAATCAAATTTAGAACTATCCATATCGTAACCAAGTTCATCAATATCTAATTCGTATTGAGCCAAAGCAGAGCTAAACCATTCGTCCTCCAGCCCATCTGGTAACAGCTTTTTAGCCATTGGGTGAGAACGAAAGCTTTGGATAACATCATCTTTTGTAGTTACGTCACCCAATGTTAATCACCACCTTATTATTCGCTATCTTCTGTATTCAGCGGAATACCTGTGTATTTTTCAACGAACTTAATCTTATTATAATCATTTACCCCAAGCTTGCGCATAGTCTCGATAAGGAACTTCTTTTCTGGTAAGGTAGTAACAAGCTTTTTAATGGTGCTCTCAAACTGTGTCTTACCCTTGATTTTAAATGCTTCTTCTATCTTATCTTCGTTAGTAATAGACTGCTCAGAATCCTCAGTGTCAAAACCAACATAAACTCTTGTTTCCTTATCATCAATATATATATAAGGATGGGAATGGTCATTATTTTCGCCACAGAACTTTACACTTCCTGATTGCACCTGAGAAACTACTTCTGCTCTATCTATAAGAATTGATGTACGAGGAGGAATATTAACCTCTCCTTGTCCGTTGATTCTTATAAATCCCACAGGAAATGTTGTTAAGTTTTTAATTGTAATATTTGTGTTCATGTCTAACATTAAACAAAATCCTCCTTGATATTTTAGGGGCGGCATTTACCGCCCCATTGATTTTTATTATGATGCTGTATCAATAAGACCAATCTTATACTCCTCACCCTTTGCAATATCAGCAGCAACCTCAAGGTCATATCTTGTAAGAATCTTACCAGTTGTCGCATCATTTGCTGTAAAGCTTGTAAGACCACCACGAGTCCAGAGCTTGATAGGAGAAGCTATACCATTGGGAACTACATAGATATATCTATCGTCCATAATCTTGTCGAACCAATTATTAGCATTAACTGAGGTAAGGTCATAGGCATTATCCATACCGTATACCAGTGCGCCCATAATGCTTGAAACATAACCATTATTCTTAATCTCGTTCATTGCCTCCTGAGAGATATTGAGATAAGGGGTTGCCTGTGCATCTGCATATGTAGCAATGGTATTCAGCTTTGTAACAGCAGAAGTATCACCTACAAGAGTTACACGACCAAAGGGACGAGCCTTATTGATAACTTCCTGCACTCCCTGTCTTGTAACACCAAGAACAGCGTTCTTAATATTCGCATTTGTAACAGCATTAATAACCTTGTCAAACGCATAAGCCTTTGCCTTGTTCATCATATCTGTCTGGATGTTCTGAATAAGAGTATTCTCGGAACTCATATCACCATACTGAGCCTTACGATAATCAACCTCGTAACCAGCAGCAAGAGAAGTTGAAGGCACACCATACTCATCTTCGTAGTTAAAGCTGAAAGGAACATCACCATTGAGAGCCTGTCCTCTTGTATTAATGCTCTGCTTTGTTACCTTGCGCTTAATGTCCTCGCCGTAGCCAAGCTGCTCAAAGTCTCCAAAGAATCCCAGAAGCTTAATTTCCTCAAGTACAAGGGGGCTTACAACCAGTGTTCTGATAGCATTAAGCTCAGAAATAGCAGAAGTATCACCACCCTCGGCTTTTGCGTTCAGTTCCTTAATATAATTTCTACACTTGTTACCAACAGGCTTACCCTCTCCGTCTTTAATAGAGTCAATGGACTGTCCATTGACCATAGCACTATAAGCCTTTACAACAGGAGACTGTGAATTAAGCTCACTAACGACCTTATCTTTGCGACTATTAGTCATTTCATTAAGTTCATATCTTCTCATATCCTTATCATTCCTTTCTTAAAAATTATTCAGCAATGGTTACAAGAACTCTTACACCTATAGTAAGGAGCTTCATAACCTTAAAGCAAATGTCACCAGTAGTTGCGGTATCTTTCTTAAACTTAAATGTAGTAGCGTCAAATGTAAGTGTATCTCCTACTGCAATATCGCCAAATGTACCTTCTATATTCTCCTTTGTTACATCAAGCTCCATACCTTCCCACTTAGAGAGCTTAAAGAGATTTACATACTCTCCCTGTGCGATAGGATAAGTAAGAGCGTACTCCTTATCACCAACCTGAGTATTAAGAACAATATAAAGTTCCTCGCCACTTGCAGGAGCTTTAGTTACCTTTGAAGCACCTGTATATGTAAGACCAACAAGTGCGCCATTAATCATATCTGCGTGTGCTGTAACATTAGGGTAGCTATCACCAAAATGTTCAATCATCTTCATAGTATGTACCTTTACCATATTAAAACCTTCCTTTCTTAATTAATAAATAGAACCTTCGTCTGAATTTGTTGTGTTTGTTTTTGCTCTAAAGACTTCACCATAAATGTCGCCATTTGCAGAATTAAGCTCAACGGTGGTATCTTCTTTCTTTTCTACTGACTTCATACCAATGCCACGATAAATAGCATCAATTACTGTATTAATCTCAACATTAACAGGGTCAGCCTTGAACTTTTCAATCTCATCCTTTGCATACTCCTTCTGCTCATCTGTAAATCCTGCGATAGCAGAATTAAGTTCGCCAAGTCTCTCCTTTGCCTTTGCCTCACCAAGTGCAACTTCGAGTGCTCTCTTTTCCTCCCAAGCACCGTCAAGCTCCTTGGACTTCTGGTCAATCTCAGCCCTAACCGCATCAAGTGCAGACTGAATTTCAGCAACAGAAGCGTTAAGTTCCGCAATCTTGGAATCCTTATCTGTTATAATCTGATTAAGCTCTGTAATCTTTGCCTCATACTCGGCATTTTTAGCATTAGTCTCTGATACTGCAACCTTTACGGAATCAGTAATCATAGCAAGTGTCTCTTTATCCATTTTGTTAACCTCACTTTCTTTATTCTTGTTTTTATTCAAAGAAGCGGCTTCTAATACAATTGCATTTTCATCAGCTTCTTTAACACTTAAAATAGCAGTACCACTGAAATCAAACACCATAGGTATTCTGTATTCGTCAGTAGCCTCACCTTCGTATATAATTTGGTAGTCATTTTCTTCTTTTCCAGTTAATTCAATAGAAGATTTTATAACATTTGTCTGTAAATTGTTCTTGAGCCATTTTACAAAGTTGGGATAGCGTTGGTCAAATAAATAACCTTCTCCAACTAAAAGCTTTTTATCAGAGCCATTTACATTAATCATTTCTAACTGTGCTTTTTCAATTACTCCAACTACATCCGAATCTTGAAATATAGGCACTGAATTACCCTTACCATCTTCAATCTGGTCAGTATACCCATGTCCTAAAGGTACTGTTTTTGTATCATCTGTAAACTCACAGCATATTGGCATATTAATAGCGGTTTCCAGATTGTTAAGGACATATTTTTCCTTCCAATGGAGTCCGTTACCTTGTGTATCTTCTTCATTTTCATGTATGGTGAGAAGTGCCATCTTTATATACCTTCTGCCACTTTTAGTACGTTTACTTCCCATTTCAATAATTGTATTCACGTTCTCACCACCTCTCATGTGCTATAATAAAAAGGACTTGCTGTATTATAGCAAGTCTCTTTAACCATTTGGTTTGGGTTGATTATTAGAATTATTTGTTTTACTCTTAATTGTATTTGGATTAGTAGGGTTGTCATTTGTTGGTCTACCGCCACTACTATCTTCTTGATTTCCAGTATCATCTTCTTGATTTCCAGAGGTATTATAAGAAGTCTTATTAACTGGATATTTGTCTAATACTCCTTCTTCTAACTGTTCGTCCAACATAGCAAAATAAACGTCTTTGGGAATACCAGCGCAATTAGCAAGATACGCAAGTGAACCTCTACCAATAGTAAATAATTCTTTGGCTGTATTGAAATATTTCTCCCTGTTTAAATGGGTTATTGGCAAGTAATTATTTTCAATATTAATAAAGTCCAGTCCGAGTATATTATAATTAATAACTTTGTTTAATTCCAAAGTAATATCATATATCCACTCAAACAATTGACTGGTAACTAATTCAAGATTGGTTTGCTGAGAACTAAATGAAGTTGTTCCGCTTGCGTTAAGGAGTGAAGCCGCAAATCCCAAATCAGTCCCGACTTTAGTATCAAGATTGGACTCATAATCATTATCAAACAAATCAGTTTTGGTTTCGATACTTCCAATTTTCGTTCCTGCGGCGACAGAAAAGAATGTCGTTCCGCTTGAATTGCTCCTTCTTTGAACAGCCCTTTTTACCGCATCGTGTTGTTCTTCCTGTTGCTTTTTTGAAAGTGCCGAAGTACCAGCAGTTTTTCCTTCTGGGAATGTTTCGTATATAATATTATTGTTAATATTCCCAAGTAAATTTCTTTTAGTTCTTCTAAAATCGTCTGAATATATAATGTCTTGAATTGCGCCAAGCACCAGCGGTCTACCCCAAGGCTCATCAAGATTAGAAGAAATCTTATGAACGATTGTTTTGGTATTGTCCAAAATAAACATTTGATTTTCTGCTGTTTTGTCATTAGTCCATTTATTATATGCTACTGTAAATTCAGTAGGATATTTTTTTAATTTATCCTTTGGGCTTTCCATATTATCGCTTTCAAAGTAACTTAAATCAAAAGCAACAACATACGAGCTATTCATTGTTCCAACTATGCGGCAATAATCCGTAGGTAAAGATTTTATTGCAATATTCAACTTGGCAAGCTTTGGTTTTAAAGCATTAACTTCTGAAATAGAAGTTGCTTTCCACTTACTCATATATTTTTTGTTAGAAGGTTTTGTTTTACCAGTATCTAAATAATAAAAAGCAATTCCATCAATACAACCTTTTAAAATAATGTCTCTAATTAATTGCTTATGCTTTATTTTGCGCATAGTATAATTCATTATTTCTTTCTGTATTTTAGAAGATTTATCTGTAATATAATTGGTTATAACATAATCCAAGGAGGGAAGGGCTTTCATATAATCGAGAGTGTTCCTTAAAATACCATCGCTTGAATACAATCTTCGTGAAATAATTCTAAGCTCCTTGTTATTATAGTCGTTCATAGGATTTTGAATCATACTAACTATATCTTCAGTTCGATAGTCACTCAAAATATCAAACCACGTTTTTGTAGTTACATCACTATGCCACCAGTAACTATTTACTTCATAGTTAGTTGTATCTTTTCGTCTGGTTATTTTATGTACTTTAGCCATTTATACCTCCTTTCTTTTTAGTTCACAAATACCTGAGTTTCATATTCTTCATCTATAGACATATCTTTAGCAAATTTTTCAACATACCAAAGCATATATATTAATGCCGAGACTCTATCCTTATCTACTTTTCTTGCAACTCTTTCAATTGTTATTCCACCATTAGACAAATGCTTCATTTTTAAGTTGGCAGCTTCTTCAATAAACGCATCAGTTTCAATATATGGTCTTATTAAATTTTCGGAATCCGCCCACTCACTTTCGGTAAAATCTGTCTCTATTTTTCTTTCTAATAATTTTAATTTACCACTTTCAACATAATCAATAAATGTAGTAACTATTTCATTCTGACATGATTGTGCCTTGAGGTTGTATAGGATTTTGGGCGAATTTGGAATCTCTGGTTCATTGTCATCATTAATTGTGTCCCAGCAACCTAAACTTTCTCCTGTAATTGGGTCAATAGTTTCTGTTAACAACGCATCTATAAGTCCAGCACCCAAACCATTACCATCGCAAATAACCATCTTCGCATGATACTGCTTTTGCACTTGCTTTACCCTTATGGACTGTTTAGTGAAATTATATATATTAGGAACATTTATAATATCAATGATTTCAACCGCAACAATCCTTGAAGCATCAGCATTGCGTATGATTTTACCAACTACAATTGAAGATTGGTTATTAGAAGTTTTCTGACTTCGTGCAACGTCAACCCCCATGAAGATTTCGTCATTTTCTGTTATCTTTGTTTGTTTTGATAAAACTCTACAATTAAGCAGTTTATTAATATTTACCAATGCACCCTCAGAAGCTCCAACCCATTCTTGTTCATAGTTTTGTGCAAAAGCTACCAGTGACATATTTTTTTTCTTATTGAGTATCTGACTCTTACTTGAACCACGACCATACCAGCAAGGCAACATCCAATTAGAACCAAGAACAATCTTTCCTTTGAGTTGTTCCATTTCGTCAACCATACTTAATAGTCTAAGATATTCGTCACTACCTTTAAATCCAGCAGTTGTGAAGAAATGAATTTGTTGATTAAGCTCACAAGGGTCAGGTATTCCAAGTTTGCCAACGGTTAAGCGAGGGACTTCAACAACGGGGGCAAGTGCATCCTCGAACAAGGTATTATTAAGTAATGCTGCTTCTTCTATTTTTAAACGTGTACGTCTTTGTCCTTTTGTACTTTGAGCATTTGCAATAGCATCAATTTCAGAACCATTTTTGAACTTAATAAAAGCATATCCTTTTGAAAACTTGGGCTTATCCTCTACTTCGTTTAATAAAAGCGGATAATGTTTTGTTATTTCATTCCATTTAGCAGCCAAAAGGTCAGCAGCATTTTCTTTTGTTTGTGCTGAAATAGCAACAGTTATGTTGGGATATAGCATTGCAGCACATATGCAATCCAATACCTCGTCATATGTTTTTGCGTAGCCTCTTGAGAAATCTCCATACATACTAAAAAATCTCAAATCGCATCTGAGAAAAATTCTTTGGTCAAGATGAAGATTGATACCCCCTTTTGGGGGTTTAAGCATATCCAACATTAAATCAGGATAGAAACGAAAGAAGCTTATTAAATCATAATAATTCTCAATTCTCTTGCCAAAAGGAGTATCATCAACAAGAGCTTTAATTCTATCATTCGCCATCGGCATCACTTCCTATATTGTAATCTTTTGGCAATTGAATAAACTTCTTTACAGCTTCTCGGTTTTTTTCAGAAGTATCATCTGTAAAAATATTATATGGGTCGCCATACTGTGCGATATATTCTTCCTTCTTTCTGTCATAAAACTTATAAACTTCCTCATAAGCTACTTCTGGTAAACCTTTCAATTTGCGACAGAAATTAATATAGCACCAAATTATAAAATCTGGTGCATCATTAGGAGCATATTTAAACCTTGGTAAAATTTCTATAATATCAGCAGCTTCTTCAACAGCTTTTGATATTTCACTAATTGTAGTTATGCCGCCTTGCAAATCTGCCTGTGTTAGCTGCTTGGGTGTAAGCTTTGCTTTTTCGGCAGCATCTTGAGCTGCTTTATTCCATTTATTTGCGCTTTCCACATCTCCATTAGCTGTCGCTTCTTCTTCTCTGACTTTGAACCTGACGTATGTTGCAAGAGCTTCTTCGTGAAGATTTGTTGTCAACTGATAATTTTGTTTAAGTTTGTCGTATTTTTTCTGCATTTTACGATACTGTGCTTTGGTATATCCCTCACCAAATCTATCAATTATTTCTTCTGTGACAATAAACTCATCGTCTTGACTAACAAACACTTCATTAACATTCTCTTTTTTGCTTTTACGTCCAGAAGTTGTAATCTTCGTGCAAGTCGTTGCATCATTGCCAAGTAATTTCATACTATCCATAAAATTCATTTTTGAATACTTAGATAATGTAGAAATGTTCTTCATGTACTTACCAATAATATCTGTATAAGTATCAGATTTTTCAACTTCCGCTACACTAAAATCAAGCACTTCTGGTACAAAGGGTCTATCTATTAACATGAGCATTTTTTTAAATGACTCAACATTTAAACTTCCATCAATATTTAATGAGCCAGCTTTAAAACACTCCTTGCAAATATTAACCGTTTTACCATCACTTGAAGTCAAGGGATTTGAAGCAACATAAAAATTCTTCAAAGGCAATTCCCTGTTGCAATTAGTACAGTTTTTCATAGGGATAGTTTTAGCTTTACTTCCCTTGGGTCTACCTCTTTTAACTGCCAAATATAAAATCTCCCTTCTATATATTAATCAGAAGTCTTTCCGTAAAAACCTGTTGTCTTGGCAATATAATTACCGTTACAGTAGTTTTTTGTCATGTCTCTATTTGCTTTTTCTCCACAAACAGGACAAGACTCATGCGGATTATATTCACTAATTTTTTTATCTACCATAAACTTTTTATCACACTTGGGACATATGTAATTATATTCTGGCATTTTTTGTTATCTCCTTTTAATAAATTGGTGCGTTCTTACATATCGTTGCAATGCTTAAACGCATAAACGGGGAGGCAACCTCCCCATAGGAGGAAATAAGTATTATGATGATGTCAGTAAATATAACTTGTGGCTTTGCAGGACTTATCCCGAATACCTACTACTGCAAGTACAGCGGAGAGGCGGTTTTCATCTCTCGTAGAATCCTAAAACTCTACCCTCTATTTGGTGAGCGTAGGGAGATTTGAACTCGCCATTACGACCTTGAAAGGGTCGTGTCCTTACCTATTAGACGATACACCCATAATGCGCACCTTTACATTGTACTGTAAACGGTATAATGCGCAATATACAAGCACGAAAATCAAAGCGATACCTGTGCGCACAGACAACGCAATGCAAGAGATGCTTGAAAACTCTTTCCTTGAAAGACCTACCATGGTACGCTTGTAACAGAGGCGTGGTAGGTACATTAGTGCTCGTAAAGAGCTGAGTCTTATATAGTGCCAGTTAATGGCTCTGTTGTACCACAAATCTTGCTCATGTGACTTAACACAAGGTTACTGTCTGCGGTATACTTTAATAGCAAATACCAAGAAACTAAGCGCAACGCAAGCATTGAGCTTACAAAGAAGGTAAGTGCAATTCTTTTATATTGGCGGTCACGGCAAGACTCGAACTTGCGACCAACGGTTTAACAGACCGCTGCTCTACCAACTGAGCTACACAACCATACGCCCCTTTGGGCGTACAAGTATATTTTACTTGCCCTTGGTGGCAAGAACTATATCAAAGACCAGCTATTGCCAATCTTACAGTCTTATTTTCTCTTGTATCTGAAATGGGACGAAGCTTGATGCAATCGCATACTTCATTGCTGTCTCAGCAGCGGACTTCTCCACAAAATATACCGTATCAGCAAATGCGTTTTTATTGTCAGAATATTTCACCGCTTCGCCTATCATTACACCGTCATCGTAAACGGCAACCATTATGTTCCCATCTCCGCTACGGGCTTCTGCAATTTCTTTATCAAATCTTGCACAACTATCGTAATCAAAAGCAATTGTATTACCATTAATAGTTTTGCCATTCATACTTGCGGCAAACCCCTGATAATCCTGATAATTTATAATTACGCCAGAACAGCCGTTCTGCATTACAGATAACAAAAGGTCAGTTGTAAACTCATCATAATTTCCGTATGTTTTGTAAGAAGCATTTACCACGAAAATCTCTCCTTTAATTCAAAATTATTTTATAGGTTTCGGTATGTCCATATATATCATCGAAACCATAAATCTTTACAGCACCCTTAGAGCCTTTAAATAAACTATCTGAATAAGGGTCACTACCAATAAACGATGGGGCAACAATAACTTCACAGTCATATGTACAACCTTCTGCGACAATAGTTTCTTTACCACCATGCAAATGACCCATAAGCAAAAAATCTACATTCTGATTTGTTAAAGTTCTAATGTCCTGTAAAGCTGTAGATATATTTTTTATTTGATGACCATGCAACGCATATAAATCAAATCCAGTTACATCAGTAATCTTGATATATTGAGTATTGTCGTTTGCCAAGTGAACATTTATTCTTGGATTGTTTGCAAGTATATCCTTGATATAATTACCAATAACATATTCTAAATCTTCATCAGCAAGCTCAGAAGCCTTTGTTCCCAAAGGTCTTATTTGAGTATGATTAGCTGTTGGAACATGATAGTATGCAACATTTGTGTATGCAGACAACTTGTTTAAGAACATAGCAATCAGTCTACTATAATTTACTACTGCCTTTACAACAGAAGTATCATTAAGTGCAAGGTCAGACATATGTATAATACCTTGTATGCTGTCCCCCAAAGATGTTATTATAATCTTCTGTAATCCCCTTGAGGTCACAAATTCAATAAGTCTATCAGATAAATATTCTAATCTTATCCCAAATTCTTCTGGAGAATAAGAATTGTTATGAGACTCGAATGTTGCACCATAATGTGTATCACTAATTGCAACCACATAAGTTAATGGGCGATTGCCAATAGTGTCTATTTCATTTTTAAATGCAGGAACGGGGAGTGTTTGGATAGCATTGCCTATTTGTTCAAAATATAACTCTTGCCTTGCTTCATTTCTATCCAGACGATTGCGTTCCAAGTTGGCAGTTTGTAACTTCATTCTCTCCTTACGAAGTTCACGACTTTTAAGTTCTATCTCCCTGCAAACATCATCACTCGATGTGAATATATCCTTGCAAGCAGAATACATACGGTCAAAATACTGCCAAGTCTTTCTAAAGCAGCTTTCAGAATATGAAGTTCCAAAGCGTTTGTTTAACATCTCAGCAACTTCATTCCAGCTTTTATAAAGTTCTTTCTTTGAACAAACTTCATAAATAGTTCTAAGTTGCTCTTTGGTAAACTTGTCTTTTATAACAACTCCTCCTTGGTTATCTCTCTACGGTATTTGAAACACTAATTGTTACATCAACACCATCAAAATGACTAAGCGTAGTTGCAAGTTCGATTGCCTGTCCATCTTCAAGTTCAACAGCAATCGTGTTACTATCTTCGCTAACACTCAGTATTCCTTTTATAGTTATTGTATTCTTTTCTACTATACTTGATTTCGCCATTTTATAATCTCCTTTTATGATTTCACACAAATCGCATTTTTTTAAATCATGATTTTCCACACAATCGCATTTTTATAAGCTAATTGCCGTTCCGCTATTAACACATATAACCTTTGTGCTTTTATTCTTCTTTGAATATTCATCCTGTAATTCCTTGCAGAACTTTTCCTTGTCATTGAAATTTGAATGAACAATCGCAATCTTATTACAATCTATGTTAGAATAATACTCAAGCATTTGATTATGTTGTATGTGACTTGAAAAGCTATTTAATGTTGTGACATACGCTTTGTTAGGCACAACCTTGCCATCAATTGTAATAGTTTTTTGCATACTATTTTTTATCTTATCAGCAAGACTACCATCTGCGCTGTAACCACAAAATACAAAGTGATTCTTTGGGCTACCTAAAAGTTTCTGCGCCCACGACACTGACCTTCCAGCAGACATCATACCGCTACTCGCCAATACAATACAGGACTCATTTGTTTCCTGTAACGCTTTGCTATCTGCATACTCACTGATAAAATGTACATTCTTCCAAATCATAACCTTTTCCCAAACGTGCATTTGTTTCTCGTTGACAATATGACACATCAATTTACAAATCTTAACCGCCATAGGTGAGTCAACATATATCTGGGTATTGAAGTTTTTGTCATTACCATATATCTCATATAGAACTGTAAGAATAGTTTGACATCTATGATTTGCGAAAACAGGAAACAATACCTTACCACCCTTTTCGACAGTCTGTTCAATAACAGTCTTAATTTTGTCAATATCAATCTGTCTGTCTTTGGGCTTTATCTGTCTCTTAGGATTTGCGTATGTTGCTTCAGCAATTACTAAGTCCGCATTTAAAACAGGCTCTAATGGATGAACATAATAACAGGGGACAGAAGTGTTTCCTAAATCAGAAGTGTAATAAATCTTTTTGGTCACATTATTATGTGAAACCCATAGTTCAATATGAGCCGCATTTGTAATATGTCCGCTATGAGAAAAGCGTATTGTCACACAATCATCAATTACATTTTTTTCATTAAATGGTAGCTCTACCATTTTATCAAGTGTGGCTTGTACATCTTCCTCGGTGTATAAAGGCTCTACTGAATGACCTGTACGATTAAGAAACTCTGCGTCCTTATCACATATATGACAACAGTCCTCCATAAGAATACGCATAAGGTCAAAGTTGTCTTTGGGGATATATATACTGCCTGTAAATCCACGCTTTACAAGAAGGGGAAGAAGATTGCAATGGTCACTATGAGCATGACCAACAAACACAGCTTCAATATCCTTTGCTTTAAAATCAAACTTAGCAGAATTAATTTTGTATTCTTCCCATGTTGACTTAGATGACTGATGTAAACCGCACTCAAAAAGATACTGTTTGTCCGCTACTGTTAGTAATGTACGAGAGCCAGTAACCTCAGTTGCATTAGTACCACAAAAAGTTACTCGCATAGTATTTTTACTTTTTGCCATGAGGTTTCACCTCAATTTTCATGGCACTCACAGTCGTTGCCACAGTCGCAAGACATATCACTCATAAAAGAGAATATTTCTTCTATTTCAACATCCTTGCCTATAATACCGTCAACCATATCCATTTCAACAAGGTCATCTGCAAAGAACCAAGTGTCATGTGGCATTATATCCGTAAGCTCCTTTACTGTAAACTTTGTTCTGGAGGCAACCGCCTTATTATATCTCTCGGTAAGGCGAGGCGAGAATTTAGCCCAATCCTGTGCTTTGGTCGCAGTCATCAAGGGACAAGACTCATATCCATCATGAACCATAAATACAGCATCGGGAACAGATACTCTTGTATGACAAACTGCATAAACTGCAAATGCCATTGAAGCACACACTCCAAGACATACACCAATAACGGGAGTAGTAGAGTTCTGAATAGTATTGACAAGTGCCATACCAATCATCGTGTCGCCACCACAACAATTAATAATAAGAGTTATAGGTTTCCTTTTGTTAATTGGCTTTTCATAATCTTCTCCATTTATCTTACATATCTGCATAATAATTGTACGAAGAATATCATCATTGACCTCACCATCAAGATAAAGGACTCTATCATATCTATCTTCAATTTGAAGCCGTTCCTCAAGACCTATACTCATAATGGTCTGCATACCATGTTCAGCCGTTAGCTCACCATTGGCTGCTTCAAGTTCGTTATTTGTTTCTTCTATTTTTGTTTCTGGCTTCTTTTTTGCCATAATCATTTCCACCTTTATAATTTGATACGGTTATCCAACCGCCCTTTGAAAACAAAGGATATTAACCAATTGCGCCGTAAGTTTCTTTTACAACTAAATTAGAATTAAACTCGTTTATAAGTTCAATTATGCTGGTATCTTCACAAGCGTAATAATTATGTCTTTTTGATTTCTGAGACATTGTTCGAGCAACAGGAAGTTCTACTCTGTTGTCATTAAGTTTTTTTCTTATGTACTCAGCCTGTGCTTTGGTAACTTTAATCATTTTTTTTATTTTGCTCCTTTTAATCATTTTTTACTTGAACCACCCATCGTCTAAAGTCAGTGGGATTGAGGCACTTTTCTTTTTCAAAAATATTTATCACCCTATTGACTTTAATATAATAGTGTGATATGATATAATGGGGTAATTTAAATCTCTTTATTATTATATATAAAAAAGAGAACAAGAGGGGAATGTCCCCTCCTGCCAGAGATTAATACATATCTCTCTGATTATACCCGTAACAGATTTACTCTCTCTGTCATAGGCAGGTTTTTCTTTTCAAAACAAAACAACGGTATATAGGCAAATACGGTACTTACAAAGTACAAAATGAATAGTCGTTTTGAAAGAAATTCCTGTTGACATATCATTTTAACATACTTCGTTCTTTGATTTTTGCAATTCTAAGATATTCTCTACGCTCTTTCTTATAGCAGCAATCGCAAAGTTCACGCTTGGATTTTGAACCAACCCCAAACTCAGCTCCACAATTTATACATATTCTTGTGGGTGTATATTTTACAGGGACATATTTTTCTTTTGCTTTTTCCCTCATATCTTCTCTATGGGTAACAAGAGTATATCTTTCCTGACATTCTTTACATCTGCAAGTATTAGTTCCTTTGCGAACTATTATTTCTTCACCGCAATCAATACAATAACTTACATCTATCTCGCTATCAAAGTCTTTGGTCAAATGCTGATACATGGTGCTGCCGAACATTTCCCAAAACATTTGCTTCTTGCCTGTTGGATTACGATTAAATATTTCCTCTACAATGTTATCAACTATATCGTGCCAATTGGTCACGCCTATTTCTTTGCAGCGAGAAAAGATTTTATTCCTTGCGCTGTTAATTACAAAGCGATAATCTTTTACAACATCATCTTGCTTTTTATCAAAACGTGAAGAATTAATAACATCCTTATAAATGTCAACTACCTTTGAATTAAATCTATTATCTGTCATAGGACTGCTAAGAAATCTCGTATAATCAAATTGTGATTCAAAATTATATTTACCATATTGTATTCTCGGTATTTTAATAATCTTAGCAATATTATTGACTGGAGTATTTGTAAGTGTGTCTGTTTTTTCTTCTTCGTAGTTCTTTGCATACTCAAAAAACCTTGGCACTTTTACATTCAAATACTTGCTAATAATATAATTTATGTTTTTGGGGCGAGTAGGCATATACATAGTTTTGAAAAAATCAATCTGAAAATTGTTCTCTCCTACCAGAAGCTTAATAACTTTGATTTGTTCTTCGGTTAAACTCCAATCGTTATTTCTGCTTATATTCCAAATCTTAGTTATAGCATTGCTGTAATAACCTATGCTCTTGCTGTTAAATGCTATCTCCATACACTTGAAAAGATAATCGTTATTCACGGGAACGCTATCGCCCTTTTTCATTTCATAATATAAAGGACATATATTGAGTTTACTAATAACTCTTTTAGCAGCTTCAATAATTATCCTATCGCTACACACAAACAAGTGGTCGCCATCCCAATCAAGTGCCATAATGCGTGACATAAAATCATGGGAGTTTGTGTATATTGCATTGGTCGTGAACCATTCTTGAATATTGTTTACTTCAACGCAATGTTCGCAATAAAGGTGTGGACTACGCAAACAGTCAAGCTCTATACCATTTTCAAACAACCTACAGCTTACTTCACCAGCCTTCAACAAACCATCTGGGTTCTCTATACCCAAGAATAGGTGTTCGCAAAAAGCATATAAGTCAGGAACGGCAAATGTATAATTACTTTTTACTAAAAACTTTGCCGAGTACAAATCTCTAATCAAACTTTCTTTTTTTGATTTGAGTTGTTCTTTGATATATTTATCTTGTAGCATCTCAGGGTACTCGCAAAGACATTTCTGAAACGGAGATTTATTTTTATTATCTTTAGTTGCTCCAAAAACACCAAGAATATAATCCTTGTCAACTTCTTTATTTTTAGTAGAAATGCCGAGCTTTAAAATTTCTTCAATGTTAGGCTGGGAAAGCTGGGCTATTTCATCATCCGAAAGACATCTTAATGTCTGCGCAAACTGGTAATTCAGTTTCCTAACATTATCAAATTCTTCTTCTTCCTCATTGCCTATGCAAGCTTCGCAGCCATATGTTTTAAAACGGGTCTTATAATCTTCAAAATCGTGATAATACTTCCACATCTTAAATTGGCTCTTTGTAAATATTATCTCAATATCTTCTTCAATGATATTATGTTCTTTGCCATATATGTCTTTAACGATAGGAGAACAGTCATTGATTTCAATAAATCTTCTAAAATCAAATACTCCCATAAGCCCCTTAAACCAAGGCAACCTAATAACAAAATCTTTATTACTTACTCTTGGCAGCATCATTCCGCAACCATCATTCTGCTCCATAGGAAGTGTTCTTACTCCATGCGTTATCTCATAAGTATCATAATTTATGTAATCCACTTCACCAGTTACTTCGTTTTGAAAATCATCTACGACAATAGACTTGTCAATATTGAAGTTCTTCCAAGGCTTAGACATAGAGCTGCACAAAGAAACGTATGCAAGAAACTTAGCTGTATTGCAACCGCCCTTTGCATTTATTTCATTTATGTTTAATCCTGCTGTCAGTTTATTCCAATATTTGTCTTTAAGGTCTTTGCGTATAGCTACAAATTTTTTATCTTTGGTTTGTCCTGCTGAAGCTGTAAAGAACTCATATTCATGTCCATCGTACACAAAACCATTCTTAATAAGGGATTCCATAATACCTGTATAGTACACTCTAATAATACATATCTCAGGATTAAATCTATTCTTGTTTAGTCCGAGGGTTCTTGTCAGAGTGCTATCACTTATAGTAACTTTCTTTCCGTTACTTATGGCAGTTTTGTTTCTATTTAGTATTTTCTCTTGAAGTAATTGCCGTTGAACATTTTTGTTTTGGTCAATGGCGGTTTTAAATTTTTCTTTTAGTGTTGCAAGTTCCCTTTGAATCTCTTGCACCCTTGGGAGGTTTTCTTCCTCCCAAAGAGCAATCTCGTTTGTATTAGTTTGAGTTTTTATGTCATTGATTTTTTTATATTTCGATTTTGGGCGTTTCTTCTCTATGAGATACTTCTCTATTTGAAGTTCCTCAATCTTTTCCCATAACTCTTTTTCGTCATTGTTGGGTAACACAAAATCTTGGGTGTCCACACCTAAAACATAAAACAATTTCTTATTCAAGTAATTTCCTCCAGTTTCTTGTCTGTTCTATCAAGAGCAATTTCGCTTTCAATGTCCTCGATTAAAAACTCCCTATCACAACAATAGCAGTAATTGACTTTTTTAATGCCAAGCAAAAAATCACATTCGGGGCATCTGTATACCGTTATTGCGGTAGCGTATTTATTGTCCAATAAATATTTCTGTACCTCTGGAGCATTATTCCCAAAGTTTCTATATAGTGTACTTTGAAATATTCTGTCTCCCTTAGAGGTGATAGATATAAATTCTCGTAACTCCATAACTATACCTCTGTCGATTCTAAATTCCAAGGCTGTGAATACTGAAGCACATCATATAAATTGCTGTATGACCGAAAAGGTAACACAAGCCCCGTCACCTTGTCTTTAAAAGCAAGATTATATTTACCCCAATTATTTTCATAAATGTAAGTAGCAATAAAACCATGTTTGTCTAAACACATTTCAGAGAGCAACGAAATCATATCGTCAATACCAAACCATTCCATAACCTTTTCAGAATCACCAATGACTTCTGAAACCTTGTCGTATAATTTATCTCTTTCGGTAGAGACTTCATAAATTTTCTTCATTGCTGTTATAAATGTAACTCTATCAATATTCATTTGTTTTTACTCCCTTCAACCATAGCATTGCCATGTTATCTGTAATTTTACTTAAATCGTTATCCTTAATATTATAGTGCTTTAAAATTTCTTTGAAAGCAGAACCATGTTTATCGCCTTTATTAAGAACCTTTTTTAAAGTTTCAAATGTCAATTGCAATAGCCCCCTGTCATATAATCTAAATAGTTCCTGAGTTAATTTCAGTCCGTCAGGTGTTTCATAAACTGTGCGATATTTTGACCAACTCTTTCTATCTGGAACTGAATAACATTTGTATCTCCATTTAAGAGAACCATCTTCATTGATAAAAGTATTATTATAAAAATCTGAACCCAACACACAATACATTACATCTGTGTTTCCATCAACATTAAGTCCAACACAAGTTAATTCTCCATAAGGTCTAATTTGCTCTTTGACCTTATCCCAATGATTATACAGCCACGGCACTTTCTTTTCATCTGGTTCAAAGTCAGCACAGGTGTTTATATCAAAACACCCACAATCGTATGATTTGAAAATCTTTTTGGCAAATCTTAAATGCTTGTGGTCTAATCTTTTACAGATAGATTTAACACCGTCCATATCAGCATTAACCTTAAACCATTTACAATGACCACATTCAATTCTGCACCATTCTTCACAATTGGTATTCATATGTTATTGTCCTTTCAAACATTTTGTTTTTTCTCACTTCTTGCTTTTTTAATTTCTTCAAGAGTTAATGTTCTGCAATCCTTACCAGTACGCATGACTGACAATGGACATGACAAACAATGTGATTGCTGACTACATATCTGTTCTCGTGTCATTGGTTCTCCTTTCGTAATAAGCGTAAGCATCATGTATGTTTTGTGTGGTAAGTTCCCACTTGTCGTTTATCCAAACGTGATATACAGGTGTAGTCCAATTATAGCAAGGTACACCATTACCTATTCTTGTCTTGGTCATATATAACCCTGTTGTATCATTACTGCTTTCGAGTTGATATAAACATTGGGTTTTATTATCAAAGGTAGAAGCCCACTGTTCTAAATTAGTCATTGTCAGCCTCCTTAATTAGAAATATATCTTCAATGCCAGTTATTTGAGCGATTTTTTCTTTATTAGCATAAATACTATATAGTGCTGGATTGACACACAAATATTCTTTGATAACATCATTCTTAGCTGCTCTGACTGCAATCAATACTCCTCGGCTATCACCATTCTTATCAGGGTACTGAATCTTTAACAGTTGGTTTACAAATCTCTTTGAATGAGAAACATTAAGCCCAAGTTTGACACACAATGTATCAACTGACATTTTTGCAATCTTCGTTTTATCAGTTTCCCACGGGTTTTCGCATAGAACATTATAGGTTAAATTAACATAGGGAAGTATCATGTACATATAAGCTAACGTCTTATGGGAATCAACCGTAGCGTGTTCATATAAGAAACGAGTTGAGTATATAAACAACTTGGCTGCTCTCTGGTCTTTGGCTTTTTGTAATTTGCCCTTCCCGAATATGTTGGCATTAATCTGAAACCCTTCTTCATCTTCAATAAGATAATTGTATTTCTTGGCTTCTCTGAGAAACCGCTTAAACGTACTGGTGTCAAGACCAAGTAAATCCTGTAACTGACACCGTGACAATATACGTCCATTATCATAGGCTATGTAATTGTCCTTATTAACATAAGTTGCCAAATAAACCAATCTACTTATTGTTGGATTGTTTAGATTATCAAACGATTGCTCGGATGGTACAAAGTAATGCCACACATAATTCCCTCCTTCACCTATGCTATTGTCATAGTCGCTCTCGTCCTGCTGCTTAATGGCATAATGTTTTCGCCCATAGTTCTTGCGATTATTGTATTCTTCTTCTGAGAAACAAGTAATAATGCTATTCTCAGAAGGTTCTTTAACTTCGCCTTTGTCATTAATAATTGCTTTGATACGTTCCATTGCATCATTCCTTTCAATTTTGATTTTCGCCATTTTTGACCCTTTTTGGGGGTGTTTTTCGCCATTCGTGACCCCACCCCCAAGTTCTGTTTTTCCCGAAAAATCGGGCTAAACTGGCGTTTTTTGAAAAATCCGTTCTTTTAGATTTAGTAAACCCCATACGCTTGCCAACAACACTTGCTTGCATTTTGTACATTGCGGAGCTTAAAAAAATAAAACCTTACTGTTCTACAATTATTATACCATACATTTTGTACTATGTCAAGAGAAAAAAAAGAAAAAAATAAAATCCCCCTCTGGGGGACGAACGAACGTAGTGAGTGAGATAGGGGGCAATATATTGGGGACAGGGACGGTAAACTTCGCTTCGCTCAGTTGACCTTTTCCCTTTCCCCAAACCCCTTTTCCTAATTAGAGACATTTATGGCTATTTATTGGGAGTTGTTAAGGAATAAGTATAATTAAGGTCATTTACTAAAATTGAATTATAGAGCTATTTATAGGGGAGTGTTCGATGAATTAATTAGATAAAATAGGTAGGAAAAGAGGGGAGGAGAGAGATTTGAAAATTGAGTGTAGATTGAGTGGAACACCACCAGCATACTTGCGGCTGCAGCTATTTGTTAAAGATGTAAACATATCCCCCCTGCTATTGTTTAAAAGAATTGCAATGTTCAACAAATGCCTATATTTAGACCTTTTAACATTCAAGAAGGGTATTGCTGAATGTTAAACGTATTGACAAAAAGAAAAGAAAATGAATAAAAAATTAATTAGTTAAAAATAAAAGAGCTTGAAGCTCCTCTATTTGTTTGCTGATTTGATTAATCCGTAAATGTTGCAATTGCAACAATATGCACATCATCGAATCTGTAAAGTATTTTTGCTTTACAGCAACTACACTATTCGATAACCCATTATCGATACTACAATATCGATAAAATTATATCGATAATACAATATCGATTAACTCCCTTATATTATAATAAGTAAGAACCGATTAAAATAAAATGAGCAGTAACCCGTAAATCCCTATATACAGCCTTAAACAAAGTATAAAATGCAATAATCGCTAATAGGTCAAAAATGCACGTTAAAGCCCCTCTAACACATAAAGGAATATAACTATACCACCATAGCAAACAACGCCGAAAAAGGGCATTTAAAAGCGTTTTAGAGCTATGCACTATTACAACCATATTTTGCACAACAAAACAACTATTTTACACATACAAATTTGTGCAAAATGTAGAATTATAATAAACGAGAAGTAACCTATAAACGCCGATATATAGCCATAAAGCAGCTCAAAACGGGTATAATCAATATATTTTAATAATCTATCACAAACAACGATATATAGACAAATAACCGTAATATCTGTATCATATCGGTATAAAACACTAAATTATATACAGTATGCAATATATTATACTCCAATGAGCAGTAAAATGCAAAACAACGATATATCGGCACAAAACCCGTGAAAACGTGTCCACAAATGCCTATTTACCGTTATAATCGACTTAATTAAGAATCCAAGTATAAAATGCCGATTTATAGGCGTTTAAAGGCTATTTCTGTATACCATTTTACTATAAACATTAAATTGTTAATGATAAACATTAAATCGTAAAATGCTACAAAATGTAATACAGAATTAAAATAATACAAAATGTTTTAAAATTCGATTTTTTAAATAAGTTGACAAAAGCCGATAAATGGCTATAAATAGCCAAAAAATTAATTCGGCATTTTTTTGTGCATTTCTGCTGTTTTTGGCTGCACTTTGTAAGATTTACACAAAAAACGAGAAGGAGCTTGTATTTGCCTATTTATTGGTATTTTCTCGGTCTAAATAGTCCCTAATCGACTTTACTACTAATTCATTGAATGACATCTGATGCCAATACAAAAAATCGGCTATTTCTCGGTCAAAATCAGGTTTTAAAATTACAGAATGTCTTTTATAATTGGTTTTCTTGTATTCTGAGTTATATTTATTTTTATCAAAACCCATAAAAATCACTCCTTTTGGCTAAATATAGCGATTTATCGTTCATTGTACAAAATGACTAACATTGTACAAAATGCACAAAATACCCCGTTTGCAACGTGGTACGCACCATGTTATACTGGTATTGTCGAAAGGGACACGGAGAACAAAGTCAACAGGGAACAGAGTTGAAAACGGTTTGACAAAGTTCAAAGGTCGCTTGAAGAATCTTCTAAAAGTTTAGGGCTGAAAAGCTTGTTAAAAAACGAGGTTGATTCAAAATTAAAAAGTGCTTAAACCTCTATACGACAATTGGTTATGAGGGGCGGAGCGAATCCACGGATATTTAACCAGCTAAAAGCACAAAGCAACTTGAAAATTAAAAAGCCCATCATGTTATTATAGCAAGTTTTGATTAATTTGTCAAGGCTTGCTAATATCAACAATTCAAGTTCAAGAGCTTGAAAAGTTGCCAAAAAAATCAATGATAAAACAGTTAGGGAGGTCACAACTATGACAGCTATAAATGTTTATAACCGTTATTATTGGCTATATCTTAAACAGTTTACAATGTGGCTAAATAATGAAGATTATTCGCAAATTCAAGAGCGTATAAAACGCTATACAATAAGGATTTTACATCATAATAACAAGTTCAATCCTTTATTAATCAAGGCGGCTGCTCAGTCAAGCGCAAGAAATATTATAAATGGCATTTAAAAATGCAAAATTGACCGTCTAAAGGCGGTCAAATTATGCCGAAAATAGCGTAAATTCGCTAAATTCAGCACCATATCAATTTAATAGGAGGTCATAACTATGACAAATGCACAGAAAATAATACTCTTTTTAGGACTCTTTGACAAAGAGACTAAAGCTCAAGAGATAACCACATTAGACGCTTTTAAAATAGCGTCAAATCTGCTTACTGACATTATCGGTTTTGGTACAATTACCGAGGCTGTAGGCGTGTACACTCATGATGACGGTACTATCGTCAATGAACCTACGCTCAGAATCGAAGTCTCCAATGTGGAGCTTGAGCCTATGAAAAGGCTTGCTATAGCCTTAAAATCGGCATTTAATCAAGAGTCAGTCGCTTTTGAAGTCGTTCATTCTGACTTCAATTTCATCTAATCACAAAGTACAAAATGTAGGGCTGTTGCGTAACTTCTGCAACAGTGGGAGCGAGAACAGCCCGAAAAATGGGAGGAAATAGCTATGAAAATTATCAGAACCATCAACAGGGACAAAGTATACCGTCATTGCAACGAACACGGATATTACACTTGCGGAAATAATAAGGAATATTCTGCAATGCTGGACAAATGCGCAGACTATGAACCCATAGAAGCTTCAGACGAGGATATTCTCGCTATTGCTAAAGATATATGGGAACATTCCGATATGTCGGATTTTTTGGCAAGCGGCGGTGATTATGAGTGTTTTTTATGGGGAATTTTCAACGAGTGTACACGTTACGAGATTATTTCAGATTAATGCAGAGTAGTCGCCCTAAATAGGGCGATTAATGCAGCCAGTCAGACGGTTACAAGCCCGTGACTCACTGTAAATTTATGCCTAATTATAGGAGGAAACTGTTATGTTAAATGGAAATATCGTAGAACTTAAACCCACTGACTCACGCAAGAGCTTTTATGGAAAAGCAAGAGTTGTTATGGCTGAAAATGGGGATAAAACTCTGATTAGCTACACAACGCCCGTTCTCAAGCTGTCCGCTGATGGTAAACTGGAAAAACTATGGCACGGCTATTCTGCCACTACTATGCGGCATATCAACTCATTCTGTGACACTTTCGGAATCAACGGAGGCGGCAAAAGGTGGTGGGAGAATCTATAAGCATAACGCTGATGGAGGCTTGTGGAATTTTCTGCAAGCCGTAAAGCTACACTGTCATATCCAAAGTAGACAGATGCTTAAAGGAGGAAAATTATATGGCAAAGTACACTATTTTCTTGAATCGTCTGGAAGAACTCCAGAAGGTGTATGCCCGTTATGCCAAAAAAGCTGAAGCCATAGGTCTGGAAACTTCTCTGACTGTTGGTGAACCTTATATCAAGGCGGTGACGGTGTATGAAGTTGATTATATCAATCATTGTCAGCGCAAAACTGGAATAATCAATGTTGATGTAGTTGACATTGACATACTTTTCCCCGATTATAGACTCGGAAATTATACCGTTGCAGCGGTAATTGACCACACTATTGATGCGGAAAATAATGCAATATACGCCTACGGTGATATTTCTATACCTATGGAATATCGCAAGGGACAGGGAATTTGTGAGCATTGCCGCACAAATCACAAGAGGAACAAAACCATATTACTTCTTGACAGTGACGGAAATTTCAAACAGGTTGGAACATCTTGTTTGCGTGAATATACTGGAATTTCTGACATTGATTTAGTCAAGGCTTTTGGAGCTTTTGACTCATTCCTTGCTGAATGTGATACGGAAAAAGGAACGTACACAGGAACGGGGAAAACATATGTCAAGACAGTTGATTATTTAGCTTTTTGTATTCATTCCATACGGAAAAACGGATATGACAAAGAGCTAAAATATACAGCTTATGACGAGGTATTAGGAGAATCTAAATGCGCCTCAAGGTCTGATTATGAGGCAGCGGAAAAAGTCATTGAATACTTTGCCAATGCGGAATTTTCGGACAATTTCCTTTACAATATCAAGCTCCATGTTATGCAAAACTATTGCAAGGAAAATGGTTTTGTGGCATATGCTTATGTAGCGTATCAAAAGGAAATGGAAAAGCTTGCTGAACGCAAGGAAAATGCTGAAAACTCTGAATACTTTGGAAAAGTAGGTGACAGAATCAAGGATATTCCCGTCACTGGAAAAGTTGTATCAAGCTATACAAATTGTTATGGAAGTATCTATAATTCAGTAACAACTTTCATTTACAAGTTTACAGATAATGCAAATCATGTATTTATCTGGAAAAGCTCATGTGATATAGTTCTGGATGATAATGGAATTTTCAAGGGAACTATTACGGGAACTATTAAGGAACATTCTGAGTTTAAGGGAACTAAACAGACTGTTCTGACACGTTGTAAGGTTAAAGAGGAGGAAAATTTATGCTGAGATATACAAGGTCAATCGACTGGACAAGTTTGTGGGAGATGGACAAAAAGTCCATCATTTCCACTATGTACGGAAATATGAACGCTGATTTAAAGGCTGGCTATGACCCTTTCGGAAAAAGCATTAGAAGTCAGCGTGAACAGATAACAGCTTATGAACAGGATTATCTTGACACTTTGGAAAAGTTCAAGTATATGACTGAAGAACAGATTAATCATTGGTGCTTTTATGACTTGAAAAAGCGTGGAGCTATAGAATAAAAGGAGGAAAATTACATGAAACTCAAGGATTTAAAAAAGGGGGAATATTTTACCCTTAAACCGATAGAAGAACCAAAGGAAAATCAAGTGTACATTCGTGGAGAATATGACCGCACTGAAAAGAAGTATGAGTGCGGAAAATTCTCTGACATAAGCTATACACGTTATATTGACGGAGACAGGGAAGTATACACTGACTTTACATTTTAAGGGAGGAAGAAATATGAAACATTTAAACATTCATTCAATGGATGGAAATATAGGCAAGTTTGCACTTGACCTTGAAATTATCAAGGAAAATTCAAAATCAATCTATGCCGAGGGAATGTATGGAAATGTGTATCGAGTTGTTAAGAAAACAGGCTCAGTATATATTGACGGGGAAAAATACGCAGACAATAGCTCTTACAGCATTGTTGACTAAAGGAGGAAAATAATATGTTACACATAAGCTCTAAACCAATCACGGAAAAAGCTCAGATAGGTTATCTGAACTATAGCTCTATCTTTTCGGAACTTATTCACGCTGCAACGGTTTGTGAATACTTTGCAAGCGATATATTCATAGACTTAAAGCGGATAGAATGTGCTATCACAGGTGCGGAAAATAAAGTGTTCTATCTCGGTTATCGTAATAGCGGAGTTGATGGAAATACTTTTGTCAAGTCACGACTTTCGGGAAACAAATACTATGAATATATCCGTCTGTACAGACTGGAAATATCTTCTGACGGAGAATATATCACGGTAGAACTCAAACGTGTATCAAATTATGATGCACATAAGGAACTTTGCGAGGAGGAAAAGTAAATGAAAAATATTATATTCTCAAACTATTATGACAGTGACAGGGAAAAAGCAACAAGAGAGTTCTTGTTGGAAGATAGAGGCGAGGACAACGGCTGGGAAAATATTGATGATATTCCCGACAGTGAAGTATGGGAAGAAATGTCATTCAATGAGCAGATAGACTGGGAAAATGTTACAAGCGAACTGGAAAACTTCTTTGAGGGTAAGGAAATTCTTGTCATCGGAACTGTAGGCAGATGGAATGGCACATACTCTGCTGGAAAAGTTATATCATATAACGAACTTCATAAGTGCTGGTCTGACTGCGACTATGTGGAAATCTATGACGAGGACGGTCATATGCACATCAATGCAAGTCACCATGACGGAAACAACCATTTTGAAGTCAAGATTCTTACGGAAAAAGGTAGAGACTACTATTCACGTTGGAATGAGAATTGGAGTGATTCACGGTCAGAACGGGAAATTCACACAAAACTTGCGGAAAGTTCACGCTACACTCATATACCACATTTTGCAAGGAAAGTTTACGGCTGCAAAACACGATAAAGGAAAAGTATGATGGGCGCTTACAAGTCCCATCACCACATACGATAAAGGAAATTTTCAAAGGAGGAAATTACTATGGCAAGACCTAAAATCACTATGAAAAAACAGATAAGGAATACGGAAATTTTCAACAGTATTCTTAAAAGCATAGGAGGAAAATGTACTGATACTGCGAGTGTTTATGTGAACGGAAAATTTTTCGCTCACTATTCTCGTGAAGTTGCAATGGAAGTATTTGATGACATCAAGGGAAAAACTGTTGACGTTGTAAGTGATGTGACAGGGGAAATCTTAAAGCATAAGGAGGCATAATTATGAAAGTTATATTCAAAAAGTCTGATACTGGAATACTTGCGTTCTATCCTGAGATGGCTGCCAACTATGGAAAAATATTCGCCTTTGAATATCTTGGTAAAGCACCAATGGGACAGGGATGTTTAGGAGGTCATATGGAAATATCCATTGACTACTATCTGTCATTAAAGAGCGCAAAGCCTAATGAATACGCAGAGGCACTGGAAAACTTACGTCATATATATGACGAACCTTTGGAAGTTAGACAGCGCATAAACCATAATGACTTACGTTATAAGGCTTGGAAAAGGGAGGTAAACTAATATGAATAAAGCTATGGAAAAACTCAGACAGGAAATTGTGGAACTTTGCAATGAACTGGAAGTAAGCGACTATATAATTTATTGCAATGGAAAACGCTATATGTATGGAGGATATAGCAACCATAAGAATCAGCCCACAATACAGGATGCCGATGTGGAATCCTACTTGGAATATTGCAATCCTGATACGCTGTCAATGGCTTTCGAGGGAGAACTTCACAGCATATTCAATTACTCTTGGAATATTCCATACTGTGAAAGGGCAATCGAGAAGTTTGAAAAGCTCTTTGCAAAGTACGGATTTTATTATGAGCTTGGAAATTCTTGGAACTTATCGTTATATGAAAACTAAGGAGGAAATTATTATGTTAAATGAAATGATTAAGGAATACACAGAGCTTATGACTTCTCTCAATGAGAGTAAGGAAAAGGCTAATGCTATGAATAAGGAAATGTATAAGACAGACATCAAAGACAGGCTTGCCGATAAAGACGGTTGGAAAAAGCAGCTTGACAAATATGCTCATATGGAAAACTTCATAAAGCACAAACAGGAATATCTGTACATTCTCCAATACAATATGTTCAATGCTTTTATAGTTGAGAATATGGAAACGATAAGGGAAATTGTAAACAAGTATGCTAACAAACCCATTGGAGAAAAGCGCAGCGAAAACTTATATAATGAACTTCATGCTCTTATTCCAAAAGAAGTTATGTATATTTTTAGTATAAGTATTAACTACAGAACTTTTGGAGGAATAGAAATATACCTCAACTACAAGAATAATCGCCATTGGGTTTGGATTATTGATAGTGGAAACAGCAAAGAGTACAGAGATAGTAACACATACTCAGAACTGACAGAGGAAAAAACATCTGATATAATCAACGATGCAAAAGGAAAAATCGTCAATGATATTGACAAGTACATTGCTGATACCTATGAAAAAATCGCTGTCCTCAATGGGAAGATAGAAGAAGTTGAAAAGCTGTATTCGGAAATTAGAGATGCAGCCGATGAAATGAATATATGGTCATACGATACAACTGTAAAGAAGTACAGAATATAAAGCTCTTGGAAAAAAGTAACAAAAAAGCACCATACACTTTGTACAATGTTACATATTGACAAAGTATAAAGTGTATGGTATACTGTAGGAGAAGTAAACATTTTGTACATTGCAAAAGGAGGAAATGTTATGAATACACCATTATCGAATCTGTTAAAGGAAAATCGTAAGGCATTACAGGGACTTCATATTATTGCTGGGATGGACTTTCAGAAGCCATTCCATATTATTGAAGCCATTGGAAACTTTACTTATAATTCGGTTATGAATCTGCTTGGAAAACCTGACCTTGATGAAGTCAATATATTTGTAATGTACAAGTCATCAAGAACTTGGGATGCAAACTACAATTATCTCGCTCACGTTATCAAAGGAAAATTTGAAACTCAGCGTAATGACATTGAAGGCTATGAATCAGGTGGTTGGCGTTGGTTCGATACCGCAATAGGTAAAGGAACTTTTGAGAAAAAAAGAAAAGACAAGAATTGCCACTACTGGATAATTGCACAGGAGCGGAAATATGCTGTACAATCTAAGCCTAAAGCTGTGGATTATTCCGTAAGGTATAGAACCAAAATAGACCATGGAAATTATTATGCCATTCCATATCACAAAAATGGTGATTGGTTTTACGATGATGTAACCTATGGTATTTATGGAAAACCTGAGAACTTCCCTGACAAGTCTGGATATTTCAATACAAACGATTATCCGACAAGAGTACGGAAACTTAAAGCAGAACGCTCCGCTGCCGAGGCTGCAAAGTTCGACAATACGGAAAAGCTCAGAGAGTTCACGGAACGTATCAATCATTGCAATGAGGCATTGCAGATTATTCTCGCAGGAAATTACATTGATATTGACTACGAAAAAATCTCAGACGTAATACGTCATCTTCGTTTTGGAAAGCGTTATTACAAAGAGCTTAAAGCAAACGGCTTTACTTCCATGAGAGATATTAATTATACTTTGGAAAGATTAGAAGATGAAGTTAGAAGTGCCGAGAAGTATTTGAAGGGAGAATAAAAATGGCTGATATTATGTTCCACTTGGTTATTTATCTGTTCTTATGGAGAATCCTTATGGAATTAGATACCATAAAACATAGCCTAAAAGAAAAGGAGGAATGAATTATGAGTAAAAGAATTGGTGTAGCTGGGACATGGTTCTACGGAAACGAGGTCAGTGATTATGGAAAAAATAATAACAGAGTTGACTATCGTACATTAGCAAAGGCGTTTGGACACGTTGATGCTGGAAAACTCATGGACGTACACCCTGACTACTGCGATGGAGCAGAGTGGGAAGTGGTCAACGGCAATGGATATTTCTACGAGGACTACAATGAGAATGAATACAGTTATGAAGAAGCTCAGAAGCGTATCGAAGAACTGAATGAAGAACTGGAAAAGCTGGAAGAACTGGAAGAACTTACAGAAGAACAGGAAGAACGCATAAAAGATATTGAGTATGACATTCATTCTCTTGGAGAAGGAAAATTCAGAGACTTCTATAACTACTTAATAATAGACAGTAACGGTGCGGAAATTCTGAAGGAGTGGACAGACGAGTATGTAATATATAATGAGGAACTTGACCTTTATGTGTGGGGAATAGACCATTGTGGAACTTCTTGGGATTACGTTCTCACGCAGATAAAATGCAACTATAAAGAAGAAGAATAATAAAAAAGTAGAACAGGAGACAATAAAATGACTATTAATGGGAGGCATTGGCATTTAAAAAAGGAAATGGAAATTCGATTGCAGGGTATTGCATTGGCATTGCTTGGAATTATGTGCCGTAACAATAATATTGATGGCGTTGCAATTTTATTCTTAGCGTGTGGCATTGCTTTAACCTTTGGAAAAAGGAGGAGAGTTAATGACTCAGAAGCAGACAGAGAATTGTCTCAAGGTTAAATCAGCCTTGATTGACATTTTCGACAATGGAAGATTAACAAAGTATCTTCCCACAAGTTATCTCGCATTTGAATTAGCGAGAACATACAATCATATAATCAAAAATGAACCTGTGGAAACTATTAACAAGGAGCTTAAAGACTTCTATGAAAAGAACGGGTTTACAATCACAAACAAGGGCATAGGCTGGACAATCAGCTTATAATAAATATTGAATTTTAGGAGGAAAATATTATGACAAAGGCAAACATTTCATGGAACATCAATCAGATAGTAAAGGGCATGGCAAACGGAACTATCCGTTTTGATAATGCTATTCAGCGTGGTTATGTGTGGGATAAAAAGAGGGCATCACTTCTTATTGACAGTGTACTCAGGGAATATCCTGTGCCGCCTATCTTTACAATCAGAACAGAGGAAAAAATTACAGTAAGGAATAAGGAAGTTTCTGTCTATGACTGCATAGACGGAAAACAGAGGTCAACAGCGTTCAAACTGTTTATGGAAAATGAGTTCGCTTTAACAGGGCTTGAGCCTATTATTCAGTCAGATGGCTCGGAAATTGACATAAATGGCAAGACCTTTGAGGAACTTGACGAGGAAATGCAGGATGCTATTAAGTCTTACACTCTGACAGTTTATTACTTCTCAGACATTACAGACGAGGAAGTTGCAGAAATGATGTCAAGACTGAATAATGGTAAGGTGCTGACAGGAACGGAAAATGCCCGTATCAAGGCAAAGCAGCTTGACACTATCAAGGAGCTTGCAAGTCATGCTGTACTTACAAACTACCTTACGGAAAAAGCAATCAAGGGATATGTCAACGAGGACATTGTAATCAAGTTTGCCCTTCTGCTCAGTGACCAGACGGAGCTTTCAAACAAAAATGTTCGTGAAGCGTATGAGACTTACAACTTTGGAGAATCTACTTGCAAGAGCATTACTGATACTATGGACTTCGTTCTTGAAGCTATTGAGGATAGCACTGACGATAAGAAGCTTATCAAGCGTATGACTTCAAAGGCAAATCTGATTACCATTCTGTATGTAGCACATGAGTATCTTGTAAACGGAAACGCTGATGTCAGCGAGTTCGCTGACAGGCTGGCTGAGTTCTTTGACGGAAAGAATGGAGCTACTATTAGTGATGATTATAATAGTGCTTGCACAAACGGAACAATGCGTAGTGCAAATGTACTTACAAGAAATGACGAGTTCTACAAGTATGTAATGGGAGAATAACATAACATTCTGTTTAGCGGACAGACTGTACATCTGTCCGTCTTACAGAGTGTTGTGTTTAAAAGCAAATAATAAGACGAGGGAGGAAAATATTATGAATGAATATATTATAGACGATTTTACAGGAAAGTTGACAGGACTTTACAAGGATTATATGTTTAACATCAGGATAATCAAAGGCGATTCGCCTATAAAGGCAGTAAGAGCAGCATACAAACCTTTTGGAAAAATCAGAAAAGCAAAAGCATTTGAGAATCCCGATGTTATTATAACAGCGATAAGACGAGAAGAAAACAAGTTGATACGCACAAGCGGACAAATGTGTTATATGTTTGAGGAGGCATAATTATGAGAGTGAAATATTTACCAGTCAAGACAGGTGAAAGACTTAATATATCACAGTACCCTAATTTTCACAAGTCAGGCAGTATCAAAGGAATGAAGAAGCTCTATTACGGTGAGAACGCTTTACTTGTAAGATGTGGCGAATGGATATACAAAGTACCACAGGAAATTTATGATAGAGCGCACTGAACGGAGGGAAATGTTATGACAAACAGATTTGAGCCAAGAAAAAGAACTGCACTTGATGGAAAAGTGTGGTGGTGCGTATATGACAATCAGAACAATTGTTATTCTACATATATTTGTCACGGCAAATATAAGACTAAACGAAAGTGCATTGAAACTATTGACTTTTGGAATAAAAAATATTTTTCTAAATAAAAGGGTGATTTAAAAGCCAGACGGGGAGCTTACAATCTCCGTCACCATAGACAATAAAACCAAAAGGAGGTAAAGGAGGAAATTATGAAGGTAATGAATCATATGGATTATGAATGTACGCAGCCAAACAAAATTGATTGTGAAGCCTACATCCATTTTATGTGTAATCCAGACAACTCATACAATTGCAATGAATGTCCTGAACGTGAATCTGGATGTGATGACGGATTGCCTTGTGGTCAACAGCATTGTTGGGTAGATATACATTGTAAGGAGGAAAAGTTATGAAAAAATTTATTATTAAAATTGAAGTTAATAATAACATTACATTAGAGGATGTGGAATCAGCTATCTCTGAAATGATAAACAATTATCTTGATACAACAAATGGCTTTTATGAAATTACAGATACAGAAATTGGCGATGAGGATGAATTGAACTTAATAAAAGAGTGATTTAAGAGAGGGATTTGATATGATAGGTAGATTAATTCTTGGAATTTTTTTCTTTGCATTAGCTATTTTCGAGATAAGATTAGCTAATAAACGTAAAGAACAAGATATTTTACAGCTATTATTCTTGATATTGTGTCATGGATTTTGTTGCGGATTATTAATCAGCAGGTTTCTGACAGATATAATTAATTAGGAGGAAATTTAAATGAAAAAGAGAATTGCGTTTGCATATGTTACAATTATAATGGATTTTGCAACACAGGGAGATGCGAAAGAATATAAACATAAGAACATTGCAAAGCATTGGAGATTTTCGGAAATAAGATATACAGGTGACAGCGAATATCCTTATTCAATGGAAATTACAAAGCCATATGGCAAATACCCCACTGGATATTAATTAGGAGGAACAAGAAATGTATATCAAATATGTAATTGAGAAATACGGAGAGCAATACAATTGGAATAAAAGAAAAAGCCCACCAACACAGGATGATTTGTATGGGAATTATTATGCAAGTGATATTTCAACAGTAGATACAATTGGAATATTTGACACGGAAGAAGAAGCAAAACAGCATATGCCGACAGAGGTGGTTATTGATACGGAAAAATACAATAGCTACAACGATACAAGAACAATATGGTACGATGTTTATGCCTTGTTTGCAGTCGAATTTGACGGAGGAGATGAACTTAACAGGGAAGAAATAGACGTTGTGATAGCTTAAAGGTTTGTATGAGGAAAAATAAGGAGGTCAATCATGTATCAAAAGTATATCGGAAATCCCAGCGAAGCAATAGGGAAAACCCTTTATGTAAAACTGCCATCAGGCTATGTAGCTGGAAAAGTTGTGGAATATATTTATCCTAAATACGGAATAGTTGGAACGTATAAGGTTAAAAGAGCAGACGGAAAAACAATGAGCGCACAGACTCTTTATTGTCCACAGGTTTATATCGACTGCTTTAGAACAATGGATTATCACGACTTTGAAAAATTCCCTTGTGAGAATTGTCCATTCAATAAGAAATGCGGAAGTTATAGGTAGGAGGTCAATTATGACAGTCAGAGAGTTACTTGATGATTTTCAGCTATTTAAAGGGAAAATTTATGTATATCAAGGAGAGTTCGGGGATAATCTTGAATTTGATGCAGATGACGATGAGGAAAATTTATCAAATGCAGAAGTGGTTGAGTATGAACTTAACTATGGCACACTATACATAGAAATAAAATAATACTTTGAGGAGGATTAATTATGACGGTTAAGGAATTTTTCGCAAATCTGAATCGTATAGTTGCCGATTATAACGTAGGTATGAGGGACATATCAAGCAATACGGAACATCATAATAGTGTTAATACGCTTATGGAAAATGAAGATTTATACAACGATTGGAAAAACGCAACGATATGGTCGTGGTGCGTTATAGACAATAAGTTTGTATTGACTGTACAGAAATGAGGAGGAAGATTAAATGAAACTTGATGAACTTATAAAAGGACTTACAGAAATACAGGAACAGTATGGAAATCTTACTGTTGAGATTGTGAGAGAGGGAGTTCACCTTCCTGAGATTGAACCATACATTGACGGAAACTTTCTTTACTTAGAAGCCTATGAAGAAGGAGAGGGATTAGTATGAAAACACTTGAACAGTTGTTTAAAGATAACAGAAATGATTTTGTGGAACTAATGAGAGAGTTTGAAGATAGTTATACACCTAAAACTTCATGGGAAAATATGACCGACAACGCACTGGAAGAATTTAAAGGTTACTGTGAAGATGAAGCAAGTGGTTTTTTAAAGAATAGCTATGAGAGTGGTGCTAATAGTTCTGATTATGTTTTGAATGAATTTGACAGTATGCTTTGGACATATGCTCAGTGCATACAGCAGTTCGATATAATACAGGGAGGTTGCTTTATATGAATATCAAAAACCGTGAACAGATAATTGAACAGCTTACGGAAATGCTGATACAGTTTGACAAGGACATGAACAAGTATCAGACAGATGTATACCTTTATTACAATAAGGAAACTCAGACAGCAGAGCTTGATACCTTCGTAAATGTGGGTGGAAATTCTTGGCTTGACGATGACCACTCTACAATCTATACCGACAAGGAACATAATGAAACTGTGTGGAACTGGTTCAATAATTCTACAGAAATCGCAGATGTATTGGAATATCCCACATATACAGAGTTCGATTATGATGTAAGACAAGCCCTTGAAATTGAAGCAGATGAGGATATTGCGTGGGAAGATTATATAGTTTACATCAAGTCAAATGATGATTATATGGAAAAGATATACGCAGCCTACAAGGAATACATTGACGAATTGCGTTCTGAGTATGCAGAAAAAGCAGAAATGATAATGAAGCAGTTTGAAGATGAAATGACAATTAAGGAGGGAACTGCAGTATGAAAACAACTTGTGTTCTTGGAGCTAACAGTAAAGAGGGTCTGGAAAACATGATAAATAATTATTTCTACTCGGAAAATTATATTATCACAGACGATAATAGAGTATACAACCGTAAGACTATGAAATATCTTGACGGGTATATTGTACAGGAGAGGAAATTAAGATGGAGTTTTAGGAGAATTGAAAAAGAAAATTGAGCATAGCTAATTGCCTATAATGGTGACAGCTTATAGGTAAATACATATGCTTAACGAAATCCAAACATAAATAAGGAGGAAATTTATATGCTAAGATATGATATTATGTATGCTTGTCTTGGTAATGGAATTACCGTATGTAACAGAGCGCAAACGGAAAATGGTGATTATAAAATTATAGCACACATTTCCAATGGTGGAAATATTGAATATCGAGTAAACAAGGACAAGCTTCCAGCGTATGCAATTAAAGGCATTGAGAATATGGCTGATGCTGAAAAGAAAAAATTTAGGGAAAATTTTATTAAGCTCCCCAGACTTAGACAGTATGAAATAATGCTTGACTCACTTCCTTGGTCACGCATACGTCTAAGGTTTAAAGGAGCGTATAACAATGAAGAACTTTGGAAAGAACTCTTAAATGAGTATTTTGAAATTGCATAAGGAGAAAGATGATGACAGTACAGAAGAACTTGTTAAATAGAAAAACTCCTGCAAGAATTAATTATCCACAAGTTATCCGTAATGACGGAGCAGTATTTGAAGTATGCGGAAGTGATTATTACGGTTGGGAAATTCTTGTGATTTATGAATGGGGTTCAGACAATGTGTTCTTGATTGATGGAGAACGCAAAGGGATGCCACCACCAAAGTTTAAGACAAAAATACAGGCGGTCAAATACATGATAGAAAACGCAGACAAATTTACGTTTATGTAATTATAGAAAAAAAATGGATGTGGGAGGAAAAAATATGAGAAATAAATATCCAGAATGTTGCTATAGTCATGACATATATAATAACTGTACTATTATTAAATGGGGAGAGTCGGGTTATTATAGAACTGATTTCCCGTCAGGACAGTATGATGACAGTATTGTAAATGAGCTTAATAAAAATAGTGGCGTTACACCCCAGATGCGTAGAGCAATGGAAATATGTTCTATGGCTTCGCAGAACAATCCTAATTTAAATTGGGAGAATCATTATGATATGATTATGAGGAGGCTGAAATGAAAAAGTTAATTAAGGAAATTAATGAATGTACGACCCTCTATCGTGATGATACAACAGGTATTGCTTGGATAGAGGATGGTTCAACTGGAATGGGAATATCAATACACCCTAACATATCCAACACAGGCTCAGTCAGAGGAATGAAAGACAGAGGATATTGGGGAAGAAAAGACCGCACGATTAGAAGTCACGGATGGATTTATAACATTGATAGACTTGTAGTCGATAATAATAATCCATTGGAAAAATTATTAGCTAATACAGAATGTAAGTGTCAGGCTTGCATTGAACGTAGGGAGGACATATATGAAAGAAGATGACCTTTATTTTAAGAACGGAAAAATGAAGAAAAAATATATGATGTGTGAGAGCAAGGAATATCTCACAGAAATTAAAAACGCTAACGGATATAAAAACATAGACGAGATTAATAAATCTTGGGTATGTGCTGGAAATCGTTGTCCTTATTATAGTATGGGCTGCAAGAAATAAGGAGGAAGGTTATGGAAAACAAAGTATTTACAACAGGCAACAGTGGTTATTTGGGTACTGAATATAGGTTGTATATAGACGGAAACAAAATTGAAACAAGGTATGACAACAGCGGCGATAATTACAGAAATCTTATGTATGATAATTATGTACACGGCTATACAACTGCACAAGTACGCAAGGCACAAAAGGAATACGATTATTGGAAGGAACAATTGGAAGAAATGAAAAATGCTCCTATTGTAGAAGATGATGAAGAATTTTTAGGAGAGTTATAATAAGGAGGAATTTTAAAATGACATTGTATGATTTTATCCGCATGGAAGATACAGACTTTGACACATATGACACGGTATTTGATGCCGAGGTCACTGTATGTGTGCCTTATGATGATTCGGAAATAACAGAATGGTATGACAAGTTTTATAACTTCATTATCAAACACGTTGAGTTTAAGGAAAAGATTTCAGAAGGTGAGTGTACCGCTGAATGGACAAACTTCATTACTGATAATCTGGAAATATTCAGAGAGGCAGCTAATGATATGTGGTACGATGACCGTGTTCCTGACGATGACGATGACCTTATCTATGAATGGATTAAGGAAATACATAGTTGGCTTGCAGGATATGTAAGTGAAGTTGAATACCAGAAGTTTATGGAAAAGTATGCACCCAAAATTAAGTAAAGGAGAGAATGATATGTTAAAAAAGAATATAAAAATTATTAAAGGAACATTAAGACCAGAAAAGGAAAAACTTGCAAAGGTTGTTTATCATGGTGGGTTCTATTATGCCTGTGATGATTTCAGAATGGTGCGTTTTGAAGAACTTCCCGATGAACTCCCTTTGTTTGAGGACAACGAGCCACGTTTCGATGTGGAATTTGGTGTGCTTAGAGCTGCGGAACAAACATACAGAGAGTTTGTAGTGCCATATCCGATTGAGGTATTGAAGAAGTGGAGGACTGGTAAAAGGAAAGAACCATATAGACTTGGAATAAGCGGAAAAACCTCTTATGGTTCTGAGCATTGGTTTGGAATTAATATTAATTTCCTTATTGATGCTATCGAAACAACAGGTTCTTATGTGATTAAAGTCCCTGAGAGATATACGGCTATGGTAATGGAAGGTAATGGATTCACTTGGATGATTATGCCAATCGATGTTAAGGACGGTAAGGATAAGGGCGAAACTATTATAGTATAAATACAATGTACAAAATGAACATAAGCACTACATACATTTTGTACAATATTTATCTTGACAACGTACAAAATGTATGGTAAAATATGTATGTAAGGAGAAGAATATGATATATATAATTTTTACACAGGGTAATGAAGAAAAGGAAATTGCTTTCTGCAATACATTAGCAGAGGCAAAGAACAAGAAAAGAGAGTTAGAAAAATCCCCCGAATATTCAAATGGCTTGCTTACAATTGAAGTCAAGACCAATAAGGGTAGTAGAATTTTAGGATAAGAAGGGGATATAATATGAGTAGAGTTAGAGATTTAACAGGGCAGAAGTTCGGCAGACTTCGTGTTCTTGAGCGAATGGAAAACGCAACAGACGGTCACGCACAGTGGCTTTGTGAGTACAAATGTAATAACAGATTAATTGTTACAAGTCAATCGTTAACTTGTCATAAAACAAACAGTTGCGGTTGCTATCGTAATGAAAAAAACAAGGCACGTTTCAGTGGTCAGGAGGTTGTATTATAATCAAAAGGAGGTGAATATCCAATGGGACTGGCGGCAGCAATATCAAACGAAATACAATTAAGAGATAAAGGAGAATATGGAATTTTACATCATATGCCATACTTGTATTTACTTTGTCTCGCTTATAAAATGAATTTAACAATATGAAATAGGAGGATTTTTTTATGAAAAAAATAATATCAATTATAATTTCAGCAGCAAGTATTATTACAATCAGTCCCATGTCTGCAAGGGCAGTCAATGGATTTAGACCTAATGGGAGACTCAAGCTTGACATTAATGCGGATGAGTATATCAACGCCGTTGATGCGTCTATTGTCCTTTCTGAATATGCTAAATCCGCAACAGGTGAGGGCGAGTTCACAAGGACAGAAAAATTTGTAGCTGATTTCAACGATGACGGAAAAATTGATGCAGTTGATGCTTCTGGAATCCTTGCAGTATATGCTCAGAATAGTAGTAGGGATTGCAAGGAATATCCTATTACAACATTGGAATTTTATAGTATGATAAAAGTTGGTCATGACTGGATTGCTTGTGGTAACTCTTTCCTTTCTTACGAAGAAGCAATGATTGCTCTTGAATGTGGTAAAGAGAACCTTGAAGAAAAACGTCAGACTTATTCTGAGTGTAACATTCAGATGGTGTCAACAATCATGACAGACTTACCGCAGACAGAAATCAAGTATGTATATAGAGAAGTAAAATAATAGGAGGGCTAATTATGTCAGCCAATCTTAATAACCAGAAGTTATGTAATGTTATTGACATATCAAGGCGAGAATATGATTTTAATGCTTTCATTCCAAGTTCCCATGACAGTTTGTCAGAACAAGAACTTACAGAAATTGAACGAGTAGAAGCTGCGCAGAGAGCTGGTCAAGGAGATGACGAGTTACCTGTTGGGATATTTAATGACCTTCTAAAATATTTTTTAGATAACCATGATTATCGAAGTGCATTATGGATAACTTTGCAAGCTAACACTGGATTAAGATATGTTGACATAAGTAAATTTAGGAAGATAGAACTTATAAATGAGAACAATTTATTCCGTGAGTCGATACTTGATAGCGAACAGAAAACAGGTAAAAAAAGAATTAACTTTATTAATGATGCTATTAAAATGGCGACATTATTATATTTGTGGGACAACCCAGAAATTAAATTACTCGACTATCTTATTGTTGCTGATAAGAACGCACCCAACAGAGGCTATAAGAAAGAAACGTACATTGATAGTAGAGGAAATAAAAGGGTAAAAAGAGAGAATGGCAAATATGTTTATGTTCTCGATTCCAATGGAAATAAAATTATTGAACCACTTTCAATACAATGCGCAAATGAAATTATAAAAAAGGCTCTTGTTGATGGTCTGGGAATAGCAATAAGAAATAGTCAGGGGAAAGATGGTTATTTAAAAATAGCTACTCATTCCCTTAGAAAAACATATGCAGGGGCAGTAGTAGACTATTATACAAGACAGTTTGACACAAACAAAGAGTATGCTCATGCTGCTGCAATGGAACAGCTACAATATGACTTAAATCATAGTAGTCGAAAAATGACATATCACTATATCGGTGATTATGTTGAAACTAAACGCTCAATAAATATGAGCATGAATTTAGGGATAGATGTACTCAAACCAGTTTTTGATGTAGAAAAGGAAAAGAGGAAGTAACTTGAAGAACAACTCAAATTCCCTTATATTTACACTTGACAAACTGGAACAGATGTTCTATAATATATTTATCCACTCACAGCAATGTAATATAAGGGGGAATATAATATGCACATTTTTGCTTTATTAGGTCATATCCTCGATAAGATATGCGAAGATGAAATCATTAATGGAACAGTGGTTATTAGAGATAGGAGTATCATTAACAATTATATTGTTCCTATTGTAAGCGAAGATATACATATTGATAACAATAGTATAGTGACACTGAAATTTGGCAAAAATCCATATTGTCACAGAGGGGAGCTACAAAATATTTTAATTGAGAACGAGGGAAAGCCACCAATAAAAGTGGAAGTTGGCGATACAATTCTTGATATACTAACAGATTTCCGTCTGGACGAAATATATTTTTCCATTTGTGATGAAATAATCTTTTAATAATCCTTGACATTATGTGGGTTTTTTGCTATAATTTAAATAATTATAGAGAGGAGTGAAATCATGTTATACATGATAGAGGAATACATAAAAGAATATCCCAAAAGACCGCTACAAGCTCTTGAGAAATTTAGAAATTCTCCTTTAAATCTACATGAAATGTCATTGAGTGAATTAAACGAAGCAGTTTCAAAATGGAAACCATTGTCAGCAAGAACAGCATATAATCAAAGAAAAGATATTTTAAATTATTTTAAATGGTTATTGTCCAAAGGGATTAAAGTCGATTTATCTATTGTTGATAAGATTGAAATACCAATTTCCGAGGTAAAGTATTTAATTTTTTCTACACAAGATATTATACATTACTATAATTTGCTTTTTTCTGTTTTAACAAATCAGGCTATAAAGAGTGGTAGTCAGTTTAGTGCTAACAGTTATTTGATGAGCTATGCTGCTGGCATACTTGGATTTCACGGATTGACCGATGAACAAATAATAGAACTTGATTTAACTGACATTACAACAGAAGGTGTTAAAGGATATAATCTTCCTTTGACCAAAGAAGATATTAACATTTTAATGTCATATAAAGATGTTACCACTTTAGCAAACCATATGCCGCTAATAGGTAGTAAATATATTCGTTCTTCTCGTGGAATTGACAACATTGATGGAGCATTTTTATCTCGTCCACTTTGGCGATTAAAGCTGCCAGAGGAATATGGCTATTTAAAAAATTTATTAAGAGTGCAAAATCTTTATCAGCTTGGAGTGTATAATCGAATATATGAGCTTGAGAAAAGCACAGGGGAAATCGTTACATTAGGTGGGATTACGCCCTTGTGGTTTAAAAAAATTATTGGCAAAGCAGAAATGGCTATTACTATCAACAAAAAAAGATATATACAATACAAACATGACCGTGAAGAAGCACAGTCGGACATCCAGAAAGAAATAATTACAAGCGAATATATATCAAAGCAAGAATTAGAAAAGAAGTATGATGAGCTTTTGCAACGCCGAAGGGAGCTTGATAAAGAAATTCAAGAATTACAAGAAATGGTTAAAAAATAAAAATATTCATTTTGTACTTGACAAGGTACAAAAAGTATGCTATAATATATTATAGAAAGAGGGGAGAACACCTCCCCTCAATAATAAAAATTTTGCAAAGTACAAAATGAATGAGATTTGTTTTTTTAATCAAGCAAAGTACAAAATGAATTTAATAGGGTATAGCAAAGAGGTAATGCAACGGGCTTTGACCCCGTAATTCGCCAGTTCAAATCTGGCTGCCCTAACCATCGTTCCAACAGGTTAAAAGGAAGCCAAAAGCAATGAGCCTGACATCAAGCTTCGGGGCGAGGCATACGTTCTATAGGGGATAATGTGACAGTGCAAACTCCAATATATGCTTAATGACTCACTGTATGACGGCTCGGAAAGACGAGCATAACGACTCACTTGATAATAGACCTCCTCGTGGTGTGAGTTGGGTAACGCTAAGATATTATCAAATTTCTTTTACTATTCTTTTTCTGATTGCGGTGAGAAATCACCGCACAAATGGGAGTGTAGCTCAGTGGTAGAGCAATTGCCTTTTAAGCAATAGGTCGAGGGTTCGATGCCCTTCACTCTCACCAATTATCTGGACGTAGCTCAGTTGGGAGAGCACTACAATAGTTTATGATAGAAATGTAGAGGTCGCTTGTTCAAGCCAAGCCGTTCAGACCAAGGGGTTAACCCCCTCATCAATATATACCATAGATACAAACAACTCTGGCTTCCTCTGAGATGAAGGTTGAAACAATAATGGCGTGGTCGCTTCTTTAGAGATGATATGGCTCAGAAGTCCTTTGCTTCAGCATAAAAGACCTTAACTAAATGACAATGATATATTGGCGCATTGGGGTTGTGATGATAATAAAGGAGGGAAAACATCACATAGTTTGTATCAAAATAAAAATGCTCCTGTGGTGGAACTGGCAGACGCAAGGGACTTAAAATCCCTCGGGTGAAACCCGTATCGGTTCGAGTCCGATTAGGAGCACCAATACTTCAAAAGCGGTGTGGCAACATTATTTAAATAAGGGAAACGATGGGTATACGAAACTTATTTGGTAATGATAAAATGGATAAAATGTAAAGCCATCAAATCGTTCTTGACTATGGGCAAACCTGTAGAAGTAGCTACCTACGGAAACCAGCAAAAAGAACACAAATCTTGCATAAGTTACACGCTCTTATGCAAGCAAATCATCTGGATTTAACTCAGTTTGGTAGAGTGCTTGCTTTGGGAGCAAGATGCCGCAGGTTCGAGTCCTGTAATCCAGACCAATTGGATTAAGAAGATGCAATATCAAATGAATAGGAATGTATATCGTGGTGGAGGTAGACTGTGGTTTACGCAAAGGACGAGAATTATTTAATTCAATATTTGATAGAGGTGGTTGCATTGCCTCCGCTTAATCCATTACCAAAATCTTCGTTATGTCTTTGGCATAACTGACCTCCTTCAGCCCGTAGTTGCTACGGGCAATATGGGACAGTAGCAGAATTGGCATATGCGGTAGTCTCAAAAACTACGTCATTTATGGGTTCGACTCCCATCTGTCCCACTACTACATTTTTATAGGAGGAATAACCAAATGAATAAATGCGTTTGTTGCGGAGCTATAATTCCAGAAGGAACTTTGGTCTGCTTTATTTGTTTGCATAAAAATAATTTTTATAAAATCAATTATAGGAGGTAATCTTAATGACCAACAATGAAAAGATTCAAAAAGCAGAACAGCTTATCGCAGAAGCTAATGCACTTCTTAATGAAGTTAAATCTACCTATGATAATAAGAAAGATGTGATTGCTAAGTATAAAGAAGATTATTGTAAAGGTAAGAAATATTATATTAATGATGATAGTAATACCAGTTGGATTGTCACTCCTAATGCGTATACATTTAAAAACACTTCAAATCCTTATAAATTTTATCTTACAGAAGAACTTGCTGAACAGGCAAAGAAACTGAAAGACTTCAATGATAAACTGCTGGCTTTTAAATATTGTTATGATTTAGATTATAAGCCCAGTTGGGATAACGATTGTCAAAAGTATTATATTTATTATAGTACAGTTGATAACGAATACCACGCTGACGGTTTATCTTCTATGCGTGAACCATTAGTTTATTTTAGCACCAAGGAAATCGCACAGAAATGTGCAGACTGGCTTAATTCATTTAAGGAGGTTGAAAGTTAATCTGGTGGCAAACAGAGCGTATAAATTTAGGCTATATCCTAATGAAGAACAAAAGATATTATTTGCCAAAACCTTTGGTTGTGTTAGATTTATCTACAATCAAATGCTTTCGGATAAGATAGCACATTATAAAGAAACTGGAACGAAGCTCAACAATACTCCTGCTCAATACAAGAAAGAATTTGAGTGGCTTAAAGAAGTTGACAGCCTTGCTCTCGCAAACGCACAAATGAATTTACAGACCGCTTATAACAATTTCTTCAGGACACCAAAAGTTGGATTTCCTAAATTCAAGAGTAAAAAGAGAGACAGGGATAGTTATACTACAAACAATCAAAATGGTACAGTAAGTATTATTGAGAAGAAATTAAGGTTGCCAAAGGTTGGTCTTGTAAAAATGGTGCAACACAGAATAATTTCAGACAACGAAAAGATTAAGTCTGCTACAATTACAAGAACACCATCGGGCAAATATTATGTTTCTATTCTTGTGGAATATGATAAGGTTGTTCCCAATGTAGAATTATCAAGGGATAAGGCGATAGGATTAGATTATGCAAGTCATAGCTTTTATGTCGATAGTCAAGGCAGAGAAGCAGATTATCCCAAATTCTATCGTAAAGCACAAGCTAAACTGGCTCACGAACAGCGCAAACTTGCTAATATGAAGTATGGTAGTAATAACTACTACAAACAGAAGATTAGGGTTGCGAGAGTTCACGAAAAGGTTGCAAATCAGCGTTTGGATTGGATTCATAAACTCAGTACACAATTAGCAAATGAATACGATATAGTTTGTGTGGAAGATATAAATATGCAAAATATGGCGAGGTCATTAAAATTAGGAAAGTCAACTAATGACAATGGCTTTGGAATGTTCAGAGATATTCTTTCCTACAAACTCACTGACAGAGGAAAAGCATTTGTAAAGATTGATAAGTGGTTTCCGTCAAGCAAGATGTGTAGGCATTGTGGTTCTATCAACCACGAGCTTGCGCTATCAGACAGAGTTTGGACTTGCAGTTGCGGTACTACAATCAATCGAGATGAAAATGCTGCGATAAACATAATGAACGAAGGTTTGAGAATGTTATTCTCATAATCGAATAGAAGAACCGTAAGGACTACGGGGATAGCTCGTTGATACTGGTAGCAATAGCTACCTTGGGCGAGAAGCCCGTTGACTTTAGACGATGGGTAGTTCGTGGAGGAAATATAAAATGATATTTATTAAAATGAGGAGGAAATAAAAAATGACATTCGTTGAAATGAGAACAAAAATGCTTGAACACTTTGCAGAAATGACAAAGGATTCAACAGAACTTTTTGAGGTAGGTCTTGACAAGGACAAGCTCTGGGATTTATACCTTGAGAGTTTCCCACCTGAGAAGAACAAGATATTCAGAGAGCGCAGAGAACATGATTGTTCTTGTTGTCGCCACTTCATTAAGACAATGGGTAATGTGGTAGCAATCAAGGATGGTAAGGTTATTTCTCTTTGGGATTTTGATATTGAAGGTGACGATACATATGAACCTTCAATTAAAGCAATGAGAGAATATGTACACGAATGTGCTATCAGAGATGCGTTTTATACAAAGGAAAGACGTATTGGAACAGAGTATAACAGAGAGCTTACAGATGGTCAGCTTCGTACTTGGGAACATTTTTATGCAGACATTCCTGAGAGATTTGTACTTGATTATTATACCTCTAAGGCAGAAGAACAGGGGCAGTTCCGTGATACAAGGAATGTATTCAAGCGTTCTCTTGACGAGATAACAGAAGAAGCTGTTAATGTTGTTCTTGAACTTATTGCACAGGGTTCTCTTTATCGTGGTGAGGAGCATAAGGGAGTTCTTGAAAAGTTCGCAAGCTATCAGGTAAGATACAATCAGCTTACTAATGAGCAGAAGGAAATTTTTGCTTGGGAGTATGCGAGTGAAGCTGGTATGGCTATTGGTAGAATAAGAAATCATTCTATTGGTACACTTCTGACAGACATTTCCGAGGGAACTGACCTCGATAGAGCAGTAAAAAGCTATGAAGCTATTGTAGCTCCTGCGAATTACAAGCGACCAAAGGCTATCTTTACAAAGCGTATGCTTGAAGATGCTAAGAAAACTATTTCAGACCTCGGTTATATGGATTCATTAAAGAGAAGATATGCAACTCTTGATGATATTACAGTAAATAATATTCTGTTCTCTAATAGGGATTCTGCAAAGCGTATTTCTGGCGCAGATATATTTGACGAAATGGCTGCAAGCGTGGCTGTTAATCCCAAGAAGTTCAATAAGGTTGAAGAAATCAATATTGAGAACTTTATTGAGAATGTTCTCCCTACTGCACAGGAGATTGAAGTTCTGTTCGAGAATCGACTTGCTTCTAATATGATGTCACTTATTGCTCCTGAGAATAAGGACAGTAAGACAATGTTCAAATGGAACAACAATTTCTGTTGGGCTTACGCTGGCAACATAGCAGACTCAATGAAAGAAAGAGTTAAGGCTGCTGGTGGTAGCGTTACTGGTGATTTAAGATTCTCTATTCAGTGGAACGAGGACGGAACTGACAACTGTGACCTTGATGCTCATTGTATAACACCCATTATAGATGATGAAATCTATTACAGCCATAAACGAAGTATTACTCATGGCGAACTTGATGTAGATATAATTGACCCTAATGGTAAGGTTGCTGTTGAGAATATAACTTGGGCTGACAGGAAGAATATGAAGGACGGTATTTATAAGTTTTATGTTCATCAGTTTGGTAGTAGTGCAAGGAATGGTTTCAGAGCAGAGATTGAATTTGATGGTCAGATTTATAGCTTTGATTATTCTCATTCTATGAGACTTAAAGAAAAGGTAGCTGTTGCAGAAGTGACATTAAAGAATGGTCAGTTTACGATTAAGCCTTTACTCTCCGAAAAAAATGTTTCAAGCAGAGAAGTTTGGGGACTGAATACCAATCAGTTTGTGCCTGTATCAGTGATTATGTATTCACCAAACTATTGGGACGAGCAGAAGGGCATAGGCAATAAGCATTACTTCTTTATGTTAAAGGATTGTGTAAATCCTGAGACACCTAATGGCTTCTATAACGAGTTTCTTAACAATGAACTTGACAAGCATAAGAGAGTTATGGAGGCTCTTGGTTCTAAGCTTGCTGTAACTAACGCTGATGACCAGCTTAGTGGTATAGGATTCAGTTCGACAAAGCGTAACTCAATTATCGTCAAGGTCAAGGGCAAGACCGAGAGAACATTAAAGATTAATTTTTAAGGAGAATGTATTATGACAATGGACGAAAAAGCAATAAAGATTATTACAGATTACATTATCGCACATCTTGACAAGTCAGATACCATTCCACCATTTGAAGTGTATACAGTATGGAAGTGTAAGGCGTTACAGAATTGGAAGTATTTGCTTTCAAGTAGTCTGTTTGATGGTATGTATTATGAACTTACTTATAATGGTGTCAAGAAAGAGTGGTATCTTGATGCTTATAAGAAGTTTGAAAATAAAACAATTGTGGAGGTATAATTATGAATATTTTTGAAAGAGCAGTAAGAGAAAAGACACGTTTTGCCTTTAAGGGTAGTATTGGAGTAGAGGAACTTTGGGACTTGTCCCTTATTAACCTTGATACCATTTACGGCAATCTCGAAACAGAGCTTGAAGGTCTGCCTAAGAAGTCTCTGCTTTCCACTAATTCCAAGCAGAGAGAGGAAATTGAGTTCAAGCAGGAGATTATCAAGTATATCGTAGAGACAAAGAAGATAGAAGCAGAGCAGAAGTCTATTGCCAAGGAGAACTCAGCTAAGAAGCAGATGATTCTTGACATTCTGGCAAAGAAGCAGAACCAGTCTTATGAGAATATGAGTGTAGAGGAACTTACTGCACTGGCTAATAGTCTTTGATGTGAATAGTATAGTGACCGTATGAACAATGCGGTCACTATTAAAATTATTGGCACAAGGAAAAGAGGGAATATGTTTACTATAAGTGATATTGCAAAACTTACAGAGTTTGACTGTTATTGTTGCCTCCCTGTATTAAAATGTAATGACATTGGTAGTATGGAATGTAGGGCGGTGTTCTTTGCGAACATGGCTTGTATAATGATACTTAATAACGAGTATATGTAAAAGGAAGGTTGATATAATGAATCATAAGAAGTTTATGGATATTGAAAGAATCAAGGAAAACATTATAGGTGGATTTGAAGTAGGCAATCATATAGTTATACAGGAGAAGATTGATGGAGCTAATGCAGCTATCAGATATGATAGTGAAACAAATACTGTCGTAGCTCAGAGCCGTAAAAATATACTTAATATATCAAACAACCTTAGAGGGTTTTATGAATGGACACAGACACTTAATGCAGATAAAGTAAGAGAGGTTCTTGGAGATAATCTTATATTGTTTGGAGAATGGCTTGTGCCACATAGCGTTAAATATCCCAATGATAAATATAATCATGCTTATTTTTATGATATTTATGATACAGCAACAGAATCTTATCTCGCACAGAATATTGTAAAAGAGAAGGTTGATGCTCTTAGTCTTATTTATGTTCCAGTTTTTTATGATGGACTGTTTGAATCTTGGGAGCATTGTTATTCATTTGTAGGCAAGACTAAAATGGGTGGCGAATATGGAGAAGGCATTGTAATAAAGAATCAAACAAAGCTGAATGACCCCAACTCTCGTACTCCATACTATATTAAAATTGTTGGTGAAAAATTTCAAGAAACTCACGAGCATCATAAAAAGGAAGTTTCACCAGAACAAATAAAGGCACTTGAAGAAAATAAAATCCTGTGCGAAACTATTGTTACAGAAGCGAGAGTAACTAAGATACTTCACAAGCTGGTCGATGAAGGTATTCTTCCTGAGAATTGGGGTGCATCTGAAATGCCAATCGTAGCAAGAAATCTTTGTAAAAGAGTATTTGAGGATTGTCAGAAAGAAGAACCAGAAACAACAGCTAAGATTGAAAACTTTGGTAAGGTTGCGAACTCAATTTGTATGAGCATTGCAAGAAAGCTCATATGAAACGTCTATCCAATTTAATGCTCTTAGCTAATTTTCTATCCACCTTATTTTATTCCGTATCATATCCATACATTTATGCCGAGACAATTAAGGTAGTCCCACATTCATATATAGGAATTGAACAGATACTTGCTTGCCTCGGCACAATTGTATTTTGTAGGTTATGGAACAAACATAGTGATAGATTATTTGAGCATTATAGATTATTCTTGTGTGCTGAAATTATAGCAGATGTCATTCTTTTTTCCGATGTATTGATAAGAAATGATTTAAGTTTTTATTTTCTTTTGAACATCATTATCTTCTCAGTGATTACAAAGAATCTGTGTTGTGCAAGTACCAAAATGAGAGCTAAGGTAAATCCTACTGAGAAAGAGCGTGAGCAATATGATAACAATTCAAGCATAGTTAATTCTATTGCTACATTAATCGGTGCTGGTACTGCGATAGTATTTGATTTCGATTTACGATTACTGTTTATACTTGCTTTCGTGGGAAATGCAATTGATAACATATTCTATTTATATATTTACAAAAAGATAAGGAGCGAGAATAAATGAGTATAACAAGCTGTCCAATTTGTGGTACTCACGACTTAAATTGCACTCACTACTTTGAAGATGGAATTGGTGTAGTTGAGGAATACATTGATTGCAAACATTGCAACTATTCATTTGAATACGTCTATGGTGCTTATCGAGAATCATTTGGTAGGTATGAGTTTCATTGGGGTTATTCAATATTCAACAAAGACAATGGTGAGATACACAAGTTCTTTATGCCGATATACAAAGCTAAATTTATGGAGCGTAGAAAGTGGCATAAGGGTTTGAGAAAATGGCTCAAAAAGAGTGAGGTGACTTAATGTTTATTACAGCGACTAATGACAAAGCCAGCATACTATCAGGGATTATAAACTGTATAGGAAGTTCAGATGCAAAGGTAACTATGGTAATAGCCCCTAAAAGACCTATTGCAGATATTCTTTATATTACAAAAGAAATTCTTTATTTACTTGAAGATACTCAGGATTGTGATTATAAAATCTTGATTAATAATAGTTATTTTTGTGTCAAGTTTGAAAATGGTAGTGTGTTTGAAGTGAAGCGTTGGACGGGGAGCATCAGAGGGAAAGCAGCTCATATGGTTATTGTTGATGATGGTATTCCAAAAGAAGATAGAACAATGTTACTTGATTATTGTAATGCAATAGATAGGAGTTTAAATAATGAGTGAGTATTGCCACAGAAAAGCTGTCAGATTTAAGATTGACGAAAAATTAGCTTGTGAACTTTTAAATGTTGAAGATAGCTGGGGTATGGAGGATTTGGTTAAAGCTCCATTTGAAATTGCTCCAACCAAAGAATTTTTCATTGACTATAATTTGCCTTGTAGTAACGATGCAGAAGGTGATTGGGGCAAGGTAAGAATTTTGTCCACATCTGAATATAGCAAATACGAAAAGTTGTTTAATGAATTGTTTGGTTATCAGCTAAGATGTTATCCTGATGATTTTAGACTTGTCGAATACTGTTGGTATGATAATAGTGAAGCACCAGATTATTTTGATGAGACAACTTACCATGATGATTTTTATGACGAGGTGTGAGGTAGCAAGAAATGAATAGAGGTAATCTTTATAGAGCAATGGACGAAATATTATTCAGAGCTAAAGCCATAAACCGTGACTGCAAATATGGTTATTCTCCAAACAGACGTAGTGACTATAAGAACGGTGATTGGGTATACGGTCTTATAACAAAACCATATAACGAACGCTTTCCAAAACTTCCTGCTGAAATGAGAAATACCGATGGAATTAGTGGGATTGAAGTTGACTATAAGACAATAGGAATGTGGACAGGTAAACTTGATTGCGAAGAAAATTATATATTTGAGAACGACATTCTTCAAGATATTGATACAGGGGAATATGTAGTTGTTCAATGGTTTCCAGAACATTCTTCCTTTATGGTTTGGCGAATAACTATCAATAAGATAGAGTTCCTGTACTCTTTTCTTGATTCCAAATACAAAAAGTTAAAAGTCGTAGGTAACATATATGACGGTCAGAATTTAATAGATAAAGCAATGGGGGAGTTTGATTATGAATCGTGAACCAGTTCCCATTGACGAGATTGATGGCTATGTTACCAAGGATTCTATGTATAGGTTAATATCTCAATACAAACGTGAAGGTCGCATTTCACCAGCAACGGCACAGGATATGTGTAATACAATTGCTTATTCAATTGGGGTTGAAAGAACCAAAGACAGATGGATATGGGATGCTATGTGTCTGTTCAAAACCATACAAGGTTGGTTTACAGAAAACAAAATATCATTCACTATGCTTTTAAGGGAAATTGATAATAAAAATATAGAGTATTTAAATAATGAGATAGATAATCTTTATGAAAAATATAAGGGGATAACATAATGAGTATTATACAAGATATACCAGAGTTGCGTAAACTTATAATAGAGAACCCTGAGCTACCTATATGTGTACTTGTAGAGAACGACTTACCTTGGGAAGAATACTCTTATACCTATGCTGCTTCTGTTAAAGTTTATATAGGTGAGATTCTTGACTGTGATGTCCCATATAGTGACGGATATGTTTTTAATGATAGAGATGATTTAGGAGAACATTTACAATGCCATTTAGACATAGACGATAGTGTTTCAGATGAAGAATTTGAAAAGCTGGTTGATAAAGAAGTCGAGAAGTATGAACCCTACTGGAAGAAGGTTATTGTTGTGAGGGCTGAGAGTCAATGAAGATAAGAGAAAAGATTGATAATATACTTAATACGATTCAGTTATACAGTTATAAGTTACCTACTTGTAAAATAGGCAATGCTATAATGGACTTTAGAGAAAGGTTTACATTGCCAAGAGAGAGGTGATATAATTGGATAAATTAAGTGGCGATTACATTCGTGGATTCACGGCTGGACTTCAAAAAGTCCAAGAGATAATGCAATACATAGAATCTGATATGAAATTTCATAAGCGAAGAATGAATACAAAATCTCTTATGGAGATTTTAAATTGCGCAATTAAAGACAGAGAAAAATTAAGAGAAAATCCAGAGGCGTTTGTGCGTTGTACAAACGATGGGGGATTTGAAGTGTACGAGCCAATGAGGAGGGTAAAACCAAATGATTGCAGCTAAGTGCATAAATATTAACACAAGTGGTTGGAATACATACCCAGAGTTAAAATTAGGCGAAACTTATGAGGTAGAATACGCTGATGTGGGCGGCTACTATACAAGTGTTTATCTTAAAGGTTTTAAGAAAGGGTTTAATTCTGTTTGCTTTGAGTTTTATAAAGATGGCGAGAAAATAAATATTGTTTCCGAATTTATGTGAATAGGAATCTTGTTTTATTAAGGTGGTGATATAATGTTTAACATGAATGAACCAGCAATAACTATTACTATGACAGAGAAATGGGTATGGGATTGTCCTAATACTAAAGCTGCTTTTTATGAAGCCAAACATAATACACAAACCACTATTAATGACAGGGTAAACTGGTGTATGGCTAAGATTAAGCAGTTGGAGTTGTCAGATATATTAGACCCGTGGGACTTGGAACGATATGCTACCGAGATGAAATATTTATAAACTACCGTTTCAGATTGTATGTTGAGTTTCTTCGACGATTTAGAAGCTTTCATTGATATGAAACTTGATACCGAGCCTAACAAGCAAATGGCAGTACAATGGACAGGAGATAAATTTATACAAGGACTATTCTACAATATTTTTGAGAAGCTAAATTTAGATTATAGTTTGGACTCTGTAAGAAATATTATGTTTATAAAGCCAAGATTTCATAAGATAAGAGTTTTTGATAGAAAGACAAATTTCTTTGCAAATGCAATGAAAGAATAATTCTATGAGAGGTAATACAAATGACTGATTTTGAAAAATTCAAGAAGTTTTTTGACAGTATAGGGATTGAATACGAAGTCAACGGAGATTGCCTATATTTGAAAAATTTCGCAGTACGGGGCGGTCAATTGATTGTTGTGGATTTTTATGAGGACGGGAAGTTCCAATGTTTTAGTCCTTATCCATCATAATTAAGGAGGAACAATATGTTAAATTTAAAAGTTGGCGATAAGGTGCTTATGCGAAACACATGGCGCACAGAAATTGGAGTTGTTGATAAGATAACCCCTACTGGTTTAATTAAAGTTGGTGGTTATACATTTAGACCTGATGGGCGTGAACGAGGTGGAGATAGTTACCATCCGTGGGACATCGAACCACTTACACCTGAATTAGAAGTTGAATTTTATAAAAAGCGGTTTATATCTAAGGTTGCTAATGGAGCAAGCGATTATGATTTTAGAAATATGTCCTATGATATTGCAAAGGCTTTGAATGAATTATTGAACTTACAAATAAAAGAATGATGTTTTATTAAGGAGGAAATTATAATGTTAAAAAATCTTGATATTATATCAATCATGCCATCAGGAATAATGGCTATGTTAGCAGAAACAATACATAAGGTAGATATCACAAATTTTGATTCCATGTTTAGCAATTACGAAACTGGAGTGTATAGACATGACGGATTTAAGTTTAATTTCGATTGCTTCATCGAAGAAAACTGTCTCAATCGTATAAAGGATAAGTGGGTGGCATACGGAGTTTGTGATAATTACAAACAGATACTTGAATATCATAAAGAACTTCTAAATAACACAAATAAAAATTATGTTATCGGGCTGTCCACTGTAAATCGCAAAGATGAACCCGAAGATGGCGGTTGGAGATGGAGTGGATGGGGTAATTATATAGGGATTCAAAGCCCTCAGCATGAATACATATATAATGATACGCATATAGATACAGTCTATTGTTATCACATATATGAAATCGAATAAAAGAATAATTCCATTGGTAAAACGACAACGTAGAATAGCCAAAAACGAGGTGTTAAAATGAATAGAGATGAGCGATTGTATAAAATATATCTGAAGTGGTTCAAACTTGGATTTAATGAACATATAAAATGCCTTCATAATCCTAATAGATGGTTAGGAGTAAACAAGGCATTTGATATTGATTATGATTATGAAGCAACTTTTGTAGAATCATTACCGTGGAATAATAGGTGGACTTGGAGAGGTTATAGGGATGGTTATTACTTTGTAGACCCATTTAATTACGCAAACAAAATGCCAGATGATTCTTGTATAAAGGAATTTTTTAATAGCAGACGATGTAAGAATTAAATTTCATGTGATTTTAAGGCGATAATTTGTCCATATATCGTTGTTTAAAAAGGAGTGTTTTTCATGGCTGAGTATATAAACAGAGAAAACCCAAATCAAGAGTGTACACTATGTCGCAGATATGGGATTGAAAAAGGCGATACATTATATCAGGTCGCATATCCTGATACTGGTATAGACTTCTATGCAATACCTAATATCAAGTATTGTCCTTTATGCGGTAAAGAGCTTAAAGATGATAATACCTGAATGATAAAGGATGGTGATACAAATGGCTGATATGTATTTTCATAGGATTGGACTTATAGACTATCTGAAAGAAAAGAGCCTAACAAAATTTAACTCTTTTTATAAAGGATATGTTGAGGCAATAAAAGATGTTGTTACATATGAGTCAACAGAAATTCAACCTGTAGTATGCTGTAAAGATTGCAAATATGCACAGAATCCAAATGACACTATGATTTATTGCACATATTTTGAGTGTGGTACAATGTCACAAAATGATTTCTGTTCACAGGGAGAGAGGCGGTAATGCGGAATGAATGTGCTGGACGAGAAGATAGTATTCGAGCAAGCAATTGCCAGAATGACCCATGATACTGACAAACCTAAAAAGGTACACCTATTCCTGACGAAGAAGCAGTATGAAAGTGACCCTGACTGGTGGCATGATGTTCTTAGAAAGCGTGGGTTATCTGATGATACTATTGTAATCGTACCGAACGAAAGGATAAAGTAAAAATGGTTGATTGCATTAATATATTGCAGAGAACGCTTGACAAGTATGAGCGAAAACCTGATGTATACAACAAACTCTTAATTTTAGAAGCAAAAATATTGACAGGTAGGTGTAGTTATGGAAGTTATGAAAGATGATTATATTTGCAGAATTGAAGTCGTAAAGATATTGCAGAAAGCATATGCGGAGGGTAGAATAAAAGCAAAAGACGGTTGTGTATCGGTGCTTGATGATATTAATTCTTTACCAAAAGCCGATGTACAATCTGTGAAGCATGGACAGTGGGTATGTGAGTTTTATAATGATGTATTTGACGTATATCAAGCGGATTGTTCTGTTTGTAAGAAAGAATCTACCGATAAATATGACAAAGTATCGGAATCGTATGAATATTGTCCTCATTGTGGAGCGAGAATGGACTTAAAGGACGGTGATACAAATGGCTGATTATATAAGGCGTGATATAGTCTTGAAAATTATCAACACGGTAAACGACACAGGCGGATTTGCAGGATATGCGGACTATTGCACATTGTTTGACGAGATAGACACCATGCCAGCCGTAATACAGCCAATAAATCTATTAGTAAAAGTTGAAGAAAGAGTTCCTAATGTTAGTGGTAACTATTTGTGCTATTTGGCTAATGGTGAATTTGAAGTATTGTATTTTGACCGAGGAATAGAAGATGATGAGTATAATAACGACTATCCATTTGGAGTTTGGAATACTTATCCAAGCGAGGACGGTGGAGAATGTCGAGAATGGATAGAAGTGCTTGAAGTAACACATTGGCAACCTTTACCAAAACCGCCAAAAGGAAGGTGATATAAAATGACAAATGAACAGCTTGAAAGAGCTACATTATTAAAGAAAGAAATAGACAGATTATATGCTGAAACGTATAACATCTGGGGGAATTATGGGCTTGGAGAACAATTTGAAAGAATAGTTCTGACTGGCATACGAAAGAATGGCGAAAAGTACCAGATTACAGAAGTGTCTCCAGAACTTCTTGAGGCTATAAAAGATTGGTATGATAGCAAGCTTGCCAAGTTAGAAGCTGAGTTTGAAGGGATGTGAAGCTGCGTTATGACTGGCGTATATAATGCTTTAGAAGATAAGCTTAATAAGCGTATTGATGATGCGTTTACAGAGCTTGATACTCAAAGAAACAGAATGAGTGGACTTACAAGGGAGAACTCCGAATTAAAACAAGAAATTGAAAGACTGGAAATCAGGATAAGCAAGACAAATAATTTTATTGAGTTTATGTTAATGACATATTTATTTCTTGCAATTGCAAAATTAATAGTAGCAATAGTTGTATAAAGAAAGGTGCTATAAAAATGATAGAAATAATTAAAAATTTACCTATACCTGTTATTATTGCAATTTCTGTATTAGCATATATTATAATTGCTATAATATTTACTTTCCTACTTGGACTGGTAACACATGATGAAGATTTTGCAATAGTTGGATTACTGTGGATTGTTGCTGTGCCTATTCTATTAATTATAGGACTGATGTGGCTTTTCGACATTATATATCACAAGGCTAATAAAATATCGTTACGTCATCGCAAGAAACACAGAAGGAGATAAAAGAGAATGAGGAGGCTGCTATGAATAGGACTGAAGAACTCATTGGTATATTTGGCACATTATGTGACTACATGGTATATAATGGCAGATGCGATGTATTCTGTCCGTATGCCGAAACTAAAGATAAGGATGACGAGTGCGAAGCGTGGAGAACGATTCAAAAGATTAGACAGGAGGAAAGAGATAGAAAACCCGAAAGAATTGGTAAGTGGTGGATTGAAAGAGATAAAGAACGCTGTGTTAAGCCTTATCATTGTGGGAACTGTGATATTTACGGTAGTTATATTGGGCATAGTAGCATATCTAAATATTGCCCTGTATGTGGCATAAAAATGGATACAAGTAAGGTCTATGAGTATGAAGAAGTCATAAAGGAGGTAAAGACAAATGACGATTGATGAAGCAATTTCTCACGCTTTGGAAGTGGCAGAGCGTTATGATAGGGTTGAGGACTCTCATGCTGATGAAGGACTGAAACAGGAATGTATACAGTGCGCCGCAGACCATCGTCAGCTTGCAGAGTGGCTGACAGACTACAAAGAGCTGAAAAATTCAATCGGTGCTGTAAGACTCAATAATATGACAGAAGCTTTGAAACTGATACGGGCATATAAGGCAGAAAACATAACACAGAAAAAAATGATAGTGAAATACAAGCGGCTTCTGAAAGCAGCGGTAGAGGATTTTACCGTGTATGGAGCATTAAAAGATTTACCAACAGAGCAAAGAGTTCAAAATTTAGAATGGCGAAGGTTCAATAGAGTATTTGATATTCTTGACCATAGATGGAGGTATACTGATGAAGCTTTAAAATTGCTTGGAAAGGATGAAGCTAATGAACATAAGTGATGCTATACAAATTCTCAGAAAACACAATGCAAGTGGAGCTTCTGTGCTTAGAATTACCGAAGGTAAAGTTACAGAGCATGAACTACTTGCTTATGTATTAAATGCTTGTGAGCAATTTATAGCAGAAAGGGAAGAATACAAGCGACTTTTGAAAGTGGCAGTTGAGGATATGAGCGTTACCGTTGCCGAGGTTTACAATGGTGGTTTAATTTGTGAATGTTGCAAATGGAAGTCTCAAATAGGTGGATGTTGTTGTCCTGATGATGGCGGCTGTGATGTTGCATATCGGTGGCGTTACGCAGACGAAGCCTTAAAATTAATAGGAGGAACAAGCGTATGACTAATTTTATACACGGAGCATTAGAGTTTATAGGTCTTGCAACTGTAGTTACGTTTACATTTATTGTACTAAGAGTTTTATGGAGTGCAAAGGATAGGTTCTTTCATAAACATTCTTATCAAGTTCAAGCTGTAGGAAGTACGCAAAAAGACGAAAGGGAGCATTGGACTGTATATCTAAAATGTGAGATATGTGGTAAACAAAAGAGAATTGCGTTTTGGAATGATAAACTTAGATTATATACAAGAGATGTATTGGAGGATAAGCGATAATGAGGTATGTTGCAGACGATGGTATGGAGTTTGATACAGAACAGGAATGTCTTGATTATGAACGAGAGCAAATGAAGATTAAAGAAAATTTTGTTTTGTATGATAAAGACTTCAATAAAATAGATATTAATGATACAGATAGCTATGAGTATCTTTATGTCATTTCTGATGTTCAAGGAGTTGCAGAGTATCTTCGCTATTGGGTTGGCTTTTGTGATGGGCTGGATGATACAGGTCTTTATTGGCTAAATGGCGATGGAGATTGGGAGTTTGTAAATGATTTGATAGACCGTCACAAAAAGGAACTTGATATACTTGAAACAGCAGTTCGTAAAATACAACCACTCGAAAAGTCTTGTAAAACTTGTAAGTATTTTCATGAACCAACTCAGTGGTGCAGTCGGTATAATGATACAACATACTCCACTAATTGCACTCGGTATGAAAACAAGGAGAGTGATTAAATGTCAATTAGCTTGGTTGATAAACAATCTATAAAATGTCCTTATTGCGATTTGCCTATGATATGGACGTTTGAACGTGATGATATGATAGGTGATTATCCAGTATGCTTTTGTAATTGGTGCAAGATAACTATAAAAGCAGAGAACGATAGTCCGTATATGAACGATGACAAGACAGCAGAGTATCTTGTAGATAAACTTATATCGGCTTGTAAACGTAAGGTTAAGCGACCAAAGTGTAGCTGCTGGCAAAAGGGACATTGGTATATAAAAGATATGGACACTTGTTTAGG